ACTTCTTCTAATGTTTCACATTTCTCGATATTTGTTTCATCTTTAAAATGTCCAAAAAATGATTCTTGTGGCGCATTATCCCAACAGTTTCCTCGACGTGACATGGACTGTCCTAAGCCAATTTTCTTCACTAAGGCTCGAAATTTTGGATTCGTATAGTGGAAACCTTGATCCGAATGGATAAAGGCATCTTCCCTTAAATGGCGATGTTTCTTCAATTTATGTAAGGTATTGAGCGCAATTTCTATACTCAATGTAGAAGATATTTCATAAGCTAAAATTTCATTTGTTTCGGCGTCTTTTATCGTTGATAAATAAGCACGTTTACCGCCTCCATATGTTAAATATGTGATGTCGGTTAGTAATACTTTTCCTGCCACACCTTGTTTGAAGTTGCGGTGTAAATTGTCAGGGCATATACGATGTTCCTTCGTTGCTTTTGCCATACGACGCGCTGGATTCGCTTTTCGAATGGGGCAAATAATATTAAACTTTTTCATAATGCGACGGATACGCTTAAGGTTGTACGTAATTTCATATTGGTTTTCTAGTGTCATTTTTATTTGACGTGCGCCTTTCTTTCGTCCTCGGAAATGAAAGGCCTTTAAAATGACTTCTTTCACCACTTCATCTTCTTCATTCTGTATTTGACGAGTTAAGACAGCTTCTTCTCTAAAATAGCGATAGTAGCCTGAGCGTGAAACATTTGCCATTTCACAAAGATATCGTACCATTCGTTTTAATTGATATTTTTCAATAATTTGATGGATTAACTCAAATTTTTGTGTAGTACTTATTTTGATTTCTTCCTTATCAGCTGCCTTTCGAGTTGATCTAGCTTTTTTAAAAGTTCGTTTTCTGCTTCTAACAATTTCATCTTCGCCTCTAAGCGGGCGTATTTTTCTTCTAAACTTAATTCACGCTCTAAAGGGCGACCCGAAGTATGTTTTCTGGCATCTTCTAAACCTGTTAACCCATGCTCATTATAAGCCGTACGCCAACGATTTGAAGCTCTTCCAATACGCGTTGGACCAAGGGCTTCAATGTCAAAACCCGCCTCAAGAAAAATTTCACTTGGATATTTTCCTTTATCGTATTCATCAATAAAAAATTCTTTAAATTCATCCGTATAAGTAATAGCTTTCGCGCTTACCGTTTTAACGTATGGATTTAATTTTAATTGTGCCTGTTGTTGTTTCGAAAATAAATTTTTAGTCATACTATTTTACCGCCGCTCGTTTTTTTCTTCATTATAAACAAAAATACCCTATAAGATGACCTTTTTGAAAGTGTCTATCTTATAGGGTACATTTTAGACTTCTACTGTCCTTTTTTATATATTTATATTAAGATAATAGTAGTCATTGGAATATAATATGGTGGTGATTGTATGAAAGGTAAACGTATTAAGTGGGATGAAGTACAAGTTGAATTTTTAAAAGATAATTACTCTAAAAAAACTGTTAGAGAGATTGCAAATCAACTTGGATTAACTGAATTACAAGTTAGAAAAAAAGTAGTTTCATTAGGTATGACTAAGAAAAAAGATGATTATAAATTTCAACAATGGGACAAAAAAGATATTCAAGTTTTAAAGGATAACTACCACGACAAAACGGTTAAGGAAATTTGCAATCTCTTAAATAATAAATTTACAGAAAAACAAGTGAGAAATAAAATAGCTAAATTAGATTTAAGAAAAAGTAATTCATGGAATGAGGAATTAATTCATTACTTATTGAATAATTACCAAAGTATGAGTGTAGAAGAGATGAGAGAAGATAGGTTAACTAACTTTACTACAACAGCAATATATAAGAAGCTATATTCATTAGGATATAAAATAGATAGCAATGTTAAATGGAGTATTGATGAAGAAGAATTACTAAAAAAACAGTATTCAAATTACACCAATAATGAAATTCAACAAATGATTCCTAGGTTTACTATTAAACAAATTAAAAATAAAGCACATCAGTTAGGATTAAGAAAAAATAAACTAACACTTATCAAGTCACATCAAAACAGTAATGTAAATAAATGGTCGGATGAAGAAAAATCGATTTTGATAAATCATTATTCTAATATGCCTACAAAAGAACTTATGGAAATTCATCTACCCAACAGATCAATCGATGGCATTAAGACTGTGGCAAGTAGATTAGGTCTATCCAAAAATAATAATGGTAAGTTTTATTGGAACCTAACTTCATATAAAGTGGAAGAAGATGCTGAATCATCAGTTACATTGACATTCAGAAAGGAAAGTGCAAAATGATTACCTTAGATTTATTATTAGATAATCCTAATCATGTTATAAAAGAGCATATAGACCATGTTGTTGGATACGCTCGTAAATCAAGACCTACAGCAAAATTAACGACAGAAGATGATATTGAAAAAGATTTACAAGAGCAAGTAGGTAGATTATCTAGATTTTGTGAAATTAACGGTTGGAGTTATGACATTAAAATTGAAATTGAGTCTGGCGAAAATTTGAAAGATAGACCAGTTATTAATCAAGTGTTTAATGAGATGGATGAAGGAAAGTATGATGCTATATTATCTACAAGCTACGATAGGATATCACGAGGTAGCGCAAGTGACCATGAATCTGTTCTATTCTGTCTAAGAAGAAATTTAGCAGTTATTATTGAAGACAATGGCGTGATTTATAATCCATATAATGAGCAAGATTTACAACTCCTACAAATGAAAGGTAACTTTGCTAACTATGAATATAAAACGATTAATAGTAGATTTACTGCTTATAAACGTGCTGGAGCTAAAAATGGCAGGTGGGTGAGTGGTTCTACTCCATATGGTTATGATTTTGATAGGAAAACAAGAAAATTAGTGATAAATGAGGAGCAAGGGGAAATATATAGAAATTACATTCTAAAACCTTTCTTAGATGGAGCTTCTACATCGAATATAACTTGGGATTTAAATAAAAAGAGAATACCTTCTCCGAGAAATGGTATGTGGAATAAAAATACTGTAATAAGGTTATTAAAAAGCCAAATACATTGTGGTGACATTGTATATAACATGACTCAAGGTAGTAGAAAGAAAAATAATGAAGATTCTTTAAATAATATACCATATCGAAAAATGACTGAAGATAAGTGGACTATTGCAGAAAACGCTCATCCAAAACTTAAGACTCATGATGAACATGAAATGGTCTTGGAGCTATTTGATAAAAAAAGACCGAAACAAAGTTTAAGTAAAAACTATCATCCTTTATCTGGAATCGTAAAGTGTTACCATTGTGGTAAAACTATGAGAATTCAGAGAGGATATAAAGATAAGGAATCTCATTTTAAAAAATGTGAGTGTGGAGATACTAGAGGTGGTGCTCTATCTATAGTTTCTAAGTCGATTATGGTATCGATTAACATCTTTAAAAATAAGCTTCTACATGTTAAAGAATTAGATAATATATCTGATGACAAAAGAATATTACTAAATGAGATAAATAAAATGGAAGAAAAAGTTGACACTGAGTATAACGCAATAAAAAGAATAGAAGAGGCATTTGAAAATGGTGCATATTCATTGAATTCTATGGTAGAGAAAAAAGAAAAAAGAATGTCTATTATTTATGAATTAGAAGGAAATATAAGACGGAGTAAAGCAAGGATCGATAAATTCTCAACACAATCAAATGAAGAGAAGTTGAAACGAATAGATAGGTTTATCAATGACATAAGTGATGAAAGCAATGAAGAAGCATTAAGCGAAACATATAAAGAGGTAATTAATAACGTGATTTGGAGAAGGGATAATGAAGATGAAATCGCTGTAACTGTAAATTTTCTTTAAGGGGGTAGACAATAATTTAAGATAATAGTAGTTGTTGTACTTGGGTTGGATTAATTGAAATTATCGTGTACTAATGGTAAGTTTCTAATTAAGAATGTATTCTAAGTACATATGTAGTTACTACGTTTGTCTATCTCCTTAAAATGTAGATATATCAATGATTATAAGCGTTTTATAAGTTTCGAAAAGTTATCCACAATTACAGCGTCAATTAATATAATATCATATAATTCTCACAGCATACCGTTTGTAATAAAAATCCTCTCCTTAATAAATTGAAGGGGAGTATACATAGTATCCATCCGATTTTAAATCATAACTACAATCATTCATAAAAATGTTTAAATTAATTTAAAATTTATTCATTTCTAAATGTCGGTAGTTTAAAAGTATTTCGTATAGTCTAAAATGCTATAAAAGGAAATTACCTGTGTCTTTCTTTTCAACTACTTCAGTGTGATTATCATTAACTGTGTTGGATTGTTGTGCGTTGTTATTTCTTATTTTATTCTTTGATAGTTCACTTTCAAATTTATCTGCAATTAATTCTTTCCCCAATCCACTGAAAGATGACGAATACATTAAGGCATATTTCAGCAATTCCATTTGACGTTCACTATCCTTACTGAAAGTGACTCCCTGTGTGATGTACTTTCCTTTAGTCTTCCTTTTCATTTCTTCAATCATTGCTTCAGCTTCTTCTTCAGACCTAAGATATCCCATATGCTAACCTCCCTGAATTATACATTCCGATAGCATTACTCATTTTAGGATTATCCATTACTTCTGCATTTGGAAAGAATTCTTTAACATGAGTAACTAATTGGACATCTAATGCTCCTCCGCCTAGAAGTTCTACTTTGTCATGTTTTCCCCACATTTTAGATAACATTCCACATACATAATCTGCTAACCCTTTAGGACTATAATTACCATCTAACGCTTCAAGCCCTTTTCCAAAAAACGTATCACTCTCCGAATCTATGAATCGAATAACATCGCCTTCTTTTATAGTTGTCGCAGCTCCGATAGTACGTGATCCGAAATCAATGTATCTAGTTTTTCCGTTAGGTTCATTAACCCAATAAGCTGATGCAGTTTCAGGTGCAACTTTTACATCATTAATGGAAAAAGTTTTAGATACTCCATTTATCGTGATTGAATGTGAACCTTTTAAGCGTTGTAATCGACCATCTCTTTCTTGTGTCGAGTAGCTCTTAATAGGAACAGAAACAACAAGATTATTTGCTAAGTATCCATATTGATGAACTGCAATTAAAACGGACAAGTCATAAAAATCATGTTGTTTTGATTTCGTATGCATTTGTAAAGGCATGGTGCAATCATATTTTGCTAATGTTCCTGCTACATATGATTGCCCTTTATAATCAACAATAAAGTCATGTTTATGTCTTATTTCAGTTAAGTTTCTTTTACCGTAGTAACCTTTTACCGAAGGAAAACTTTCTTTAACATCCTTAGTCACTACGCAAGTTGAATTGCCTCCATCATCGATAGCGATCACGCCCACTATAGTATTATTCAATAAAATCCCCTTTCGCTCAATTTGTTGATGTTAATGTAGTTTATGACTAAGATTTATAAAAATGAGTAAAATTTAAAAGATATTTGACTTGCTTTAAACTTTTTTGATTTACGAAACCCTTGTAAACATTGGGTTTTAAAGTCTTTAAAATTAAATAAAATGGGGATTTTATTAAAAGTAATAATAGAAGGAGATAGGGTAACAAAAAACCATCAAACGCCACTTTTATAAATGGAACGCAGATGGTTTTAACTTTATTTATTTTCAGTTTCAAGACATTCAATTAAAGCTTTCCTCGCATACTCACCAAATGAAGTAGTTCTCATTAAAACATTCTTCAACAATTCTAATTGCTGTGGACTATCCTTCTTAAATAAGACGCTTTGAGTGATGTATTTTCCATTTCCTTTTTTCATTAGTTCTTCTATTATATGTTCAGCCTCTTCTTCTGATCTGATTATAGCCAAGACATACCACTCCCTCCATATTTAATACTTATGTCAGATTAGGAGAGGATATGTTTGAATTATTTAAAATAATTTTTAATTATTTGTAATTATTTTTAACATGTCTACATAAATTACGATTAAGTTCAAAAGAATTTAAAACTATATAAAAGGTGGGGAAGTTTAAATAGGTTGTTTATTTCTTCTTGCTCGTCTTCTTTTTTGTTGGTAATCCGTACTTTTCAGTAGCTTTTTTCATCCCTATGGCTATTTTTTTAATACCTTCTTCATTTAATGTCTTTGATTTCATAATACATAACCCCTTATATTTCATTTACATCTAACCTCTCCATAAACAAATAAAAATATACGCATATTAACGAATGGTGTCGAATAGATTACTAACAAACAACGGGACAGTGGATTTAAGAACATCGTCTTTTTATCCTTTGTCTAGATAGGAGAGCGAATTGAATGGAGAAAAAAGAAGTAAAACCTTTTATTGACACTGGAGTCAAGGACACTATCTATAAAATCAGTTTTGTTACTGGCTATAGTGTAAAGAGTATTTGTGAGGATTTATGTAATAATGCCTTTAAGTCTAGATTAGGTAATGAGTTATCGCCTTATTTTAAAAGAGAACTCATTATAGATGGAATGTCATTTCAAGCCAATAAAAAAGCAGAAAAATTCGAGTCAGCATCTAAAGAAATAGAAAGGATCTCAATGACATTAAATAAAAACTTATACGAATACGCCTATCAATTGGCATACGCTATGGGCTGTAGTGTTGCTAAAATTGTTGCTTACGGAGTCGAGAGAAGTATGAATGATTTTAATTTCCTAAATAGATACATTAATCAATTCCTTAGTAAAAATATCGATAAAGAACGCAAAGACATCATGTTGAAAATTGTGAAAACAATAAATAATGAAAGTACGGAGGAGTATAGTATTGCGTCTTTGTTATTGTACATTGCTGATGAATACAGAAGGTTCAATGAAGGAGTAGAGAGTGTTCTAAAAGATGCTGTTGGAAATGAAAGATAAGCTGTTGTCTTATTATCAAATAATCAAATTATCGCTAAGAAAAAGGCTTAATTATCGTTGAAATCAATACATCTATTTCGATAATAAGAAGAAAAATTCAATGCATGGATACACAAATCCCTAATATAAATCACTCTTCATATTCAACTTTTTCAAATACCCCATATTCATCGAGAATTTCTAAAATCTCTTCAACTTCTTTTCTTTCCATTTTTAATTCACGAAACAATCTAAGTTCGCAGCTATCTAAATTTACTTTCCAATCAGGCTGTGGACGATGTAGCCAATCATTAAAAAACATACCCATTAAGCGCATCTCCTTTTTAGCATTGTAATATCAATCTGTCCATTTTGATTTATTTAATACATTTTAAGAGGAGGAATATTGTGAGTGGCATTGTTGTCTTAATAGGTCAATTGGGAATTGTGTTAGGTGGATTCATGGGTATGTCATCTATTTTGAATTGGTATCATGGAGGAGGGAAAAAGAATGACAAATCTAATAGCAAATTACCATTACAATAATGGAGTTCGTCAAATGACGTTAAACTGGAGAGGTTCTGAATTAAAAGAGGAAAGAAAAGAAGTAGATCGGATTTTACCTTTTATAAAAGAATTAACAAAGGAGGTGACAAAGCAACCGAAGAAAATACAACAACGCTTTTTTGCAAAGCTGAAGAGGCTTTCCTTATTAATAATCCCAATACTTGCACCAACAAAGATAGCTCATGCTCAAGAAATAATAAGCTTCCCATTTTTGGGGAAACCACAAGGATTAGAATTACTACCTCCAGAAATTATAGACATTCTGAAGCAGTTGATTTTAGCTTTCGGGACGGTTTCAGTTGCGTTGGCAATTCTGTTTCTGATGGGAGCAGGGATATATCGAATGATAGGGAACGAGAGGAAAGCAAGCGAGTGGTCAGTAAATGTAATAAAAGGCTTTGGGCAAGTATTGTTAGCACCAGTGATAATTCTTATCCTGACAACACTAACAGCTTTGATATTCAAAAACGTTCATGGCTTAAATATATTCTTTTAACATTCGCTGTACCTTTTGCAACTTTAAGTACAGCGCAAGTAAAAGCATCTGCTTCTTGGTATGACAAATTAAATCCTATACCACCTGAAACACAAGCAAAAGTAGGATCAATAATCGATACCATCTACAAAATTTTTGATTGGTTTAAAAACATAAAACAGAACATAACTGAACTATCAACTGATGTAATGTTTTGGGTATACGAAACATTGACAAAAGTAGTTCTACATACACCTTCAATTTTGTTCAGTACTGATTGGTTTAAAAGTAATATCTTAACATTTACAGGATTATCTATAACTACTTCAATAATACTTGCGATGTTGGAAGGTTTAAAATTGATGTCTGGTTGCTTGATAGAAAATAGGAAGCCAACTGATTTAAAACGGATTAGTAAAAGAATTCCTTTGGTTGTGTTGGGTTCTGCAATTGCTCCTAGCGGATTTTATTACATGTTTAAAGGATTAAATAAGCTTACAGATATAATTATTGATTTTGGAAAGCTTCAAATGGAAAAAGGTATGAGTCAATTATCATTTAATGATATATCCTTACTTCAAGTATTCGGTTTTATTGGATTTGATATAGCATTAATCACTATGTTAGTACCTATACTTTTACAGAATTTTAGAAGATGGTTTGATTTACTCGCTTTAGGTGTTATGACACCATTAGCATTAGCAAGTTGGGTATTTGCTTCGCAAGAACATTGGTTCATTATGTGGAGAGAACACATAAAAAAGTGTGCCACTGTTCAAGTTGTTTATGCGATATTTCTTCTGCTAATTGGAACGTTATTATTTGGAACTAAGCTTCCTAATAACACTTGGGACGTGATGATTCAATTGGGAATTGTTATTGGTGGCTTATGGAGAATGAATACTCCTCCAAACTTCTTATCTCGTTATATTGATCGAGGTGAAGATGTTACTTCAATGTTTAATGGTGCATTCAATGTTGTTAGACCAATCACTATGATTAAGAAGAAGTTTAAATTAAACAATAGGAAGCCTATGAGAGGTGTGAAACCTAGATGAGTCTAAAGAGATTGATAAATCCGAGCATCACTTCAAATGAAAAATATAGCAATTACAATATTAACTCATTAACTATGGATCAATCAAAAGAAATCATGTCATCATTTATGGATGGGATATTTGGAGTGGAGGCTTTAAGGATATTTAATCAACAAACAATCACTTTCTTTTCTCAGCCTAATTATGAATGTAAATTAACAACAATTAAAAATAACTCAGCGCAATACTTAAACTCAAACTCTGAGAATACTACATTTGCACAACTACATTTGTCTAAGCCTTCAATGTTTCCTATCGAAATGAATACTTCTACAACTTTCTTCGAAACAATTAATTCAATTATTCCTTCACACATTAATTATAAATATCAGCTACTTCTTGTATACAGGCAAGATAACTGGAGAGATAAAATTGTAGAACAGTATAATGACTATCTTAATGGCGTCCAAAATCCATCTGATAATGGTTTGTTTAGAAAAATACAAAGAAGTATTACTGAGAAAATGGATGAATTATTGAAATGGGAGCAAAAACACTCTGAAATTAAAGAGGTTAGACAGAAATTAGAGGAAAATGGATTTAGATTTAATATTAGATTGGCTTTAATTGGAGGCACTAAGTTAGAAAGAGAGTATTCGATATCGAAGATTAAATGTGAAGTAAATAAATATTCATATACAAATGAATGGTTAATTGATTGCAAAATTGATTTTAAATATGGATCAGAAATGTTTAATAAAAGGATTTTAGATTATCAATCTAAAAATCATACATTGTCAGAGTCAGAAATACTCCCATTTATGGTTCTTGAAAACATGATACAAGTTGTTGAAAATGTAGTCCACATTGATAAAAAAGAGATTGAAGTAATCAAGTCAGAATCAAACAATTTAATTAAATTACTACCTAGAGGAAAAGGTATTGAACAATTCGATGGTAGTAATCTAGCTGATAAATTTATCTTTGCATTGAAGGAATTGAAGCCGTTCAAAGAATCTTTGGAAATGATAAAATATCGATCAGGTTTAACTATTATGAAAATCACATTCAAGTTACCTAAACAATTAAAATTTTCTGAGTTAAATAAGCCTAATGTAATAAGTGACATCCAAATAAAAATGGGAGTTAAACAATTACAAATTAAACAAGGGGTAGATGTAGGGGAAATTGACGTAATACTACCTTTAGAAAAAAGACAGAAGGTATTCTTAAGGGATTACATTGATAATGAAGAATTTAAAGAATTCGCAAACAATCATTCATTACCTTTCCTTGTAGGAGTAGATGAGGATGGTAGTCCTGTTTATAGTTGTATGAGTAGAATCAAACACTTACTGGTTGCTGGATCAACAGGTTCAGGGAAAAGTGTCTGGTTGAATCAACTAATTTTAACACTACTTATAATTAAGAATCCTTCTGAATTACAACTATACATGATAGACATTAAACAAGTAGAATTAGTTCATTTCTCTTCATTTGAGCATGTTCAATCTGTTATTACAGAAGCAAATGATGCTATAAAACTATTGAATCAATTAATTGCCGAAATGAATAGACGCTATGAATTATTTAAGAATGCAGGAGTTAAAAATATTGGCTTATACAATAAAAAATCTAAAAATAAACTCCCATACATTTTGTGCATTATTGACGAATATGCAGAACTGACTAGTAGAAATAGTGATATTCATACTTATATTCAATCCTTAACTCAACTCTCTCGTGCTTGTGGAATTCATATAATAATAGCAACGCAACGACCAAGTGTTGATGTGATAAACGGAACAATAAAATCTAATCTACCTAGTAAGATTGGATTTAGATGCGCAAATAAACGTAGTTATTTAACTTTCCTAAATACTTCACCAAAATTCGAATTATTAGGTAACGGTGACGGAGTGATGGATTTTGAAGGTCAATCTGACGAACATATAAGGTTTCAAGGTGCTTTAATTGTGGATGATCCATATGATGAGGGTTTGGAGAGTAAGCTAATAAATAAAATAGCAAATCAAATTAAACATGAAAAAGTGCTTGTGGAGTTACCTGAAGTAGAGGAATTTAAAGAAGAAAGTGATTTGGATAAATTGAAGAAGATAATAGCTAATACGGGTGAAACAAGGATTTCTCCTTTGCGTAATCATATGAAAATAAATATAAATAAATTGAATGATTTAATGCGAGATTTAGTAGAAGAAGGGTGGTTGGAGTCTCCAAAGACTAAACAGTCTGGATACAGGCTTATTATAAATGAAGAAGAACTTAAGCAGTGGAAAAGTTGAGAGGAGTATATGAGATTGAATATTTTATAAATCCCTATTCAGTGTTTAATTTCTGATAGGGATTTATAAAATGATGCTAATTTGATAATTCATAATATGTATTTGATTTAAATGCTTTTTGTTCAATGCATCAACATATGAAATTTTTACTACGTTAACTATTCAGTTAGACTTTGTTATACTTCATAGCTTCGCTAAGGCTTAACGGTCAGTTGTGTACTAGCGTTGTGAGATGATAATTTTCAAGCCTTCAAAATCTCCGCTTGTCATAGTACCTGAATCAAATTTATCAAGCCATGATTTATCAATCTTTTTCTTATCTACTGCTTGTTTAATATAATCACGTACAGCACTTTCAGTTGTTGGATTTGTAAATCTCATTGTTTCATCATCCTTTTCTTTTGGTTTATCTTCAACAATCAGTTGTACTTTTAACTTACTATTAGACGGTACAATTACTTGTCCTTCTAACTTATATCCTTTAGGCATTGTCCAACTAGAAGGTATTTCGAAATGAGGTGCATCATATTGTCCTGCTTGCCAATAGCCTCCCCAAGTAATCCCTAACTTTTTAGCGATAGCACCTATTTTAGAAAGTGTAGTAATATCATATAAATTTCTTGGAGGTGCGACAGCAATGTCCCAAGCTCTACGTGATGTGTGATTACTTGTTAACGTCCAAGTAACTTTTTGCCCTGGACGTGTTCGACCTTGTTCATATAAATAATTTTGGCGAGCTTGTGATCTAAATGTTTCGGTAATGAAAATATAATCAATACCTGTCTTGAAACATTCCTGAAAAAGTAGTCGACAAGCTGTTTGCGCAGGTGTAGTTAATTCGCTCAAATCTCGACATGTAGTAGTTACACTTGTACTCATTTTTCATCATCCTTTGGTTTGTCATAATACATCGCTTGAAAACTGTCTGATGCTCCTTTTGTTGTTGGATCAATAATGACCCCCAGTAACCCTAAAATACTTAATAGTGTCTCAGAAATTGCTGTGATTTGGCTATTGTAAATTGTAATATCGACATTAAAAATGCCTGCGATTTGATTCGCAAGCACGAGTAGTAATGCAATTAATGACACCCAAAATTGTTTGTGTAGTAAACGTACTTTCCAGTTGATTTTCATATGTATCAATTCCTTTCTTATAGCCCTATTTTATAAAGTATCCAAGCTCCGATAATGACAGTAGGGAGGAGAATCCACCACATAAGATACTTAGATAGAATTTCATTGAATGAGATTGATCCTTTGCCTGATTCAGCCTTTAAATCTTCTTCGATTCCATCAACACGTTTTCCAATAGTTTTAACATTATTTTGCAATTCATCTTGAGACATATTTAATTTAGTCAAATTGATGTTAATGTTATTGAATGTTTCATCCATTTTGTTTAATTGTATTTGTTGATTTTTATTCATTTCTTGTTGCTGTTCAGATACAACTGTTAATCGATAAAGTAACTCATTATTTCCTTCTAATTTTGAAACTCGATTGTCTTGATTTTTTAATTCTGTTTCAACACTAGCCAGTCTTTCACCGACTAATCTTTCATTATCCAATTTAATCACCGACTTTTATTAAAATAATAAAAGAGTAGGGGAGAATTAACTCACGCCTACTCTAAACTGAATTTCCTGATTCACTTTTAATTTAATTGTATATTCATTCATAAATTTATTATTTATACATCGTTTATGCATTATTTATGTATGAATATACTATGTATTTTAGATAATATGTGTATTTTATTAAATTCTCACAATTATAGTATTACGATATTGAGTATAATAAAATAACGCTACTCAAGTGAGTAGCGCTTGCTGAGAAATCTAAGACAATTGTAGATTTCTTTCCTTTATCAAATTTGCATCAGATATTAATATTTCGTTCATTTTAACAATAATGTACGCTCTAAAACCTAACATATTAACATCTATATTTGTAGGAATATTTCTTTTCAAAAAATCTTTCACAAAAGCTGGCATCGACGCCTTAACATTTCTTACCATCTTTTCTTTTTTACTAAGTACCTTTTTTTGAGAATCCACCGATTGCATTTTGTCAGTAATAAAGTCTATTAGTTGTTTTGGTAATAAACTAGAAAGCTGTAATTCTTTTTTTATTTCTGAGACAACATTATCTTGTTTAAAGATAGATTTAATTCCCATATTTGATCCGAACTTAGCGTACGGTACATCAACTTTGAATGAATCAACAATCTCTTTAAACAGTCGCTTGTCCGTTCTTAGTTTATCAGGTAATGTTCTGGCGCTTAATAGTATCTCTTTGGATAGTAAAGGGTTTATTAATTCCACATGTGATAATTTAAGATCGTTTAATGCTGACAGTACTGTTGGGATTCTAAATTGATGATAAAGTCTATCCCTCCAACCTTCTAAGCTTTCATTTTCTCTCTTTTGTAAGTGTTCAGGTAATTTGTTTACTGGTAGCTCATGTAAAAGAGACTTAAGATTATCGTACTCATCCATGAACATTATTCCGTTTTTACTAAGTGCTTCGGCTTCTGTTTTAACTGGAACCCATCCAAACCCTTCGTCTCCGCGTATAACTCCTTGTATTCCATCATTGTATAAAATATTCCATATGTTGAAGCCATCTAGATAACCGCCAATATTATCAGTGCGACCCTCGCCTATTTTTAAAAACCTTTCGAATATAACTTGAATATCCTCATTGGGGGATAAATCAGTGTGATAATACCTATGTTCCAGATTCATTTTTTCTGAAAGTTGCTTAGCTACGTATGCATCACTTCCAGATTCATTAATCGAGGATTCCAAACCCCAAGTTAATGTTTTTAGTTCACTTCCTCTTTTTAAGTTTAATAATATGCCTCTGCTGTCATATCCACCAGAAAGAGGAAGCGCCCAATGAGAAAAATCTATATTCATATTTGTTATGTTATTTCTAATAGCTTTTTCTAATTTCGTTTTATGAGAAGAATAAGACGCTTTTTCTTCTCTAAATTCAATATCTTCAGTAACTAAGTTCAATTCCCACGTACTTCTATTCAAAGTCAATCTAGAATCACCAGGAATGCACTTAATACGTTTATCCCAAGAAAGACCGCAACCTAACGTTCCAGTAGACAACATCCATGAAATAACCTCATCATTTGGTGTATAACTACCTAAATAAGAGACTAACATTCGTTGAGATGTAGAAGCTATAAAATATTCATCAGTATGAACATACCATATAGTTCTAGAGGCAACTATATCGCTTATTAATTCGACATAATCAGAATTACTTCTAACTAACGCAAAATTTCCATCAGGTACTTCGCTCCCGACTTTATACCACTCATCTGTATCAACATAACCTAAACATATATTAATTCCATTAATCAGATTAGATTCATTAGGGTTAAATATACCTAAAGTAATTTTATCATCAGTATTTTTGATAACTATAGGTTTATTAGGATCTAGATTATCAGGCTTTATATTATTACATATTTTCTCTACTGTTTCTCTTTCATCAGTAACATTTTTTTGACAAATAAAAATAAACTTAGACAAGTAAATGCCCTCCTAAACAATTAATCATAACTGTGTTAATAACCTAATTTTATCATTAATTTCTAATATAAAGCAATTTATTGTCGGATATTAATTATTAAATTATTGTCGATTAATGAATTAGTCGCTTAGTTATTTTTCATCTTTTACCTTTGTTGTCATCGACCACTATTTTGTAATAATTAATTTGGCGAAATATTTATAAATAGATTAAACGAGTATTACTCCACCGATTCTATCTATCGACCCACTAGAAGCTGTTACTTTCAAACTTAATTGGCCGTTTACTACGTTTGCTTCAACTGTAGCAGTATTAGTTCCTAATTCGCTAAAATGCTCCTGTTTTATGATTTTGGCAAACTCTAACTTAGTAGATGCGACACTGTTCTTTCTTAACAATACTTCTCCAATAACATGTCCTCTTATTGAGGCTATAGCATTTTGGTAGTTAATATGGAACCTATAGATGCTAGGTTGATAAACCCTCGCAGAAAAAGAGTTGCCGTTATCTACAAAGGATAGAGTTAACTCTGCTGTCAAAGAATTATTTAATCCTAAAATTTCTGATCTCGATAGGATATCAGGAGAGCCAGTCCACCATCTACCATCATCTTGAGCAGTTATTGGAATTATATTATTTATGTAATAATGATCATTAATTGTTGAATTCACAATTTTCTTATTTTCTGTTTTCGCTGAAGCTCCTGAATTGCCTCTAAGAACAGAATTAATTATGGTGACTTTAGATGAATCCGAAACACCTTGAACCACATCTGAATTGATAATAAAACATTCAAAATTTGTAGGGACTGAATGCATTCTGAACACCGAATTACTATAAACATTATCAAATGTTACGCTTCCTTTAGCTAAAGCTGAACAGTTAATAATACTTGTTCTGCCACCTAAATCAACAATATCCTTAAATCTTAAATTTTCTATATTATCTCCTGTAAACAAAGATTCAAAAGTTATAAATCGTCTGTCTCCACCTTTTACGTTACCTGAGATTGTAATGTTTCTAAATATATGTCCTCTCGCTTTAGTTTCGGTAGTAATCGGGTTGTCGAGGGAATAATTTCGTATGCTAATTACATCTTCGAACCCACCTTTATCTCCAACTATAATCTCGGCTTCTATATTTTCAAAAATACCAAATTGAGTGCCAGTTCCATCACTACCGTTATAATGAAGTGACAGTAGAGCAATAGCCTTTTCTCCTTCTCCTTTACTTTTAATTCTCACTTTGGCGTTTCGCACTCCAAGTGGCATTTTTGCATAATAACTGGTAAACAAAACATTATGAGCATTACAATCATTTGTTTCAGCATCAATATTGACATCTTCACATCCGTATAAATGAATTGCTCTATGTCCGCCATCTAAAGAGTAATTCTCTATTCTTATTCCTTTAACACCGTGAATTAATGTAATAGGTTTATAGCATTGTGTTAAGTGGACATTAGAAATCACAATATTTTTAATTCTTCCCTCAGCATACGAAACTCCATCATAACCGTCGGCTACTATTAAGCGTTCCATACCTGTTCCGTAGACATTTGATATTTCGATATTTTCATTTGCACCCTCGAAATTTATAACTCTAGCCCCTCCATTAATTTTTGCGCTAGGAGAATTGTGTTTTAAATTACGAAGTTTAATGTTTTTAGCACCGCTAAACCTAAAATACTTCCAGATAACGCCCAATGGCTCAGTACGGTTTACAGTAATAGTACTTCCTAAAAAGTCTAATTCAATATCACTAGTATTTCCAAAGTCATACATAACTCTGTCATGTATCTTTGGATAAAGGTCTAGAGAAAAAACATTATAATTATCAGTAGGGAAAATCAACCTACCCTTACCTAATGATTTTAAATGTGCACAGGCTTGTCTTATTGCTTCTGTCCAATCGTTATTGACAACAAACTCTGAAAATGATTTTATATTTATCGAAATATCGGCTAATTGATCTGTAACTTCTTGTTGGTTCTGCGAAATGGTTTGTTGTAAATTTGCTATTTCTTGATTAACTTCTGTGAGGTCAGCATCCTTTCCTGAGTCTCCTTTTTCACCTTTGATATTACCTATGTTTTCCCATGAGTTTGTATTTTCTGACCATACATATAATTCCCCGTTGACAGTATAAGCATCTCCTGCCTGTCCAGTAGAAGGTAGTTGCGATTCATCGGATAATTTACCTAAAATATTTAATGCTGCACCTACATCACCTTTATCTCCTTTTTCGCCATGTAGTGCTATTAATCTCCAATAAGCATTTTCTTTCACAGGTAGATCAGGTAGTGGATTATTTATTGTATCTTGTAATGCAATCCAAGTTGAACCATTGTTTAAAACAGTATTATTTTTCTTGTACTTTTTAAATAAAACAAATTCACCAACGGATTTGGATTCATCTATTAATGATTGAGCGTTATTAGTAGTTTGTACTGCTTCGTCAATTACGACTCGACCATCATCAATTAAAGAGTTGACGTTAGCAATCGATTGATTAGCTGTTTGAATAGTACTGTCCATTTCTACCAATGTATCGTCTACTTTAGCTAATTTATTATCAGTAATAGTAAGCTTTTCATCTGTTTTTGTAATTTTATCATCCATCTCATCAATCTTGTTTGATGCATCTATAATTGTTTGCTCGCCTCTATTAATCGTATCTCTAGCATCATTTGTTGCTGAGATAGTATTTCCAGTCGCAGTTATAGTATCATTAGTTGCTTGAGTAACTTCATCTAATTTTTTGTTTATAGAGCTAAGTGCATCTATTCCCTCTTGTCCCTTATCAATAATACCTCCAAGTGTTTCAATAACTGTACCATCTTCTAATTTAGTATAAATTGAATGGGGACTATAATAATGATTACCTTCTCCGAGGTATTTGAAGTGTAATTGTTTTCCTACATGCTTGATATCAAAAGTTACTATTTTATTTATGTAATCAACTTTAAATCCATTTTCAGTAATTAAACCATCATAGATCTCATACCAAACAGTATTATCGTCAGAAGTAACTATAACTTTATTCAGTTCATTAGGAATCTCAGATAGTACAACTTTACCATCAGTTGCAACAGTAAGTGATTCATTCATATTACTGAAAGGTGATTCAAGAGTGCCTTTTCGTCTCTCTATAATTACTACTGGACTACCTTCATATCTATTCATACCTTACCTCCTATATAAAAAAGAGCATCCAGTTAAATATTAACTAGACACTCTTTATATTTCGTGAATACATTCTATGTGATGTTTATTGACCACTAAACTACCGATTGGCACAAGAACATCTTCGAATTCTTTGATTGCTTTATGTAACACTAATGCATTATAAGATTCAACTTCTGTTTCAAATTCTTTGTTGTTCTGTAAAATTATTTTTATTTTAACCATAATTATCTTAACCTCCGTTTTTTATATTTATTATTCATGCCCCATTAGTGCTTGAATGAATACAGTAGCATCTAACCTTCCTAATTGACTACTATATAAATCAATCACATTCCATTGTCCTTTAGTTAAGTAGGGGGTTATATTTAAATTGTATTTATCAACATTAAATTTACCACCCAATTCTATGTCACGATTTACGCCATTAATATGTACGGATATTTGTCTTGCTGAAGTACTTTTATATATCCCATGTGAAATAGGATGGGAGTGGGAAGGTACTGAAAATGAATGGTCATGTGAAGGAATACTAAAACTATGTGAATGAGACGGTACAGAAAACGAGTGTCGATGATCTGGTATATAAATGTAGTGTTTATGACCGATTACATCCCTAAAAGTGTGACTGTGACCTGCTGCTGAATCTGTTTGTCCAGTTCCGTACATTACATCAACACCACTATCGCCAGATGTAGTTACATCACCGCCTCCACCATCAGTAGAAGAGTAAATGCCACCGCCACTATCAGTAGATGTATACGCTCCTCCACCAGAACTAGTAGACGAATATGTCCCACCACCACTTTCAGTAGTCTGGCTGTATGCTCTAAATTCCAATAGTTTAAACCTTAACAACGCTTTCTTTATAGATATAGTTTGTTCAGGAATATATACATATAGAGTAAGAGGGTGATAACCATCCACGTTATCCGTTCTACCTTCTTGCCATGTCTGTAACATTCCATCTTCGTCTAAGATTACTTGTTTACCAGTTTTATCGAACAATTGTAACCCATACTTGCCTTTATTATATTCTCCCAATTTAACACGAGGTTTCTCATTTAAATCTTGAATAGTTAGTAAATTACCATTAATTGTGAAAGTACCATTATTATCTCCAATGATTAACTTTTCACCCAATATAAGCTTGCCGATTATCCGTTCTCCAATAATGCCTTCTGGTGTTATAGCATGTTTAAAAGTATTTCCGCCATCTGATGAAAGTCCTAATACGCCATGTTGCATCACTAATAGTCGAAGTGGGTCATTAGGGTCAGTAATTACAATTCCTTTTCTAGAAATGTCTACACTCTCGTTTACTCCTGCCTTTATCTCTCTTTCGATAGCAGACCAAGTATCATTTAGTATTTGACCAATTTCGTGTGTATTTTTAGTTGTTTCATCCCATTTAAACTTAGACATATCAAGGGTAGTAGAGCTAGATACTGTACGATTAAATAACTCTTTTAACGTCATAAATCCATTCTTTATGTCATGAGCATTAGCAATTTCAATACTTAAACTGTTACCATCCTCAGCGTGTTTAATTGATATAATTTTAGCTAAAATATCAACTCCGAAATTAGGATACTTAATTGTAACCAAATCACCTAATACAAGCTTATCCCAATCACGTTGACAACTAACAACATTTAAAAAGTCTACAATATCAATGGAGTAGGTGATACGAGGTTGACTAACTTTTAGTAACTCTTTTTTTCCTTCTTCATAAAGATCATTAACCTCAAATATACTAGTGTTATTCCATACCAATTCATTTGTGAAACGTTCACGTTCGATAATTTGATCATGAGTAAAGTTATTTTCAATAGCTATTGTATTTTTTAATACAGTAATTTCATTATCGATACCTTTCAAAGTGTCATTAATAGCGTTAATTTCAGAATTCTTTTTAGCAATTTCAGCTAATTTATTAATTTTATCCGTAATGAGTTTGTCAGTAGGGAGCATTGTTGCATTTGCTACAGCTAATTCATCTTCAATAGTATGTAATTGAGTTTGTAATACAAACAATTCATTTTGCTTACTTTGTAAATTTTCTAGAATAGGCTTTTTACGCTCAAGTATATCTGTAAATTCACCAGTTTTACTTTCAAGTAAAGCATTGTAATCTAGAATTGCATGACATAGTGAGTCAGTCATATAATTTGAATGAGTAATTATTTCTCTTGTATTTTCGTCACGTTCAAAAGGGTACATGTAAAAGTCAAAGGATTCAATAAATGGAACACCAGTAGGATTTAAACTAGCAATCGAAATTCCTTCATTACCATAAACGTATAATCTTGTTACTACAGAATCGAAGTCTGGATTTTCTTCTAGTGACTTTAAATACTTTCCATGCTCAATAGACAACCCTTTATTAGTACCAATATTTTCATTCTTATAGAAGTTTATTTTCTTATTAAATGTATCCCAAATAATAACTGCATCATATAAGTCTGATAACTCGCCAATAAATTCAATTAATCCTTGTTCACTAACATCAAATGTTCGATGCTTTTGAGCAATATCCACATCGATATAGCCAACTGACCAATCCGATTTAACAAGTAAAGTTTCATTTAAAACACCTTCTGATCCTACATCTGAATATAGAGGTTTCGTACCGCTGAATTCTCTGACAATCTTCTTATTTAGTTCGTATGGTAGTAAAAAACATTGAACATTTTTAACTTCTTTACCATCACTAGTAGCATTCTTAGGATTTATAATTATAAAATATTCTTTTTCATGTCCACGTTCATAACGGATTAAATAATGCCCACGAATCAAATCAACATTTTTATTCCGCACATATTTATGATTACGATTCACCATGTAAGGAATATCAAATGTTAATTCATGAATTCCATTATAATTAGTAGACAAATTTTTGTTATAAGCTTCAGATAGTTCGGCAATAGTAGTTCGGTCTGGTTTACATAAATATAGTCGAGACTTTTCTGGTTTTTTATATCTATCAATTATTCCTAACAGTACAATTACCTCCTTATCCTTTTATGTAAAATTGATATCTAAATAACAAACTACAAGCACCTGTTACTTCTAAACGATTTATTCCTTTTACTAATTCAAGATAGTTGTTATTAAAATTATCATAACGATAGGTGAGTGGGATGTCTGATTCAATATGATGATGCTCATTATCTACATATATTGTTTCTGCATTTGCTATATTTTTAAACTTAAAGTCTTTACCACCATTAGATAGGTTTCTAATTAGAAAATCACCATCATTCATGTTGTAAATCCACATTTCAGGATAAAGAATATCATCTCCAACATTTTCAATTTCAATAATTGTAGGGGAGGAGATATTAGTTAATTCGTATCGTCTTTCTTGTATAGGAGAACGAGCGAAAGGGGAGTCATTTAACATTGTCACTTCTATATATCCATCACCTGCACCGTTATGAGTCAAATCAACTAAACCTTGATATATAAAGTAATAGCGTCTATGTGGTTCTTCTTCTGTATAAAATTCCTCAATTGTGGAAGTATCTAGCCATCTTGCAACTTCTCTACGCTTACTATCCGTCCAATGTTCGCCCTCTACACAAGCTAATACAATTTTAAATTCTGATGGATCGTAATCAGTACCAAATATATAAGGAGTATTATTTCCTACAATCTTTTCAGACAATACTTTCTTGCTAGGTAGAAAATTTGATTGACGCATTCCACCATTAAGACTTACCATGCATACTCCGATTTCGGAAGAGTGTCTACCGTTGAAATAGAAGTGATTAGAATTCATAATTACACCTCCTAAAAATAAAAAGAGGGGAGACTACGCTCCACCTCTAAATTGATATTACATTCTAAACCCATAAGGTTTCATTTTATCGATCAGTCTATTCATACTTTGGTCAAGTAATCTATCTATATCTAAATTAGCATTCTGAGATACATTATCAATAGATAGTAAATTGTCAATACGAATGGTATTTCCTTGAGGATTATTCATCTTAAAATCAGGCATAGCAGAACGAATATTAGTGAACATATTTGAAATATTATGCTCTGGAACGAATAATTCTTTTTTAAGGGCAAGCACAGTTTCTTCATTAGGTTTAGTATTAAAAAGTTTATTAGTAAGCTCAGATAAACGATTACCTTTGCCTCCTACAATACCACCACTATGATATTTCTTAAGGTTCTTCAATTCATCATACGAACCATCTCTGAATCCCCATAGCTTACGTAATTTTTCATTTTCACTACTTAAACGTGCTTTTTCTGATTTTGATGCAGATTCCCAAGACTGTTTATTATATAGATATTGTTGCCATGCGTTATCTCGTGCAGTATTAGTATCTGAACTAGTGAGTGTTGAATCATCCATCAAATCTACGTTTGGATTAGGAGTAGAAACATTACCTAAATTTCCTTGCATTTGAGTAATTCTATAAATCTTATTTTCTAACTCTTGCCAACTCATTCCTAGATCAGTAATTAAGTCTTTATTCTTGCTTTTGAAATCATTCAAGAAGGAGCTAAGTTTTTCATTCATACCATCAACACTACCATTGATGATTTGAGCACGTAAATTTACATACTCTTTCTCATTATTAATTAACGAATCATAATGACTAACAATACTTTGACGTTCTTTATCCAATTGATCCTTGGTAGCTTTAAATTTATCTTCTTCAAGCTTCTTCTTAGCTTCCAAATCCTTATTGTATAGCTCTAACTGCTTATCTAACGCTTCTTTGGCGGTATTATAATTCTCATCTTCTTGTTCTTGTTTTGCTTCTTGACCAGTTTTATAAGCATCTAACTCATCTTGTAGATTTTGTTCACGTAATTCATACTGCCTATCATTTTGTTTTTCAGCGATTTGCTCACGAATATTAGCTAATTCTTCTTCGAGTTTTTTCTTTTTTAACTGTCCTTCTCTGGAATCATCCATAGCCAATTCATTGATTTTAGCAACAATATCAGCTTCTTCTTTTTGAAGTTTACCGATATCCTTATTAAAACTATCTTCGTCTCGCTGTTCTCTCATTAATTTTAGCTGACGATTGATAGCATCCTCAAAAGCTTTAGATTCTTTATTTAGCTTATCTAACTTGTCTTTATGAGCTTTATCAAGTTCATCCATTTGTTCTTTGATGGACTGTTCGTATGCTTTTGCTTCCTCATCGAGAGCTTTTAATCTAGCGTCACGTAATTCTTCTAAATCCTTAATTTGTTGGTCTTTTAAGGCTAACTCATAATCACGTTGTTGTTCATAAGCTTCTTTCATCGTGCTAATTAATTCATCGGCTATATCAGCATTAATGCTTACAATTTCAGATTGGATATCTAACCAAGTAGAAGATAGTTCTTTGAGTCGTTCTTTCTTTTCTTCGAGCTGTTTGATAGATAATTTATCCATTTGTATAGACTTACGCAATGCTTCAGCTTCAGCCTCATATGCTTTTTGCTTATCATACAGTGCAGAGATAATCTTTTTTTGCTCGTTATTATATTCTTTAGAACCTTTAGCATACATGCCCATCAAAGCATTCGATTGTGAAATAACATCGTTTAAATCTTCAATTTCTTTTTCAAATTGAGCGATCTTGCTATTTTCAATCTGTTCATTAACACTTTTTAAACTTTCATCAACATCCCACCAAGCTAGTGACAGTTCGCTTAACTGAGTAGTTAACTCATCCTTGTAAGCAGGGGAAATGTCAGTACGTTTAAGTTGCTCACGAATATAGTTAGCTTCTTTATGTAATAAAGACTGTTTATACTTTAGATGTTTAGTTTGTTTTTCTAATTCATCTCGATATGCTTGTGAGTACTCTAATTGTTGCTCTGCTAAAACATTAGACTCATTAATAGATCGATCTATACCTTCAATAAGATCATCATAATAAGCAACGTTAGCTTTAACCAATATATCATTTAAGTTTTCAATGGTTTCTCTAGAGTTAAGTACGTCTTTTTGTAATCCATTTAAATCAGATTTAGCTTGGTCAATAGCTTGTTGAGTTGTATCAATTCCAACACCTGCACTACCACTAGTACCTGCAAATTGATTATAGTATTGATTAGCGTAGTTTTGACGTTTTGCAACTTGCGAACCACCTGAACGTTCAAATAATCTTTCGAATTCAGAAGCATGTTGAGAAGTAGGTAAATCAGAACGTTGAAGGGAAGTTAATGACTTTTTCTCGGTAGATTGAAGTTCTTTCCATGCGTAATCTAATTGAACCTGTAAGTCAGTCCAAGATTTTCCTACTGATTTAGCGTAGTCTTGTAAACCTGTTTTTCGTCCACCTAGCCATTGGAATATACCACTAGCTCCTGAAGACTTATTAACAGAACTCGAATTAAATCCTGATTCCTGTTGGATATTACCCATAAGTCCTGCAATAGCATTATCATTTAAACCTTTATTTTTGAAGTAGTTCCAAACCATAGCTTGTTGACTAGATGCAGATGAGGTAGAGGAGCTATTAGATCGAATAGCATTTAACGTAGCTGTAGGATTGATTGTTTGACCTTTTGAATTATTTTGTTCGTAATGTAAATGAGCACCTGTAGAATTACCAGTGTTACCAGATTTACCAATTTGAGTTCCTGCTTGTACTTGGTCTCCAACTTTCACTAGAGTTTCATCTAAGTGAGCTAGTAAATGACGAATACCATTTTTATCTTCAATAACTACTAAGTTACCATAAGACCAATCCATCTTTTTACCATTCTTATCTGATGTCGCACTACCTGCTTTAATTACTTTACCGTTGACAGGGGAGTCAACACGAGTACCAGTAGGCATCGCAATATCTACACCACGATGATTATCCGAACGTTCACCATAACCAGAGCTAATTTTACCGTCAAATCCATTTATCTTACCATTTGAAGAATTAACAGAAACGTTACCAGTTTGTTGAATTTTACCTGAAGCAATCTGAGCTTGTATTGCTTTGACTTGCTTTTCTTGTAGTGCTAATTTTTCTTTTTCAAGTTTGATTTGTACTTCTAGTGATTTGCGATATTCTTTAGAGTGCTCAGGAAATCTAGCCTGTATCTTTTGTTGTTTTTCGATTGCTAGATTAAGTTCTTCTAATTTTTGCTTATATTTATCAGTAATCCAAATAGATTTCTCTTTTTCAGCATTGTTCTCTTTCGTAGCTTTAGTATTGCTACTTGTTGATTTTGATGAGTTTTCAATTTCAGCAGAGAAGTCACTTATATAGCCAATGTTAGTACTAAGATTACTTGCAAGTCCGTCTAATTCTGCTCTAGCTCCTGCAAGTCTACCTTGAAGTATACTTTGTTGTGCTTCCATTGCCATTTTCATGGCTGAACCTGCAACACCAGACAACGGCATTGCATTGATAGCTATAGCAGAACCTAATGCTATTTCATTAGCTCTGACATACTTTTCAAGCATTTGAATTTCTGTTTTTAAGTTGTTAATACGTGCTTTAGCTCCACTAGCAGATGCTAAAGTAGCTTGCTGTTCAGCAGTTAGTTTTCCGTCACGAGCAAGTTTGTAACCTTTTAATAGTATTTCATTTGCTTTATTTTCTGCTATGATGGCACTACGTTTCTCATCTGATAAGACAATAGCTTTACCATCTTTACCAAGTAAGTCAGGGTAGACGGCAGACAATTCCTTCATTATAGCTACACGATCATCTAAAACTTTTTTAACGTCTCGTTCTTTAGATGTTAAATTTTCTTTAGTGTAGATGTCCTGTAGTTGCTGTTGTGTATAACCTGCTAATTTGTTAGTTAGTGAGTCATATTGGAAAATTAGGTCATTTAATGCATCGACTCCTAATTGAGAGACACCTGCCATTTGCTCAGTTACATCTTTGAAGTCTTTCATTTTTGAAGCTAATTCTGATACTGATTCAGAAGATTGTTCTGCACCTTCACCTAATCCTTCAATATCTGCTTCAGCATTAACAATCGCATTTTTACCGTCAGAAATGGATTTAATTATGTCATCGTAATCTTTTTTAAACTTTTTAAAATCAGCATTATTAGTAGACTTAGCTAATTCGTTAATACTGTTGACAGTTTCTTGGTATAAACTTTTATCATCGCTATTAATAGCTTCTTGTAATTGGGTTTGTAGTTTACCGAATTCAGTTGAGAAATCCTTTAATTGAGCATTATCTAAATTAGAAACATCTAAACCACGTAGGAAATTTTCCATATCTTTAGCAATAGCAGGATCGATTTTAACATTATCGACAGCATTGGCGACCTCTAACATTTTACCTTTAATTTGATCAGAGGTATCGACCACTTGTTGTTCTAATTTCAATAACTGTAATTCATACTTAGCTACAAGATCAGTATCGCCTTGCTTTTTCATAAGTTCAATTAAATCTTTAGTGCCTTTAATTCGAGCTTCTAAGCTTCCATTAATAAAGTTATCGAAAGAATCAAATCGTCCACCAGAAACAGCATCATTGAGCTTTTCAAATTCAGAAATTGCCTCAGCTAAAGTTAATTTATTTTGAGCTTCAATTAACTCATTTGTAACATTTACTTCTTTTTTAATTTCTTCTGAAGTCTTTAGGTGAGCTTGACCAGATGCATCTGTATACGCAATAAGTGCAGGGTAGAGTTCACCTAAACGCTTTTGTACTTTTAGGTATTCTTCTTCTTTAGTTGAATCCCATGCATTGCCATTCTCTTTGGCAGAACTTAATTCATCATATTTCTTGATTAATCCTTCTACAGCTTCACGATTATCAGTCAAAGCAGATGAATTATTCTTTAAGTATGTATCAAATTCCTCTTGTTTTTGTATGTTATCTGATATTATATTAGTTAATTTTTCAATTACCACGCCTACAACTGCAAAAGCCACACCAATGCCTGTAGCTATAGCTAAACCTTTAAGCGCAACTGTAGCTAAACCTGCAACCGTCCTAAGTCCAACTAAAGCTCCAGAGAACATTCCAGTTGCTCCTGTAGCAGAAATTGTTGCAGAGGCTTGTTCATATGTTCTGAGTGTTAGTGCTCTGAAGCTACCGCTAAATGCATACACTGCAACAGTAGCTACAGTAATAGCTGGAGGTAGCAATCCTATAGTTGAAACTACTCCGTTACCTTTATCAGTCATTGCTTCTAATGCTGATGTAGCCACAACAATTCCGTCGTAGAGTACAGTGTCACCTACTGATTTGCTGAAGCTAGTCCAAGCCGTGTCAAGACGGTTAATTCTTGCCTCTAGACTTTGGTTATATTTTTCCTGTTCACGCATTGCTGAACCTTGTGATTCTAATGCTGTAGTCGTTGCGTCGACGCTCATTTTATAATTATTTAAGACTGCTGACAACCTATTCTGTTGATATGTCCCTGCGACATTTATAATAGTATTTTGCTGTTGCTCTTTACTTAGTGTATTCCATTTTTCACCTAGCTCATTAATTACCGCAGATACGTCTCTCATTTTTCCTGTTGAGTCTCTTACTGATACTCCTACTTCTGCTAACGCATCTTGAGCTTTACTAAGTGTTGCTATACGAGAAAAGATTGTTTTTAAACTGTTACCAACTACATTTCCTGCACTATATCTATATTTTCATATAGGGTAGACTATTTCATCATCTCTATGAGATGCTCTGCGCTTCTATATTATTATTTCAAATAATATATGCGAATTTCATATCCATATCTAAATTGACTTAGGACGTTTATTCTAGTCGTTACACCTTCAAGAAAGTTTCCTTTCAAGCTTGGCACGAGATTGTCATATCCTTATTTGGACTTAGATTCCCTCGTTAGCCTACAATAAAGTAGACACCCTTAGTAAATAAGGTTCACAGAGTTATTCGACATACATCGCTGTATGAAGGAGCAAGGAAGTTACTCACGAGTTGCCGATCCGATTGCAGTAGTATATCCGACTAATTGCTCAAGACTTACGCCATATGTTTTACTGGATTGCGCTGCTTTATTGAGCGATAGAGCTAGGTCTTTTGTAGTGATACTATAATTATTATCTACTTCATTCAAAGTATCTGCAATACGAATAGAGTCTTCTTTAGCAATGTTAAAAGCTAGAGTGGCACTTGTTAAAGCGTCTACGGATTCTTTAGCACTTAAATCTGAAATATTAGTAAATATTTGAGCGGTATTCGCTAATTGAGTAGCTTCCGCTAGAGTATTATCCATCCTTGCAAACTCATTTAGTAGCTCTAAATATTCTGTAGTTACCCCTGATAAATCTCTTACATTTACTAATGATTGTTCAATTATTTGATTAAATTGATACAGAGGTGCGTCACTAACCCTTTGAAGTGATATAAGAGCAGAATCTAATTCTATAACTCGCTCAGTTAAGTCCTGTACTGCTTTGATTGGAGCGAAAAATGCACTGCTGGCAATCATCCATATCGGGAACTTAGTAAAAGCCTGCCGGAACGCATCTCCTAAAGCGTTAGTTGATCTACTAGCTTCAGAAGCGTTTTTACTGACAGTATTTAAACTTGTCCCAGTATTATTAATTGCTTGTTGTAAATTAGTAAAATGAGAGGCTGATTGCTTAGTACCTGAATTTAATGCTTGTAACTGTGAAATTGAGTTACTAAGAGAAGTGGTAGCTACGTTACCTACATTAGAGCTAATCCCACTCGAACTAGATGCTCGCATTCTAGCATTCAACTCGTTCAACCTAGAAATTACATTATTAATTTGATTCTCTAACTCTTTCATTTCTTTGGTTGCATTATTTGAGACAATATTTAGGTTTAACTCATTTTGCTTTTTACTAATGATTTTAGAAATATCACTTAACTCTTTTTCTAGGTTACCTCTATTGACACCAAGAGTAATGAGTAAGGGGTTTTTATCATAATATTTTTTTAATGATTTTACATATTGATCGACATTTCTTTGAGAAGTACTGTTGTTTACATCGAGTGACATCAATAATGTAATAGGATTATTGGTAGCCATTTTCATCCTCCTTTATTAATTAGGAAATTAAAAAAGAAGGAGGTGTGCGAAATAAATAACACAACTTCTTCTCTTTATTTATGTATTTAATAATTTAAATGTTAAATACCCAATATTAAGTAGCATGTTATTCATATGACCATCAATTAGGTAATTGGTTTAATGCTTTTTCTTTTAAAACTTCATTATTTACATTTGATTCAATAAATTCTTTTTGTCTATCTAGTTCTTTTTTATAGATATTAGCAATCTCATTTGACTTTCTTAACTGATCAAATACCTTATTAACTTCCTCGAAAGTAAATATTTCATCAAAGAACAATTCAAAGTCTCCACTATCATACAATCCTTTTAAATATGCGATATTATCTTCAACTGACCATTTAGATAGCGTATCGAATAGGGAAGTGAAGTACTTAATAATAAGATATCCAGTGTATTGCTCCATATCAGCATCATCTTTGAGGTAATCGATGTTATTGTTCTTACAATACTGAATTGTTTTCATCAATTCAACAATCAATTTATCTTTCTTGGATTTAGAGAATATAGGGAAATATGTGATACTATGTTCTTTTTCTTCGTCAAAATGATATACCTCTTTGCGGTTAGCATTTTTAGCTCGTTGAGTAAAGAATGAAACATCTACAGTATTAATTTTATTTGTCATATTATAGTCTCCTTTTATGTATTTATTTAATTTAAATATAATAAAAAGCCTAGTTTTCACTAGACTTAATTTTCTTCATAGGGATTGTACATTTCGCTACCCTTTACTGCCGCCATATTACCTTGATTGCTCTTATAAGCTGACGACGGTACAATTGCCGAAACTCTAATAGATAAATCACCATCTAATAAATAATCATATACACTTTCAAAATTAGTTCTATTGAAATACAGATACCAAGATTGATTATCTTCTGTGGTCATTTTTCCGCAAAAGAATTTTTTCTCATTAGTATATCCATAATTGTAATAGTCACAAATTTCTACTGTACCCTTCAAAAAGAAATCTTCATCTAAATTGTTAGCTAAATTATATTGTACATCTTTACCAGTTAAACTTAAATCAAATTCTTCCATGAATTTTTCATCTTCACTCAATACTGGTTCGACATATTCAGTAGCATATCTTTCAGAAGCAGGGATATCTTCTGATGCTCCTTCATCATTTTTATTCGCATTAACAGTCTCATCCTTACCACAAGCAGAAAGAAGGAAAGTAAAGCATAATAACACTAAACACAATCTGTTAAATTTCATAATTACGCCTCCAAGAATAAATATACTCTTGGTTAAATGATAACATGTTTATGTAATTTATGAAAGATTTTGAAGTTATCTCCTCTTTATTGTAAGCACTTCATTGAAATCTGTTATTTCTAGAGCATCCATTACAGCAAAAAGGTGTTCTCTGTTAATTTGGTTTTTATTGTTTCTGTATAAGTCTGAAATTGTAGCTGCCCTTAATTCTACTCCAGTTTTTTCTATGATCAATTCCCTCAATTCCTTTTGAGAACTAATTCCCTTAGAACTAGCTGCTTTATCAATTGTCAATTTTATCAATATTCTACACCTCAAATGTATATAAAAATCTACTAAAAATCATTATATGCACAAGAGGAATAGAATTCAATTTATTACATATTTACGTATTTCTGTAATTATGTTATATTTTTGATGTGAAATTATTTTATTTGCTGTAAAAAGAGGGCATTTATATTCAATTTTAATCTTATAAAAGTAGTTCTGTTTTACTAAATTTCACAATTGTACCAAGTTAATACCAAGATACATTTACATAAAATAGGAAAATATAAATTCAAGATTATATCAACCTATTATTCTTCTTTAAAGTCTATGAGTTCTCGTATGTCGTCAATTTCTAATACTTCTGCTATACGAGCCAAATGTATTCTATTCATTGCAGTTTTACCATTTGTACTAATTTCACTAATGGTAGCTCTTCTAATACCAGTCATCTCGGATAATTGTTCTTGGGTTAGATTGTTTTCTTTCATTAGCTGTTTAAGTTTAACTTCTATTGTTCTCATAGTAACTAAACGCTCCATCCTAAAAGTACTTATCATGATTATAACTTATTTACTAATTTCCGTACAGAAATGTATTGACATAATTTTTCAGTTCATGATACATTTTATTTGTACTTAAATACGTACAAACGTACAACAATCTAATTTCACAAAAGAAGAGGAGAATGAAAATGAACACGTTAATCGCATCAATCAAACTTATTACAAAAGGTAATATTCCATCACAAGTTGAGCTAATGGGTAAGCCAATTTACGAAAATGGTAAAATTAAAACGTTTGAAGTCATCTACCAAGAATACAATTATGACGAAGATAACCACTTAGATTTCAGTATTGAAAACTTTAATATGTCAATAAATGGTCTACCTAATTCTACATACAAATTCACCAATTACTTTACCTTCAATATTATAGAGAAGGGGATAGCTGAATTTGATTTATGTGTATCGATTGAAAATGTACACGATGATCAACTTAATGTTTTGGACAACTTACTTATGCCTGACAATATTACAATTCAAAACTTTACATTCAAGGATGAAGCTTTTTTCTTTGAACTTGATATGGAAGTAGTTGAAATTATCGAAGCATCCTTAATTGATATTTATTAATATGAGTATGAAAGGCGAGAGTTATTTTCTCACTTTTTGTGTATTTTGTTAACTAGTTGATATGAAATGAACTTCTTACCTACAATTCAATACTAACAGGATAGTGAAATTAATTCAAGTGTATTTATGTATTTTGTTATTTAAAATTTGGCTTTGAAATAAATAACGCTAGACCTTACTTATTTAAGCGAGGCCTAGCGTTTAAAATAAATAGGTTTGGGTTTAAATTTCTAGCACTACAACTGCATGTCCACGTGAAATGCTTCCTTTTTTTACTTTAACTTTTTTAAAAGTTTTCCACGCATTATTTACCTGAAAACCAACATCGATGAATTCTGCATCCTTATTGTTATAGAAATCTACAAATTTGTCATGCACTTCATACTCATTTTCATGTATATTTACAACCAAATCACCATTTTCATCAGCATACATACCACTTGTTTTAAATTCGAATATGTCTTTATCTATTATAAGTAACTTATCAAAGCTTGTTAATTTACTCATAACAATCACCTCCAGTTTACTTAATTATAAATAAAAATGGAGTATTTGTCCTCTCATCTATACTGTTAAATAATATTCTGATATCATATAAATAACTCAAGTAAACCCCTAAAAAGAGTAGGGGAGTAGTTCAGTTATTTATGTATTTGCTTCTTCTAATTTCTTTTTGGCTTTTTCTTCTTTTAACTTAGCGATCTTTTTACGAACATCGGCTTTGGATGCAGGCTTAATATATGATTGTCGAGTGGTCTCTACAGATTTATGATTGCCCATTTCGGCTGCTAAAGCTAAGTCTCCAGTTGTTTCATAAATTTGATTTAGTGCAGTTTTGCGAATGCTGTGTGAACGAAAATCATCGATTCCAATAATTTCACCGAAACGTTTAATTCTCCATTGAATTGTCTCTTTAACCATTTGTCGATATTCACCGTTATGTTTAGTTATAAATAATGCATCTACTTCAGAGTTATCCATTTCTTTACGCATCTCTAACCATTCTTCAATTAAAGACTTAGTATCTTCTTCGAATATTACTTCAACTTTATATCCACGCTTTTCACGAATATCTTCAAATAACATTCCTTCTAAATCTAAAGATGATAAAGTTAACTTTGAAATAGCTCCTACACGATTACAAGATTGAATCATGATGTTCCAAATAAGTCTATCTTGAATATCATATCTTTTATCTTCAATTAATCCATTTGTAATCATATCAATCTCTTCTTGAGTTAGATAATGAGATGTGATGATACTTTCCTCATTAGCACCTTTCATCCGTTCCAATTTATTTGCAAATGGATGTTTTTCGATGAATTGTCTTTTTTCAGACCAGTTATAGAAGCTAGAGATAACACTTAGTTTAGTGTTAATTACTTTCTTATTATTCCCAAGAGTTTCTTGGCAGAAGCTAATAAAGCCTTCCATAATATCAACAGCATCATCTAAAAAGTCTTCATCGTATAGATTAATGTTGTCGCATTCTTCCATAAGATAGACTAAAAATTGGTTGAAATAATTTTTATATACTTTATAAGTAGTATCTTTGACATCTCGGTTTTTCTGTATATTACTTTTTAAATATTTATCATACAACTTCACATTGTCAGGATTTACTTTGTTTAGCTTTTCTTTAGTGAAGTATCGTATTTTTGTAATTTTACTCATTCATCATTCTCCTTTCATAAGAATGGAATAAAAAAAAAGACTTGAAGCTTAGCGAACTTCAAATCCGAGTTTTCTATATGCGTTTTTAATTGCGTTAACAAGTGGTAAAGGATTAGCTTGAATGCGTTCGATTGTAGTTTGAACAAACGGTCTTGCATTTGACCAAACTCCATGTCTATACCAACTGTTACCGTCAATATCACTGTCATTAATTACATCCGTAATAAACTGTCCTCTTAATGAATCTAAATCATGCTCATAAATTGGGGAGAAGTGTCCTTGTCCTAATGTTAAGTTTTCAAATAGAACTCTAACTTTTCCATTATTAACTTCAACCTTAGTAATCTTCATGTTACGAACATCAGATAATCCGCCATCATTACCTCTACGTAAATATTCAACAGGCATATAACGACGATAAACTACATCATGTACAGCTTTAGACATTTCTTTGGCTAATACATTTTCGATACCTTTATCTTTAAATATGGTATTAATAATGTCTCCACGTTCTAAATAACGCTTCAATTGGTTTAAGTCTTTTACTTGAACCATATTTAAATTCTCCTTCTCTCTATTAACAAAAAGTAAAAGGGTATACAATTAAGTACACCCTTAAAACTAATTATGTATTTATTTAATTATTTTCGATCAACAGTAAAGATGCGTCCCATTTCAGAAGTACCGTTTGGCGACATAGCTTCTAAAGTTAATTCTGGTGTAAGAGCAGAACCGTTTTCAAATGACATATCAAATGCACCACTTGGTTTAACTTGGTCAAATTGGATGTAAAGATCTTTTATCACTTTCATCGTTTCAGGATCATAACAAATTGTAGACATTTCAATTTCATAGTATTCACTGAATTTCATAGAATCAAATGTTACAACATCGGCAGTAACTTCTTCTTCATAAATTACCGTAATAGTATCTCCTCCTACAGCCTTATAGCCAGTAGGTACTTCGATTACTTTAGTTGTAACTGCTACTTCCTGTTGTGAACCATCTTTATCAAATAATGTTGCAGTGTTTCCAATAGGAGTACCAGTTACAGTAACTTCCAAATCACCTGCGTTATCGACAACTTTCACTTGCTCTGTTTTCTTAACTTTAACTTTTGCGTCTTCATCAATCGCTACACCTTGCGTCATAGAAAGGTATTCTAAATCCCATAATGCATTTCGATAAGATAAAGACACTTCTTTCTGTGTTTCTAGAATTGCAACTGTCTGATTACCAATTGCTCCATAAAGCTTTTCACTAGAAACTGTTTGCGAGATAGAACCCATTTGAGTTTTTGTTTTGGCTACAATGTAACCATCACTCTTACGTTTCATTTTCACATCTACAGTATCCATTACCACAAGTTCTTTTGTCATAAATGTAATTCCTCCAATAATGTTATGTATTTTATATATTAATTTATTCCAATGGTAGTAATTAGAATAAACCGCCATACTTTTTCTTGAACTCTGACATCTTCATTCCTGCTTTTTCTGTTTTAAATAAGTCAATTGTTTTATTCCAAGCTTCAATAGATACATCACTACTAACCGTAGCGAACAGAGTTGTCGTATCATAACTTCTAAATTGACCTATTCTGTAATAAGTAGAATAAACTTGAAGCACTGTCATCTCTACAACTTCTTTATATGGCATTCCTGTGCCAACAACAATAGAAGAAATAATATCACTGAAAGTCTGTTTTTCAGAATTCAAACTTTTTTGTTCTTTACTAGCATCTATAAATTCTTGGATTTCTGGGTTTTCACTAACTTCTTCTTCTTGAATCATTTGCATATCCAATATAAGATTCCTAATATATAAGAAATCATCTTCATTACTAAGTATTTCTTGAATATTCTCTACGTTTTCCAAAACTAAACTCAGTATCTTCTTATATGAAATAATATTTTGATTGTTAGACATTACAATTTTATATAACTTCTCATTTTTGATAATATCTAAAAATTCGTCAACTTCTCGTTGTTCGTCTTGACTTCGTTTAGTTTGCTCAAAATATTTTTTATACTGATAAAAGTAGTGTAAATTGTTCAAAGCCATCGCATTTAAATCAGCTATATTTTCTATATATTCCACGTAAGTTAGGAATCTAATTTTTCCAAATTTCGTATCAATTGGTTTACCGAATATGTAAAAATCTCTATTATCCATATGTAACTATTCCCTTACAGGCTCTTGTATAGAAGGGGTAATGTAAGCCAATTTATATCCAACGAATCCTTTAGGCGTATTCATAATAGGTGAACCAAACGAAAATCTAAACTTACCAACATCTGCAATTTGTTCATTAAACAATATTTCATTAAGTGTGTCACAAATCCACATCATCCTAAAATCGATATTATCAATATCTAAATGCACATACACATCGAATATGTATACTTGATCTCCTGTATAAACGTTATCTTGTAATTTATGAGATACACTATTATAAAAGTCTTGCAATTTTCTTGTGCCTGTATATACACATAGACGACATATCTTAGACTGTAATTCTAAGTCGTAAGTTTTGTCAGAAGGAACTAATACCTTGCTGATGATTTCAAATTTGTTAGGTAAATCATTTACATCTTTTTTATTTTTATCTAATGGATCATCTAATGCATTTTTAGGGACATAGTGGAGGAGTCGTAGTAATTTTTGATTTGATTGTAGAGAAATATATAGCTCTTCTAAATTTGATTTTAAATTCATAGTTCACCGTCACTCCCTTCACGTTTACCTGTGATGCGTAGGATGCCTATTTTGTTAATTGAAGAAGATGGATCAATACGAATAATACGATAAATTTCATTGTATAAGCTAAATTGCTCATTTAATGCAATAGAAGGGGCTTCTGTATAAGGGATAGTTACCATTACTTGATTGTCTAATAAGTTAACAGGTTCGTTTACGTCTGCAATAGCAGTAGAAGCATCATTCATTTTAACTAAACAAGGTAAATTCGTAATTTCACCTGCAATAGTTTCATATATTGGTCTATTGAGTTTATCGTAGCCTATGAGCATTTCCTTATCTTCTAATTTTACAGGGAATGAAGTACTGCAAAGTCTAACTTCTGCTTTCCTATAAATTCGATTGTCTTCTGGTTTAGTTACTACAAGCCAATATTCATTGTTATACTCAATTAAATTTCCTCGCTCGATATCAACAATGTGACCTATAACTTTCATAGCCTCACCGTCAGCATCCCATTTTTGATTCATAATTATTTTTGCATGTTTTTCATAATTAATTAGTACTTCGTATGATGAATAACCATCCAAAGATTTATTGAGTAGTAATAATCCGTCATGAGTTATTTTGTCTCCAGTATTGTTATTGTGATAATTGTTATAATCCTTCGTTTTCATCACCGCCATCAATATACAGTAGGGAAGACAGTCTTACTATATCTGCACTAACTGTCAAAATGACACTTCTTATTTCAACTAATTCACTGTCACTAAGTAACTTTTTATTTAGGTATGATTCAAGCAAGAAGAGTATTGAGTTGTTTCTTTTACTTAATTTAAAACAATAAGAATAAACACTTTCATCTTCAACCTCATTATTAATGTAAGAGGATTTCACTTTGATATCGATCATAGAAAGTCCTCCATTGTATTGATAATCAAGGTGTCAAGTTTCTTTTCTTGTTCTTGAACAGATGCTTTTAAGGAGTTTATTTGAGTTCCAAAATTTCTCAATCCAACATCCGAAGCAAACGGTTGCCATAACGATTCAAAATATGTACGTTGATTAATTAAAAACGTTAAACGAATGAAATTCGATAGAATTAAAAGATAATCTTCCGATAATTTCTCGCTTAATGTTTCACTGGCAGTATCACATTGAATGGAAGTTCGCATTCTGTTGTTAAAATACATAGTTGCATTTTTAATTGCTTCATGAATTTTTTCATCTGTATTAGGTAAATCAATATCTGAAACTTTACAGTTATTTAAGAAACATTTCCATACATCATCGAAAGCGGTTATCATTTATACCACCCCTTAATCGAATAAAATATCTGCGCTAACTCCCATCCAATCGGCTAGAGCGTCTAATTTACCTTTTGTTAAATCATCTTTCATATCTGAAGCTACATCAATTACAAATTGTTTTTCAGAATCAACAGTAATCTTCTTTAGTTCAGCTTTGAGTTTATTAATGTTACCACCTAATAACTTCTCGATTTCTTCTTTAGTATGAGTGTTGTTTTCGTATACTTCTACATCTGTAATAGTATCTTTTATTTCTTTTACCACCACTTCGTCTTCAAGAATCACTAATTGTCCTTTGTCAAAACATGAAGTATTCATTGTTAACCAATCTACCACCTCACGAGGAACGCTTATAATATCAGGACGACCATTTTTACTTCCACTCCAAGTATATTGTCTCTCTTGTCCATTTCCTGTGTATTTAACAAAATAAGAAGTATTACGATAACGTGCCAATTTAACAGTTTCATTCATTTTTATTCTTTCCTCCTGTAGTCCTTAAAATAAAAAGGTGACTACATTTTCAGTAATCACCTCATTGATATGTATTATTAATTTAGAGTAATGCTATCATCTTCGATCACTGCAATTGCTTCACCAAATACAAGGTTAATTGCTACATCTTGAGTGATTTTAACTTTAATTCGTTCATCTTCAATATCTTGTTCAGTCATTTGACGTAGACCACCATATTCTACAATAGAGAATGGTTTTTGAGTAACACTGCCTGCAAACATGTATCCTTTATTTACTGGTAATTCAACTTTAGAGTTAGTTTCGTCAGTGAAAGGATTTACAAGGTTTACAGCAGTTGTACGTTGAATAGTAGTAGGGTTAAGAGAAGTTAGTAACTCTTCTTTAACACCTTCAGTAAGTAATTCTTTTACAGTTGCGTCGCTTGCTTGTTGGAATGCAAAATGATCAATAAGCAATGAATCGGCAACGAATACAGGGCGACCACCGTAGCGTTGAAGTACAGATGCAGCCTTGTTATATTTAGCTAAAGTTAAATTAGTTCCAGTAACAACATTCGCTGCTGGAATTTTACCAGAACTAATAGCAGAAGTAGTTAATTCATTAATTTTATCTAGGAATAATTTAACTTTCGCATTAGCTACATCATTTACTAATTTACGGAAATATTCTTCTGATTCTTTCACTAAATCAAGTGGCTCATAATAGAAACCAGTAGAAAGGTGAGCAGGTACTGCAATAATTGATTTGCGTCCTTCTACACGTACTAAATCTACACCTGAACCAGTTGCTGACCATACTACTTTTGCCTTGTTCTTTTGTGGAATTCGTAATTCAACTAAGTCTCCACGTTGACGAGTTTGAGTATTTGCGAATAATGAAAGTAAATCAGTTACCATTGGTTTAGCAATTTGATCTGCTGTCTCAACGACTAATTGATTGAATTGATGTAACATTGTTGGGTCAGGATTTACGCCACCATCACCGAATACTTTTGTGATATATGCTTTAATATCAGTTGAATCAGTTTCTTCCATTTTGTTATTGTATACACGACTAAATAAACCTTTTAATTTTGTATTGTCTAGTGCCATTATTATAATCTCCTTTAATATATAATATGTATTTTTTAATATTAAGCCTTAATTACTTCAAAGCGGATCATTGGTTTCCCAAGAGTGTACTGCATGTCTTCTTCATTATTTACAACTAAGAATTGTGCAGAAGCAGTAGTGTAATCAGCATGTGCTGAAGCTACATCAGAAACAATGAACTTTTTAGTAGTTACATCAAAGTGAGCAACTTGTCCATTTTTAATTTCGCTAACACCAGAATTTTTAGTGAACGCAGAAGTTTCAAAACGAGTATATCCTTCTTCTAAAATTACACATCGAACACGTTCGCCAACTGCATTGTAGAATTTAGTAATTTCTTCGCCAAGATAACGAGTTTCTGGGGATGCTACTAACACTGCTTTTTTATCATTTGCAGATAATTGTTTTACTGTACGTTCTCCTTCTGCATTAAAGCCTAGTTCACCCAAAGTGAAATTATCAATATCTGCTCCTTCAACAATAGCACCATTTGCTACCGTTTTGATTTTTAGACTGTTCAAATTACCCACTGAGTGAGTTCCTGTTTGCTGTAACGCTTTTAAGATATCGCTTGCCATTTTAAATTTCCTCCAATTATTATGTATTTTTTATAGTGAATATCTGCTATCAAAATCATTGCTAGACGGAATTAGATTTTCACGCTTACTAGAAACTTCTCTGATTGCAGGTTTTTCTGAATTTGTTTCTTTGTTTGATGCAACCATATCAACTAACATTGAATTTAATTGAAGAATTGCATTAGAACCTTCTTCATTTTTATAAGCTGTCTTATTAATTAATACTTGTACTTCTTCTGATTCGAATTTTTCTTTAGCGTTTAATGCTTCAAATTTACCGCCATAAAACTCTTTCTTCTCATTCAAAGCTTTTTCTAATTCTTGTTGTTCGAATTGCTCTTTAAATGGTGTAAGTTCATCTACTTTTGAATTTAGTTGAACGATTTTTTCAGATGCAGTATTGAATTTATCTTCAATAGTTTTCTTATCTGTAGAAACATTATTCAATTGTTGTTCTAATTCTGTTACCTTCGATTCTTTCTCGCTTAATTGAGTAGATAATTCTTTTACTTCATTTTGAATTGACTCAAATTGACTTACTTCTACCCAATCACGTTTAATCGTAACCTCTACTTTTGAATTACCATCAATAGCAATTGTATCGTTTTCACCTTTAGAATAATTGATTTTAAAGTACTTATCATATTCTAAATTATCATCCTCATCATATTTATATGTATTAACAACAAAATATGTCTCATAAACATCTGAAATATAAGAGTATTCTTTTTTATCTAAGAATGTTTCAAGTTGTGTATAAAGTAGGGAACGAACGTCACTGTGGGACAATTCGTAAACTTTCTTAAAGAATTCCATATTTTCTTTTTCCTCCTCGTCTTTCTGATTAATTGCTTGTGCAACTAATTTTGTTAATTTCGATTCATCATAAGCAGGGTAGATTTTACGATGATTTTCGGTATCTTCTGATTGGAGAATGCAATGTCCCTCGTAAATAAATGAAAGTATTTCTGTAATACCTTCTTCTACCTTGTAGCTGTCATATAATATTTCCATACTAGATGATACAGTAATACCTTCATCAACCCACTCTTTTAATAATCTAACTACATTAGGGAAGCGACTAGTCCATAACACGCCTTTACCTGCAACTACTTCAGTTTCCTCTCCATTAACCTCAATAGTTTTAATATAAGCATCTTCTGTAAAAACTCCGATAGGTATTGTATTCATCGCTACCATCTCACTACCATCTGTACGTGATTTATCTATATACATTTCATGAGAACCTAATGCATCATCGTTAGCACCTGCTTCTGAAACAGGGTAATACTTAGCTACTATAGGCATTCCATTTAGTGTATGTAATGAATTTTTAGCAGTTTCTTTAGAGATAAAAGCATAGTTATGCGATATATCGAATCCATGCAGTATAAATTCAACCTCAGACTTTGTAGGATTATCTGTGTCAGTAATTGAATTTAATTGTATTTCAAATAAATGTCTTTTTTGTTTCAATATTTCACCTCCTTTAAAAGACTAGTCTCTCTTATTCAGGTAAATCATTACTATTTCCTGTTTTTGATTTAATAGTATTGTCGTTATCGGAATCTACTTCTGGTCTTCCGCCATTATCACCAGTCATAGTGTAGGTACTCTGATAAGGACGAATCCTATCTTGTAAATGAAGTTCTTCAGTTTCATAGATAGTTTGTTCAAAATAACTCTCCCAAGAAACACCGTCCAAATGATCAATTACATGTTTAATTGACCATCCTTTATCATTTAGCCTCATTAAAATATCCACTTTCTCTTTATGAGTTAGTGGAGTTGATTTATCATATTCCATTACAAAATTATCTTTTTGAGAAGAGGGCAGAATTAGATTAATCATCTTTTGGTAACATTCCTGTTCCACATCCTCTAGTAAAACTCCAAGTCTCTTATAGAATGTATCGAGATTGAGTTTAGATGCACTAAAGTTACCACCATCACCATTTAACAATGCTCCAGACATACCATATGCAGTCTTAATATCTGAATTGACACTTTCATATTTTTTGTCTCCTAGCCCATCAGTAGAAACATCTGGAAATTCTAACTTTGCAAAGTCTGGTATTGTTACTACAGTTACACCTTTAGTGTTACTTTTTTCCAAAGCTTGCTTAACACCAGAATGGACTTTTTGCTTTACAGGTTTAGGTAGTTTTAAGTTTGTCATGGTATCATACTTTTCATTACCATTTACCCCTACAGTTAATACTGCAACAGCATTAATAATTTTATTAGCGATAGAATACTCTACGTCTTTAAGTTTCTTCTTATGTAATACATCATATAAACCAGATGTCACTAAAGATGTACCTAATCCTTGATTTCTTTTTAATGTTCCAATTCTCAAAACAAAAGTTCTATCTTGTGGTAACTCTTTATACTTGTATTTAGAAGCGTCTTCTTGATATTTCTTATAGTCTGCTTTCGTAAGATAGGGGGACATGTTGTCAAATTGTTCGTTACGGAAATCTTCTTGTAATGTTGAAAAATACTCCATATTTATAACGCATTGCCATTCACCATTTTTTCTATAAGCAGGGAACGCCATCTTTACATCATCAAATACATAAGGATAAATATTATTCTTGTCACCTAACCAAATACCAACTAGCGTTCCAGATGCAGATGTTTGTTTAAGTAAATCACGAGTCAAACGCTTATGTTTTATTTTGTGAAGTGCTTTGTTAATCATTCCGATATACTTATCTGTGTGTTTATTCTTATCAAAAGAATCTATTTTATAATTTAAAGAGGGGAGTGCTTCAATTAATTCGAATAATTGATGTATTTCTCCTGAAGAAATATAATAGTATTGTGTTAAATCTTCAATTTCTTTTTGATATGTATCTGGATTAGAAAAATATGTTTTAAGTTTTTCAGCATCTACTTCTTCAATAATCCCTTGTGAGAATAAATTGGCAACAAATCCAGAAACAAATGTATTAATGTAATCGTTATAATCATTAACCATTCTTTTATATTCTTCTGTTTCTGTATCTATTTGTACAATTTCTGACATTCATTCACCTCCAATATATTTAAGATAGTATTATGTAATTTTTTGGTTTTAGAAATAAATTAATTCATCATCTTCTTCATAGTTATCGTTTTCATCTATTTCTTTTTCCAAAAATAAAAAGATATAGTATAGAGCATAAGCTAAAGCAGAATATCTATCTTTATCAATTTTCTTTTGAACTTGTTCTACTGTTATTGAGTTTTTGGTTTTCTTTAGCTTTAGATTTGAAACCTCATCAATTAAATATTGTGTATGGAGTCTTGCTTTTTCTTCTTCTACTAGACTATCGTCACCATATACAGATGTTTTTTTAATCTCATCATTTATTTTAAGAAGCTTCAATTTTTCTGTTTCAACATAGTCTATAAATGTACGTATTATCTCATCGTTGATACCTGTAGCAGTTAAGTCATAGATTATTTTCACAGATTTTTCATGATCAGGTTTTTGGTCTGTATTTATAGTATCAAAGCATCCTAATTCTTCATTTGTGTCTGGATCAGTTACGTCTTCTAAAAGCCTATCAATCAATCCTTTACCAATTACGTTACCATCAACAACTATTGCTTTTACACGAGATTTATTTGAATCTTCATTGCCACCATACTTTTTAAATAGTCTTTTAACAATAATACTTTGTTCTTTGAAATTTAATCCATTTGGTGGTTCAACAATGTTTACTAATTGAATTTGCCTAATTAAACCTTTTGGATTTCTAATAATCTTGAGAACTACAATGGCTGTTTTATTGTTACTTTGAGCAGATGAACGAGCAACGTCCACACCTAAAATATATTCGTTAAGCTCAAAGTTTCCTCTACTATCTTTTGGACATCCTAATTCTACTTTAGGTAATGTTCTAAGGTTAAGGAGTTTTGAAATGTTAACTAATGCTCCGTCAGTAGCTCCAACCCATTTTGATTCATAGTTCATTGCAAAAGCTGTTGCAGAAGTAGTAGGATCGTTTTTCTTAGCTAATAATTGATTTCTAGTTTCACCACGCCCATAATGGCATGGTAACTCCCAACTAGCACCTAAAACTACTTTACCTTTTAATTCAGCCATTTCATTTATCATATTTAAAATACGATTAAACTCATCAGACCCACGATACCCAGAAGTTGTTACGAAGTTGATCATACCGTTTAATTCATAAGGACTTATTATAGACTGTTCTCCTATAGTGCGTCTTGGAACGTTGACTACAGGCTCTAGTACATCTTTGAATAGTTCATTATTTAATAAAGCAGATTCTTCTACATTCAACCTATGTCTACGTTGACCTTTTGTACTTTGAGCATTAGCTAAGATTGAATAAGTACCACCTGATTTAAAAATAACTTCCACACTATCTTTACTGTGACTAACTTTCGTTATTTCATTTACTAGTAATGGGAATTTCTTTACCAACTCTTTATGCTTATCTTCACTGATGGAAGCAGCATTTTCTTTAGTCTGAGCAGACATCGACAAGTTCACATCTGGAAAGAATATCGCAGTATGATAAATCGACATTAATTCGATCATTGTCTTTCCGAATCCACGAGGGAAAACTCCGTATGTACTAATAAACCTACTGAGACATCTGAGAAATACTCGTTGATCTAAATCTAACCTCATACCGCCTTTTTCTGGCTTTATAAGGTCGAACCAGAGGTCAGGAAACCATCTACCCCACTGTAAAAATTCAACCCAAGTATTAAAGTTATCATCAAATGAATTTTTCTTTAAATCGTTAACTTTTACTTGAGAATTAAAAGCAGGATTGTCGTTTGTACGAGAAGATTCTTTGGAATATTTGAAGTTGTCATCTTGAAAGTTTTTATAACTAGACATCTTCATCACCATCATTTGACTGATTATCTAACCCTCTGCCTTCATAATCTTTTCTACGTTCATCATAAAATTGGTATATGTCTTCATACTCAGCAGGAGGTAATCCTTGTAAATCTCGTACATAATTAATGTAAAGCCACAGCGTAATGTCAACATCATCTTTAGGTTGTTTAATAAACTTTGGAAGTAGGGGAATAATGTCCTGATGTTCTTCCACCATTCGAGCTAGTTGACCAAACCCATCCAATCCTTGAGACAAATCAGCCTTACTCATTTGACTAGGCTTTAATTTACCTGCTTCAGCAGATTCTTTAGCCATAGCAGCCCATTCTTTAGCTTCTTTAAATTCACCTTTAGCTTTAGCAATAGTTTCCTTAACCTTATTGACGCAGTATTCACGTAAGTATTCTTCATGCATTGTAGTAGGGAGCTGAAAACTAGGTTTTAAGTTAATAAACTTCTTTTCAAACAGTATGTATTCTTCATCTGGATAACCATATCCGTACTTTTCTTTTAATTCATCAAGAAGCATTTCATCTATATTATCAGTTGATAATTTATCTTCTTGAATAACTACAGCATCATTAGCATTTTCTTTTTCGAAAATGCTCTGTTCCCATGTATCATGCCTATAATCTTTAGCATTGATAAGCTTAAAATACTCACCAATAACGTCTGGTTTCGTTAAAGCGGACTCCAATAAATGCACGTTATACGGTTTGTCAACTTGTCTCAGAGTATTTTTCACACTATCAATATTATTAATGTCAGTATTATCTTTTAAGCATTTTTTACAAACACGTAAACGCTCATCAATTTTATCCATAGGGCTATACGATTTATAATAGTCAGTGAGCCGTTTATGATCTCCACACATGGAACAGTTTTTATATTTATCCTTATCTAGAATAGTAGACAAATATAGTTCACCTCATTCCAATTATTAACTAAAAATATAAGTGTTATTATGTATTATTTTAAATAAAATAACCGTTTTAATAAATTTTTAAATTGCTGTATGTATACAAAAGCAGTAAGTTTGATTTCAAATATTAAATTCTTCATATGTATCACCTAAACATAGTAAATAGCGTTTAAGCTATCGTAAGAGTACTCAAATAACTGGAATCGTTTCATTGCTCCGATAAATCCTTTTTCATAATGATAGTCATCTGTTTTAGCACCTGTACCTAATGTACGAGATACAATCCCAAAATCATCATTACTCTTTTCGTGATGCCAATGACCACTATGTATTTCTACAACTTTGGCTTTAGCCATCTCTTTTCCGTACTCAGCTAAAAAGCTTCTAGTTGTACGATTTCCAGATTTATCACCATGAGTTAAACCGATGAAAAGGTCATTCCAAATGAATGCCTTGCGTTCCTTCAATTCAGAATCAAACTTAACTTCCGGGAATTTAACTTCTAATAATTGAACAAACATATATCCAACCATCTGATCATGATTACCATTACTGAACACTACATTAACTTCTTGAGAGTGGTTTCCTGCTAAATTAATTAAAGTGAAGTAAAATGCCTTAATATCTTGAACAGCCTTTTGCATATTTACTTTATCAATAAGTGTACCTGAAGTGGTTTTACCTGTGAAACCATCATTATGTAATCCGTCTTGACCAATTACAAACAAAATGTTTTCCCATTTCTTACTTGTGATTTTATCTGAAATCTTATCTAAAGTTTCTTTGTAATATTCCAAGTCAGCAATCCCGAAATGTAAGTCGAATAGGGGAATCTCTAATAATCCACCATCAACACTTTTAGGCTTATTAAATGATACAGGTACAATATCTTTCTTTAACTCATCTATTAAATTGTCTAAATTAAACTCATTCTTCTTAGGTTTTACTGTGATTTTACTTGAGTATAAAGTCTGTACACCTTGAGTTTTACTATTAACATTCCATATATTATTTCTAGCAGATACTAATTCCCATGCATTTACATCGAATCCGTGGACAGATAATAAATAATTCACATCTTTGCTTTGTTCAGCAGACATAATTACTAACTTATCTGATTTTTGTGTACCGTCATTAAGGATTTCGGTAGTTTCTTTATATTTAATATCAGTGGTCATCATATCTTTTGATTCTTGTTCTTCTAACATTTCCTTATATGCGTAAGAAAGCTTGCGTAAATGGTCTGAACTACAATTCAAACCTAACAAATCAATCAATTCAGACCAATCATAATCATGCTCTTTATTTAACTTAGCTACACATAATCGTACTTTGTGATCGAAGTTGTTCTCATTTTGTAATTTATCGAAATTATAAGAAGTCATTCAATCACCCCTTAATCTTCAATTGGTTCTAAATCTTTGTCTTCTTTAACAGTAAATGACGCATTTTTACCATTAAACTCACTTAATTTATCAGTAATATTAAATTTTTCTTCAATAGTAGTCTTCGAAACTGTATCTTTTTTAGATTCAGTAATGAAGATTTGACCATCTTCTACACTCACTAATCCTTTATAAGTTACTTGTCCTGAATATTTAGCCATTATTTATCATCCTTTTCTCCATATAATCAAAAGTACAAAAATAATCCTATCTGCAAAATTTAAGGAACTAATTGTTCTGATTTTACAGATAGGATTATTTAATTAAATATTAATTAATAGAGAAGAGTAGGGGAGAACCCTACCACTAACTCCATTTTGTATTTAAAACGTTTGTATTAATTCGCTATGTATTAAAAATTAAGGATTGAGTTGTTTCTTAAATTCAAACTACGTGACTCCACAACTTACCTCTCTTTATATGACCTATCAATGTCCTACTGACACCGTACTTTTTACCAATATCAGTCATTGTCATGTTTTTAATGTTTAATAAACTTTTTATTTCTTTTACTTGAACTTCAGTTAATTTTGAACAACCGTTTGATTCGCCTTTATAGCTATCTTTATATACTAGACTTTTTAATTGACTATTTAATTCTGGCAATACTTCTTCCCAAATTGAACAACACTTTATTGACTGTACTGTAGAGTAATTTATATCATACTGCTTTGATAACACTTTCATCGAAGTACCTGTGCATAATTCTCTTTTTATAGATTCTACATCAGATAAATTGAGTTTAGATCTTTTTAGTCTTTCTATTAACTCTAATCTTCTTCCAGTCTTAATATTATTCTTTTTAAGTTTGCTCATTATATTGTATCCGAACTCAGGATTATTAGTATTGAATAAATTTATATAGTTGTATTCTAATTTAACCAAATCTTTAACATCGACTGGATAGTGTAATACAATAAAATCTAATTGATTTAATTCTAAGTGATTGAATTCATTACAATAATGAGTTCTTTTATTCATTTCTTCTATATGACTCTTCCATCTACTCAATATGTTTTTAGACGATCCTATATATGATTTATTATTGACTTTGTTTACTATTGCATAGATTCCACTTAATTTAGTGTCATTAATGTCATTGATATACTTAGTGATTTCAGTTACTTGACTGGAGTTTAGATTAATCAAAAATTGTTCTACATTTTTAATTTTTATACACTTTTTACAATAGTCTTTATTGTAATTAGCATGTTTTAAATACCTGCGATATTCTTTATTAAATATACTGTCACAATAATCACACTTAATGGTAATCATCTTCTTTGAACCAAAGCTTAGATTTTTTAATTCATTTTTATTCGTTAGTAGTATTATTAACACCCCTTTAAGGAGTGGTGAGGGGAACATACCCCCTCATTCGTAACCACATTTATATTATGTACTTAATTATTTAATCCATCTTTGAGTTTTTTAGCAGGTTTAAATCCTACTGCTCGTTTTTCAGGGATTTCAATCTCAATACCTGAAGCAGGATTACGTCCCTTGCGAGCTTTACGTATTTTATTTTCTAATTTCCCGAAGCCAAAGACATCGATATCATTTCCTGTAATTAATTGTTCACGAATAACTTCAAATACAGTTTCTACTGCAATTTTCGCTTCCTTTGATCCTAACTCAATATCTTTAGCATCTAAAGCTTCCTTTGTTAATTTACCTAAGTCTGTTACATTTAATTTAGTCATAATATTTTTCTCCTTTTATCCATTTTATATTTTATGTATTTTTTAAACTAAAAAAGGGGGACGAACCATTTTTCTTTGTACTTTAGTTTTTTATTCCTTTAACGAATATTCTTGAAAAGTACGTATAAACGTTGATATGACGCTGTTTTCAAGGTGATGTCAGCTTTCAAATTTGACTAAGTTGTTGATATACCAATGGTTAAATGAATTAAAAAAGGTAAAGTTCTATTTGTTTTTATGATAATACTTTAATGCTTTTATTTTATTTTGCTCTTTCCGTATAGTTACTAAGCATTCACTACAGTATTTATTATTTCTATGTGTTGTTTCAATCCTGACACCACAACAATCACATTGCTTAGTACCATTTAAATTTTGTCTAATATTTGAAACTAAAATATCACCATAGCAGTTCCATAAGGTAGTTTTATTTGGAGATTTAATGTTACTGAATAATTCTTTAACTAAAACGTTTGCGACTTTATTTTCATCTGGTTCAACTTTAGACAACTCATTCCTTATGTATTTATAAACATATAAAAGTCCTTCAGATTTATCCTTGATATTTGCACTTCTAATTAAGAATTCTTTAGATCGATTTAATTTACGATATGTCGCTATGACTTTTCGATTCACATACTCAATTTCCTCACTCATTAACACTCTGTAATCAAAATTACCTGCAACTGCGTCGAATTTGATATTGCGATTAGGGATAATCTTTCTCAATCTGTTGACTGTGCTTTTTGTGATATCAGAAACGTTATCCTTTTCTTTATTTTTAGCTTCAATAAAGAAATAAGGAACTTTACCTTTTATACTCTCCTTAATTCTTTCCTCAACTTCTTTTGGACGCTTTGGCATATACAATGTTTTAGCATAATCAATTATATAGTTGTTTTCAGCAGTTAACCATTTAACTACATCTAAATCAATTTCTTTAGCTGAATTAAATATCTTCGTGATATTATTACTAACTTCACCTATATTAGCTTTAAATGCTAACAATAAACTATCATAAATCTTTTTGTTATCAATTATTTCTGGTTCAGCAAAACCCATTTCATAATAAAGAGGGTAGATCTTATCCATATTTCTCTCAGCAATTTTAACGAATAAATCATCTTGAATTACCAGTGCTTTGTCACCATCATTATCGAACTGAAGAACTTTAGAAATAGGATCATGAATACTAGTATATATTCCGTTGGTAATAAACCACTTATCCAATTCCTCATCTTTGACAACCTTCCTTACACAATGCTCTTTATATAGATGAGGGCTTCGTAAAATGTCTACTTTACCTTCGTTATAAACATTACAATAGACATCTTCATTTGATAGCAATCCAGTTGGATTCTTCATACCTAAAAATAATCTTTGACAAAAGGCGTACAGGTCTGGAATTAAATAAAGATATCGTCCATTGATACTCAATTTACCTGCTCGAGCGTCATTAACCATTGATTTTTTCTTATCTTTTATAACTTTTTTAGAGTGCTCGTCATTTAATAGTTCAGGATAAATAGTTAGAGCAAGTTGGAAATGGTTTTTGTTTTTATTTCGATCAGTAGCTCCTAATATCCTCAACATCGTTTCTTTATCGCTTCCAACTTTCAAAATATCATTAATTGTGGATTGAGACAGTTCCTTTAATTCTTCATTATGTACATCAGTTAAAGTCTGTAACATCTGATAATTTAATGTAGCGTTCTCTCCAATATCTTCTTCATTTAACTTTACAGCCTGACAATTATTTTCTTTGAATCTTATCTTATAGTCATCCCAGTCACTATAGTATGCTTTCATTTTAAATTGAGATTTAGTGAAAATCACTTGAATATCATCATAGATAATATCCCATTCCTTCCCGTATATATCCTTTACTTTAGTATTTCCATGTAATTTAGCAAATTCATCGAAAGGGAAGGGTACTAGTAATCCTTTTACATATGGCAACCTTGTCATAAAAGCTTTTTTAGATTTTCTAGGAAGAATCATCCCACAGCCGTCAGTATGTTCAATGGGAACGTTCATATTTTTACGAGTTATTTCATAAGTCTCTCTGTTGATGTAGTCAAAAATTGAATTTACTTCAGTTTCAAGATCAGGAACTACAATTGTTTTATCAATATCAAAGCCATTCCATCGGACACTTGCGGATGCCGTCAATGCTTTATAGGCTAATAATTTATTTACATTACAACCACCTTTATTATTAATTTCATCAATACTTAACCCACAAGTCAGTGACCCCTCATACTTATCCCATAACGATTCCTTTATAAAGACAACTTTCTTTGTTCTTATTTGACCTGCACTAGATGAAAAATAAATGTATTTCTCTCCATTGTAAGTAAAGCCATCATCCATAATGTTGTTTAGCACACTGAAGTAAAATGCTCTCACAATAAATAGATTAGTAGATAATCTACTTACTTTCATTCCAACTGTTCTGGTTAGAGCAGAGTCGAACATCCCTATGATTTTATTATCAGTTAGAGAATCATTCCGTAAATTTCTAATTCCTTTAAACTCTTTAAGATGAGATGTTAATTCTTCTTTATATTTACGTACAATCTTATTGATACTCTTTTTTGTCCTGTATAATCTTTCTTTGCGGTTAAGGCGAGTATCTTTTTTATTCTTAATTATCTTATCTATTTTACTTCTTAATATGTAAAGTCTAACCATTTTATTATGTATTTCATGTTCTTGATCTGTATAAAAACATTCTGTTCCAATACTGTATATGTAAACCTGTTTTTCTAAAGCTTTACTCAATCAATCACCACTCCTTTAAAATGCTAATTATGTATTTTGTAATTTAAAACTTAATCTCATACCACTTATTCATACGTTTTTTAATAGTTCCTAATTTATTAGGTGAAACTTTCTTTCCTTCCAATAGCGAGTAGAAAACTTCTTCTTCTAGAGGAGTGTGAATCTCCATTGATACCATTTCCTCTAAGTAGTACTGCATTTCATCCATAGTAATTTGTTTGTTCATAATTAATTTCTCCTTTTCGATTAAAATATTTTATGTATTTGTTTATATAATAATAGGAAACTATCAGATTAACTAGTCGAAATTCAAAATAAATTTAAATAATAAAATAAAAAATAATAATCAACTACTATTTTCTATTAAATGGTAAGAAATATTGTCGAAACGTGTAGAATAATAAAGAATATCATTTCATTCATATTTGAATTGTTGTATTATTGACTATAGTGAATGATATGTCAGACCTTAAAAATAGAACAAGTAGTAACTTTTACTTGTAATTTATAGAAAAGTTTCCAATAATTATTAATATATAATTAGAAAGGGGAATGAGTTATTAAGATGAATAATGTGAAAAGAGTACATATAAAGAAAGATGAGTCTGTTGAGTCTGCATTACTTTTAGTTATAAGTAAATTATCTATTGATCAACCAGAAGAATCTTTAAAGTTATTAGCAATGTGCGCAAAGGATGATATACCTAAGATGAGTGTTTTAAATTATGCACTCGACATTGTTGAGAAGAGAAGTTATCTAAGTTAGTTTAAGTTTTAAATACATATCAATATCTTATTGAACAAAAAAATATGGTCAGTATTATCACTGACCATACAATTACTTATAATTTATATATTTATCTTTTAGCTCTTCGAAAAACTGATACTTATCATTAATGGAGTTATATTTATAACTCTTTAAGAAAACATATCCCTTGTAAAAATGGTTCTTGTCTAATACTTTCTTTTTCAAGTGTTTAAAATTAATAACATCTCCATTATAGTGTTCCTTCTCAGAGTTATTCCTCCATTGATTTAATAAGTTCCCATCTAAATCAAATTGATAAATTAAATATGAGTATTTATTATTTAATTTATCTTTAAAATAAAGAATTCTTTCTTTTAGCTCATCACTATAGCACCATAAGTGGTCAGCGAATGATAATTGTTCTCCTCTCAAATGAGCACTTAGATTGGTAGTATTTAATCCAAAGTGTACTCCAATAATGCTTAAATTATCATTCCATGTTTTAACTAATTCAAAATTATAATTTAACTGCAATATTTTTCTCTTATTAATATCTTCAAATGAAATTTCTTGAATCCTATTCTTAATTCCATCAATATTAGCAATGAAGTAATCTCTTTTGAAGTAGTATTTATTTTTTAAAACTCTAATAGTAGGTAAAGTGCTGATAGTAAAATTAATATCAGTGATACAATCACTTGATTCACATTCTTTAATTAATGAAGTACTTAAGTCATATTCAATAATACGCTTACTGTCTATATGTTTCTTAATGTAATCTATATCTTCCTTAGCATCGAATGCATCTAGTGTTTTTAAATATCTTACAACAGCATCTCTGTCTAGTCCGGTTATTTTTGAAATCAATTTAATCGATTTGTTCTTATTCCACAACGATTCCATTTCAATGATCAGTTTTTCTCTAGCATTCAAATCTATATTTTCATAGTCAACATTTGAGCAATCTAGTAAAGAAGGTAATAAGCTATTTATAATATTATCTTTCATCCAATTTATATTGGATTCTCTAGCATCAATAACTATATAATTTTCAATACCATTATCTTTAGCTAATTCTTCTTTTAACCTATCGTTCTCTTGTTCTTCTTCAAACGTCCTTCCACCTAATCTTTCAAATCCTCCATCGTAATGCTGTCGTCCATGTATTTCAATTATTGCATTAAGCGAAGGTAGGTAGAAGTCATATCTTTTTCCGTGAGACCATCTAAATGATTTCTCCCACTTAAACTTGATATTCAACTACTTTAGCAAATGATATGTGGATCTTTCAGGGTATGATTTGTAATTATCTGAGCAGTTTGGACAACATAAGCCTTCTCTATTAACAATGAAAGGTGATTTGTTTGTAATTATTTGCCCACATTCACATTTCCAATTTAATTTGACTTTACTTCCTTTGCTATATTTATATCCGTCATCATGATTCAGAAGGAGGTTCTTCAGCTTGATACTTGTAGTGTTAATATCATTAAAGCCTTTCATAACTCTGTGACCAGAACAATAAGGACATCCACCATACTTTCTTTCACTTATTTTAGCTTCCCATTCATGACCTGACTCACAAATCCACAAAATATTTTCTCTACTTCCACAAGTAAAATTGTCTGGTGTTAAAGCACCATTCTTAGTAGGATGCCATTGTGATGCAAGGGAAGGGTTTATAACTGCTAGAGAGTTAGTATGATTAACCCTTAATCCTCTACAGTATGGACATCCGGTACCAGTAGTTTTATTACTGATCTCTGCACTATATGAACTTTTACATTTCAAACATCTCCACCAAGCCTTTTTACCAGAACCGTAAGTAATCTTATAGATGTCCAACCCAAGTATCTCATTCTTCTCAAAATCCCATTCTTCAAATAGGTGAGTGGAGTGACGTAGCATTGCATTTTCAGCTAGTAGTACTGATGGATCGAATTGTTTGATGGCTGCTAAATTTATCACCATTTAATCCTCCTGTTAATATAGTTTATGTATTTATTTAATTATAATGTAAAAAATGTGTACTTACTAGTGTTTATACAATTAAATCGAATTAATGATAATTTTATCAATTTATTATCACTACTTAGTTACTATGATTAAAATACTTATTAAGTTTTAGATATGAAGTAGTAGGTTATGACGAAAATCGATAAAAATGTAAATACTCGTAAATGAATCTTATTTTAGATGCAAATAACCAATGATTTCAACAGTATTGTTCGTAAAATAATGGACTTATTTTATGTAATCCGATTTCTTTAGAAATTGATTAAAACCCAATGGTAGCAACGTAATTATTAACTTTGTGTATGTTATCTCATATTAATCGTTATCTATTAATCGTAAAAGACAATGATACCAACGGTTTCGGAGCTATATTTGCTTAAAATGCCTTTGAAAATACAATTTCGGTACTTTTTTACTATATGATAATATCCAATGTATACAAGGATATATGTGATATTTTACGAATACAAAAACGATTATCTTTAGAATAGTGAAATGGGTACACTGAACTATTTTTAGGTATATTGAATCACATTATAGAAATTCTGTGTTTTATAAAATCGAAAATTTATCACTTGAGTGGAAACAGAAGTGGTAGCAGGTGATTCAGTGATCACTAATGTCATCTAAATGTAAACTAACCCCCCTTATCCAGTGTTTAAAGGATATAATGTATATTATTTTACCTATAACTGACAATATATACCACCTCTAACACACCTAAACTACTCTAACAACTCACTATAAAATACGAACATACATTCCTATAAACATAAAAGTATAACTATATCATATAAAAGTTTGTTGGTTCTTTTAAACCATCTGAACACACGTCACGTTATTATATTCGTAGTATAACAGACAGCGTTGAGCCGAGGTATTCTTTTTCATTATTTCACATATAATCATATACTTTCCATCCATACTCATTCATCACACTCAAACTTACACTCCCATGCAAAATAAAAAAGTAGAGAATATATTCCAACTCTCTACTAAGAAACCTATTACATTAAATTTAACTGGTCTAAATGTTCTCTAAGAAATAAATAGTCTAGTCCAGTAAATTATTTTAACTTTCTAATATACTTAGTATTTTCACTATATCTATCTTTTACTTCTAAAATTTCATAACCAGAATTTTTAAAATAAAAATTTATTAATTCCTTTTTATTAGAATAATGATTCTTTAAATATTTTCTGAATGACTTACTAACATTACTTATCGGTATAGGCTTATCTATATTCATACTATCCATTACACTAATAAAACTATCTAGCTTCTTACCTCTACCAGAGTCATACATACTATATAGATTAACCATACTTTTAAATGATAATCACATAAGCTAACTTGTTAGCGTTGTGGACAAACGACTGCTTGCAGTTGTGCGTCAGGCTCTTAATCTTTACGTTACTCATACAATCAAAATAACTTATAAAAAGTTGTCCAAGTATTTTCCCATTATATATTATTATTAAATAGGGAATAGATGGACAACTTTTATTATGTATTTAATTACATTAACTCGGGTAACTCCAAGGTTATCTCTTCAACTTGTTTAGGCTTAATATTAAACATGGTATTTGCTTGTTGTGAAGTTAGATTGTTATCAATCAAGAATGTATTAAGCAACTCATAACTATTTATATATGATGTACTGGATCGACTCAACAACTTATCGTTTATCTTCTTATCTCTATTCATATATTCTATAAGAGTCTTACTTGCATCATTAGAGCGATTCCTTGCATTTTCCATTATACGTTTCCTTATTTCATAGCTTACATTGTTATGTATTAATTCTTTCTCTATATCATCTAATAAGTATGTACGTTCATCTTCTAAGTGGTCATTATTGAATATAAGATGATGTGACTTGAAACTCCTTAGTATGTTTAGTTCTTTCAATAAACGTTCATTTACTATCTTATTAAACTTGAATGTTAATCCTTCTTTATACAATACGTTATACTTATCATCTTTATTGAATCCTAGTTGTAACATTGTTTCACGTTGTACTCTTAATATGTTACGTATTTCATCTGTAGTAGCTTCTCTATATGTTTCTTTAGTTTGTATAGGTGCAGGTTTGTATGTAGTACGTTCAATTCCATTGTGGTCTATGCTACTATCAATGTATAGTTTTAAGTTACCATATTCATTGTAATTAGTAGAAGCTAACTCAATAACTTTAATCATTATTACTTCTTTATGTATCAATAACTTTTTCTTTTGCAATCTATTCATAACTGTTTTAAGATTACTTACTAGTGAACTATTAACGTTGTTATAATAATCATTCACATGTTCTATATCAATATTTAAACCATTAGCAAGTAGTGGACGATTATAACCGTAATACTTACTATAATTATGATTAACAAACTTCAATGCTTGCATAAGTGCGCTGTTAGGCAATATTAGTTCGCCGTTACTACATAACATTAAATCAATCAATAGTAGTTCAGCATCTTTTATATAAGGGGCAATATTTCCACTTGTACTACGTTTATCAGTCTTGTCTTTTGGTTTTGAATACACTTCTTTGATAACAAATTTATTACCTTCTTTTTCGTAATCAATATATCGTTCAATTTCTTTTAATTGTGACTTCTTTCCATTACCAGTTTTTACTTTTTCACCTAGTGCTAAACATAACTCTTTATAATTCTTAAAAATTTGTCCTTCTGAAATGTTTTCTAATTTAATAATAATCATCTCTTTCTTAAGTATTTATTATATTAATTGTTGTACTGCAGCTATTTAATAACTGACAGTAACGGCAAAAAGAGAGCAGCTAATTTATAATTAAGCTGCTCAAAATATCATAACTTTCATGGTTAATTTCCCTTTGATCCAATCACTGTAATTACAATTCTAAATATAAATACAATCACAAGTATTCCGTACAATACAATGATAACCCAATCAAATACATTTAAATTGTTAAAATCAATCCATTGATACATTAGAAACGGTAAGAACAAGATAAAAAATAAATTTAAATAACCAATTTTCTTTAGCATATTTTAAGTGAGTATGGTAATATTATTATCAATAGGGAAGGGGAATGAATCCCCTCCGACTACTTGCGACTTTTCTTCTTTGACTTTTGCTGAGGCTTAGAAGAAGGTCGCTTTTTGCTTGTCCTCATATCGTGAATGTCTTTTAAGGAAGAAGTAATTTCTTTAAAGATTGCTACGACTGAGCCTGTCAACATGATAATGTGCTCAATATCCATACTTCACTGTGTCATCTCCTTTCCTTTAATATAATTCTATTATATACCATAAATTAATAAAACACAATACTATTTATGTATTTTATTAAGTAATTTCACGCTAAATATATCTACTCAATTTGTAGACTCTATTATTTTTAAATTTAATTCTATATTCACAATCTGACTTCTTAACCATCTCAATTACATTTCCGTTTAATAATTCTATACCACGTAAACTTTCCTTTATATCATCATTACATACCGTTATAAAATGTAACTGTCCATTTTGAAGCGGTTCACATTTCCATTTTTCAAATTTTAATTTTGTAATAGGCAGTGGGGAAGGTGATTGTAAATTTAATTTATCGACAACCTTACTAATAAACTTTTTTACACGTTCTTTAATACTAAAACGGCTATGATGCTCTTTACATGTAATCATAGCTTGTTACACCGTTATTAATTGTAATTGATCAATTGTATATTCCGTCTTTTCTTTAGCTGTTACAAGGCTTTGTGTAGTGTTAAAAGCTTCTTTGTATACGTTAGCAATCATCATATGCTCATCTGGTAAAAGAGTGTCAAAGAAGTATTTATTTATAAATAAGCAATCTAACATTTTGTCATTTTGCATTAACATCAAACAAGCTGTTTCATTTACTATCTTTACAGTGATATTTTCCATTGGATTAATCCTCCTTAATATTTCATTTAAAATATAATGTTTTCTGTTTTTACAACATTCAATTGATTATTAATGTTAATCAGATAACCTACTTCAATAAAGCGTCCTTCACTTGATTTAAAGAATTGTTTTGCCATATTTACAGCCTTTTCTTTTGTATCATATAAAGGATTTTCCCAACCAGTACCCATTAAATCACCAAATGTCCAACCTTTAATAGCGCTCATCGAATTATTAACTTCATCATAGGTAACTGTTATCATTTCATTTTGAGGAGTTTTAAAAGTCATTAACTGTCTGTAATCATCAAAATTTAAAACAGTGTTATTATTATCCATGCAATACTGAAGTACTGACTCTTTCCATTCTTCATATAAGTAAACATTTACTCCTTGTCGTGTATTTTCATTACTATCTGTAAATGATTGACCTATATAACACTCTTTAGCTTCTTTTAGTGTGCAGTTTATAGAAGTAGTTAAAAAATCGTTATTAGTAAAATTCACAATAATTTTAATTGTCATGGTTTATCATCCTTTTCGTAATAAATTTTTAACAGGGAAGGAGTGTAGCGATCAAGCTACACTCTGTAATAAGTAAATAACGTACTTTTTAGCATCATTTAAATTTTGTGTAGTTTTCATACTATGCACTTCTTTTTGCGTGTGCAGATCGTAAATAGAATAAGAATTCCTGTATTTTATGATAAAATAATTCCCACAAATATAAGCACGTTTATTCATATCATAAATATTGTCAGTAAATTTAATTGTTTTAGTTGTAAATTCATAACTCGATGCATCAACTTTAGATACTTTGTTTTCAATAGCTTGCTTTCTATCTCTATATATTCTGTTTTCGTATTTATTTAAATAACTTTCAAAATACTCTACAGCTTCATAAATTTTACCTTGTTTATTGTGGAGTGCATCTTGCTTTTTATTATATTTTGTAGCATTTAAATTGCCTCTTCCTGTAATATGCCAAGATGGATTATTTGCTTTACTATTTAGGTAAGATGAATATAAGTTATAATATTTACTCATAAAATTATTAAACGCTGTAATTAGTTTGTAATGGTGATATTGATTATCTGTAATATTTATAATTTGTTGTGTAGCTTCTTTTAATCGTTTAAATTCATCATGCATAACTGCAGTGTGATATCCTTCATCTTTTGGATAAAATGTGATACTGTTTAATCGTCCTTCTAAATCAGAACTAATTACATACTTATTGTGATTTTCGAACTCTGGTACATCAATTTGTACTGGCTCCGTATTTTCTGCAGTTTCAACATTGCTATTAGTTAACTTTTCAGCTAAAGCCAGTGTATCTTTATTCTGTTTTGAATACCAACATTTGTTAAATCTTGACCATCTAAAACCGTTAACTTTTAATTCTGTGCGGATCTCTTCGCTTGGTTTATCAGTGAAGTATAACTCTACACCGTTTTTATCATCATTCAACTTCATAGTAATAGTATTTGACGTTTCTACTTCTGAAGTGTTTGTATTGACTTCCTCTGATACTACAATAGGTTCTTCTTGAGTTTCATTAATAGTTTCAATTTCGATATGTCCTTTTGGTTGTTCTGGTTTACGTTTTGCCTTTTGATATACTGTTTTAGTTGTAACTTCTTCTACTTCTTTAATCTCCATTACATCAATAGTAGAATCTGAAATATAATTTAAAAGTCTTTCTTCACTGATCCATAATAAGTTATTAGAGACTTCTTTTAATTTTTGAAGTTTTTTACCTAGCTTTACGAAACTGTATTTTTTACCTTTTGAACCTTCTGAACCTTCTGAAACTTTTGTTAATACAAACGCTGTACCTTTATAAAAACCACCTGTGAAATTATGATTAAGTTTGATAATAGATTGATCAACGATCAACTCATTACTTTCTGATTTTACTAATTTATCAACTTTTTTAACTACTTGCTTTTCGACCTTTATTAGCTGTTCACTACCATTTAAAACAGCTTCAAATTTTGATGCTAACTTTTCCATGTTTTGATTTGTTAATTCTCTGTTATTAGTATCGTAAGAACTAATTAAGCCATTTCCTTTTGCTAAGATTTCACCGTCTTTTTCAATATGCCACATACTCATTTTAGGAGTTTTATGTGAAAAGGTAGGGAATACATATTCAACAGTATAAGAAGTTTCTTGTACTTCTTTTAACTTTTCAATTTTCTTAAAAGCTACTTCTTTTTCGTTTTCACTAGAAGCTTCATCATTCATAGTTGCTTCAAGCTTTTTAATTTTATCGTAGTTGTTCGCTGTACCATTGGCGTTATAATTGTATGATCTAACTTCACGACCACTATTAGAAGTGCTGTACTGATCTACTAATAATACAAAACCGTCTTTAGTTGCTACTCCATCCCAATGTGCAGGACTCCAGTAATCAGTCATTGCGTCGCTTGCATCTGGAGTATATCCGAAAATAGTCCATCCATTGTTTTCAAGTACATGCATTAAGGCAACTTTTGCGCTTTGTTTGTCGTAATAGTTTGTCATTTGAATTACCACCTTTTAATATTATGTATTTCCTTAATTAAAATTATAAACGAAACATTCTTATATTGCAAGTTATTTTGTGTATTTTATTATTTAATTTCTAAAAAGAAAGTGACTATAAAAGTCACTTAGATTATTTCATTTAAAAGTCTTCCATTTACAATTATAATTAAGTTATCATGCATCATCTTAAACAACTCATTTAATCCAGATAATAAGCCATAATGCTGTAAAATGATAAAGTCTTTAAAAGTGAATTCAAGTTTTATATGGAAGTATCCTTCATCGAACCAGTATGATGAATCTATATCATTGATATCAGACATACAATCGAAAACATTGTTATTGAAATGTGAGAATTCAAGTCCATTTTCTCCAATTACTTCAACGATAGATTTATTTTGTTCTTCCATAAATGAATTAAACTCAATTTCCATTAAATAGTGAATGATTGAATTTAAACTAGGAATGTCGTTATTTTCTTGATAAATCTCAATAATGTCATTTACCGCATTAATTGAAACACCTTTAAAATTATGTAAGAATTCATTTTCTATTACGTTTTCAAGTACTGTTTTGATCATATTGTTTCCCTCCAGTTTTTATAAAAAGCATATTTTATGAAAATAGGTGAGGAGGATTTATTCCTCACATGTTATATACCTTTATCAACCTTAAATGTAGATGTACCATAGTGGTTCATATATTTGAAAATATTCTCTACTTCTTTATTTATATCGAAGTTATTCAAGTTAATTAATACTGAATGATTGCCAAATGCACCATAAATAATCATATCTACGTCAGCTATCTCTAAAGGTTTAATAAAAAAGTAGGCAAGGTTATCATCATGTTTATCTTTAACTTCAATAGTAACATCCTCTAAAGTTTCACTGCTTAAATAGTTCACTATGTAATTTTTAAATTCTTGTTCTTTCATTTGTAAATCCTCCCAATTGTTAGTATGTAAGTCAATTCTAACTTAAAACCTAATCTAAATAAATAACTGTATCTGATTTACTTACTTAGATTAACCTTTAAGCAGTCAACTTAATGACTCGTTACTATTTCCTTGTCTTTATAATACTACAAATACATAACGTTGTAAAGTATAATTATGTATTTTATTAATTAATTTTCGTAATAAAGAATAAAGCTATAGATAATACATTTACAGCAATTCCGATCCTATAATAGGAATCTTTATCTTCTTGTGAGTCATCATCCATCCATAAAAAATTATCTATTGTAGACTTAATTTTACTAATCATCATGAATCCTCCTATGTAAATTGAGAGTAGGGAGAACCTCTCAATCATCAAATTTTAATTTAATATGCTTATTTACATTATCAGCAACAACAATTAATTCATTTTGAATAACTTCAACTATGATGCTTGTTTCATTATCCTTTGCGATACTATTTATATTTTCTTTATACTTTTGTATCTTGTTATATAATTCGTTAACGTTCTTACTTGCTTGCAAATCATCTATGATGTGTCTTAAATCTGCATATACTTTCATTTCATTCTACCTCCTTTATGTATCTGTCCATCTGAAGGAGAGTAGGGGAGTTATTCACTTTTGAATGAAATGGTTATTTTATTTAATACACTTGTACAGATAAGTCACTTGTAATCTTATAAATATTATCGCTATTCGTATCTACGCTTATAAATGCTTTTATTTCATTTTCAATATCTTCATTTTCTTCTATTTCTAAGACTCCATATCCATAATTACTAAATAAAATTTCTATAATTTCATGTGTTCTGTTAATAGCACTTTCTGATGATTCATTGTCTTTCATCTCTACATATAAGTGTAATTTTGTATTTTCCATTTGTATAACTCCTCAATTAATTATTTTATAAAACAGTTGTTTTACTTAATCTTCATCATTATCCAATTCCCGATAATGCACATAATTTTCATGATTGTAAATAAGATCGTGTAAAGGCTCTATAACGTCCAATAGCTCCACTGCATCTGATTCCGTGTAACTAATGATTGTATTCAGCAATTCTTCATGTTTTTCACTGTATTTAATACTGTAATCTCTAAGTGTATGCAAACATGATTTATATATCTGCTCTAATTGTGTAATGTTCATTTCTATATTCATTTATCGACAGCCTCCAATCTTGTTAATTCCCATAAAGAATCATCTGCAAATGTACCGATAAACTTTTTACCATGATGAAGGGAAGTAGTATCAATTTTAAAATTTTCATCAATCTTATAATCATTCACTCCAACATAAACCACGTTTTCAGTTTCTGCTTTTGAATCAAGGAAGAAATGTCCTTCTTTAGTGCTGTACATATAGAATAATTCTGTTTGATTATCTTTTAAGTTATTTGATTGAGTACATTTATTTGAAGAGTAATTTATTTCTTTAGCTAAAACATCTGTATGTGTTGTTGCTCCAGTGAATAGGGTAAAAGTAGTAACAATTGAAAGTAACATGTTTTTGATTTTCATAATTAATGACCATCCTTTTTTATTTTGTTATTTAAGTGAGCAGGGTAGGGATAACTCCTTGTAAGCTTAGATAATATTTACTTTTTAATTAAGCTGCAGTGCTAATTTTGCGTTCCGCTGTTGATACAATACATTTAATATTATTGATCGTTAAAGCCCAATTACGAGCTAATAGCTTGTTCTTCTTGTCTGTTAACTTATCCTCAAGCTTTGTCATTGCATCTGATAATAACTGTTTAACATTACCCAACTCCTGTGTAGCTAGCTGATAATCCTCTTTAGCTGTAGATATTACGTTAGAAGCTAATTCTTTGAAGTATGTAACCAGTTGTACAGTAGTTGAATTTTCGATTTCTAATTCGTTGTTTTGTGTATTTTGTTTGTTAGCTAATTCTGTATAGTGATCTGTTAACATTGTAATGATCTCATCTTTTCGCATTTTACGTTTCTCATCACGGTTGTACCACGCTAAACCTTCTTTATTTGCTTCTGTTTGTAACTCCTTAGCTGTCATATTAGATAGTGCGCTGATTTTGTTTTGTAATTTCATTTTTATTTCCTCCAATGTGTTTATGTATTTCTTAACTGTCCTTATATTACCATGTGTAGATTATAAACGTCAATAGATTTTATGTATTTTATTATTTAATTTTTATCAATTCGTCTTAAACCATGATATTACTGGGTTTATTTGAAATATTACATATAAATTTCTGAGTTTCCTCTTATTAAATATTTAAAAGTGAAAATAAGATCTAAACGAATGAGAATGGATGTTCAATTTCTAGGTAAGATCATTGGTCATATATACAAAGGAAACATTTTAGGAATCTATGTAGTAGGGAACAAAATCATTCAACGTAACTAAGAATCAAATACTATATTGTTAAGAATTTTGTTATCACCTATCTAGATCCAATGAGGATAGGGGACATAAACATTACCAATGGAAAGTTAACAATTACCCATTCTAATAGGAAGAAACTCAATCATACACCGAACTCATCCGAAAAATGAGTATAAAGTTAAAATTTTCTAGATTATTTTAAAAAAACACTTGTATCTTACTTATAAGATATATATAATTTACTTATAGCTTACTTATAAGATAAATTACTGAAAAGCATGAAAGACTTTGGTAAATAGGCATTTGTCGAGATTTCATCTGCTTCGATGTAATTATAAAGTTGATGTTAAGGATCACTAATTATGGTTTAAATAATAAAATGAATAAAAATTACATATTATCCAATAATTAGTTAAGTATTTAATTCGGAATATGAAAAATAATCCAATTTTACAGTTATACAAGTTAAGTTGATGTGATATACTGAAGTTAAAAAACATAAAATAACAAAATAAATAAAATACATAATAAAAGGAGAATAAGAAAATGATGAATCAATTAAAATTAGTTGCAAATAATTCAGTGGGGTATAATTCAGAAGTAAGTTACAATAAATACGAGGTATACAATACTTTGCTGCACATGGATGGGGAAGTAAGAGAAGAGTGCATTAACAACATAAATGAGGAATATGGGTTTGAATTAGTTGATAAATATGATCTAGCTCGATATGAAATTTCAGTAAATAACTCTGACGAAGAACTGGAGATGCCTACTCTGTTTGCACCAAGCTTCACTAAAGATGAAACTGATTATTACAAAGATCAAATGAAAGAATTACAAAAAGGGTATATGAAGTTATTAGCTAATCAATAAAAGTAACATAATAATATGTAATAGACAGGTTTATTTTTTAACCATTAAATAAATATATACATAACGATTGATAGAGGTGGTATTTAGTGTCATGAAGAATAGAAAACACTCTCTGTGATTACGCTAGCTATTTTAAAAGCTGTTTAACTGTATATGTTTATGTAATATCTCAATTTTATTTAATTTAAGTGCATATTGGAGGTAATAACGAATGTATTTTCGACATATAAAATATGAAGTAACTAGAAGTTTATGAACGATAATCAGAAAATTATAAATATGGAAACTGGAATCTGTAGGATTTCTGAAAACAAAAAATGAAATGCACAAAATTTTATAAAACAAAAAGTCAAAACTATAGAATTAAAAAATCAAAATCGTAGAATTTTACATTTCAAAAAATGAAACCTGTAGAATTTTAAAATACGAAAATAGAGATAAATAAAAATCTTGATTTATTAATTGTGTGATTTTGAAAAATAAATCTAACAGAATTTAAGGAGTGAAGAAAATGATAAAAGCAAGTATGCCTATGTCAGTAAGCAAATTCGATAAACTTATTGAAAGTGAAAGATTATTCTTTGACTTTCCAATTCAACGGAAAGATGATCAGTGGAATTTAAAACAGAAGTCTTTGCTAGTTCATTCATTAATAGCTGATTATCCAATACCGCAGGTTTACACAATTGCCGAAGTGGAGACTAAGGACAATAAAACAGCTAATTCCTATAATGTTATTGATGGAAAACAACGTATTACAAATCTAATTTCCTATTTTAAGGGTGAATACTCGCTTCATCCTGATACACCTTCAGTTATTGTCAATGATACTTATTTCAATATTGGTAAAATGAAATTTGATGAATTACCAGAACCAGTACAATTAGAGTTTCAAACTAAAACATTAAACATGTATTATTTAAGTGACATTACAGAGACTGAGAAGCTTGATCTGTTTTATCGATTAAACAATGGGGTTAGTCTAAGCGTACATCAGAAGAATAAATCCGTTATGGGTATAAATGCGTCAATTAAATTAAATAAACTATCTGAGCATCCATTTATGATTAAGAACGCATACTTCACACCAACACAAATGCGAAAAGGCGAGGATCAAGCAGTTTTGCTACAGACACTTATGTTATTTGATGGAGGATATGAGTTAAAGTCATTCGCTAGTGATGAGCTAACAAAATATTCACAGCGATTATATGAAGAAATGAATGAGGGACTATTTGAAGATGTGGAAAAAGCTATGACTCTTTTACATGAAGCTTATGGTGATGAATCAGATAAGTTCTTATTGAGAAAAATTAACCTACCAACTTTAATTTATGTAATGAAACATTTTGAAGATCAAGATTATGACAAGCAGCATCTTATTGACTGGTTAACATTGTTCTCTAACACTATACAAGGTATTTCTGATGATATTCCAACTAACTATAAGGAATTTGCGAGCGCATGGGGAATTAAGAAGGTGAATGTAGAAGGACGCTTAGAATCAATCACAAAACACTTAGATGAATTCTATAATCGAATGGCGAAAATTGAAGTGTAAAAGAAAATTAAATAATAAAATACACAAAATTAATTGACTGTTGATACTAAATTGTGGTAATCTTGTGTTAAGAAAAATGGTGTCTTCAACTAATTATAAATACTAATTGGAATTTGTAGTTGGAAGTTGTATACCATTTAAGCATCAAGTAAAATTGATCTATAAAAGTATAATATTATTGAATGGTAAATAGGAGGAAATATATATGCACTATATTACATTACAAGTTCAAAGCATTTTACTAGAAAATGGTTTCTTAGATATAAAAGTTGTTGAGGTCGATAGAAGAATGACGATGGTATATGAGATTACAACAAACGAACTTAGACTAAACCCGAAAATAGTAGAAGATTATATTGAAAATGACGAAAGAATGTCCAGATGGTTTGCTGAAGATATTATTCTTAATGCAATGCTATTTCATGAAATTGGTCACTACCTTGATTTTAAAGAAAATCCAAAGTTAATTGAACTTGCAAGTTATTATAAATTCAATGGTTCATTTGAGGAATATAAATTATTTTGTATTGAACGCGAAAAAAGAGCGTGGGAAATTGGTAGTACATTAATTGATGAAGATTATTTAGAAGCGTTTGACATGTTAAATAGAATCAATATGCATAGTTACGAAAATATGGAATTGAAAGAGCGTTAGACTGGTATTTAAGTAATATCAGCATTTTATATAATAAATTGAATGAACGGTTGGGGCTTGTTTATATTACGCACATATAGGAAATATTTAATATATGTCTGGTAGAGGAGTGTCAACAAATGCATTTCATCATAGTCGATTTAGAAGCTACAATACAAAAATATAAAGATGAGCCAGTGTACTTAACTGAAATTGGTGCAATAAAAATGAACTCATCTGGGGAGTTAGTAGGTAAATTTCATTCATATATAAGACCTACAAACAAACGATATGTTACAAACGTAAAAATAGATAATAAAATTACAACCAAAAAGGAAGATTTAGAAAAAGCCTCAGAAATTAAAATTGTCATGGGTAGGTTTAAAAAGTGGATACATAATAAAAATTATGTTTTGGTTTTTTGGTCTTACTCTGATTTATATTTATTAATAAAACAATACTCCAATAGACAGTTTGATATATCTTGGTTAAAAAATTATTGTGACTTACAAATGTCATTTACTAATCATTTCAAAGAAGTACAGCCAATATCACTGAATAAGGCTATGAACTATGTTGATCATGGATTCATTGGTAAGAATCATAACGCCCTTAACGATGCATACAACACAGCAAAAATTTTAAGATTCTTATTTAATAAATCGGCAAAAGTTAGTTTTGATCACAATCCCTTTGAAAAGTTAATTTGCCCTTTGTATAAAGAATGTTCAAAATGCAATGAGGTAAAATATTATAAGGATTTTGCAAAAAGTAAAGGTAAGATTAAGAAAGTTTGTTGGAAATGCCTTGATGAAAAGAATCGGATAAGAAGAGAACTAAAAGAGCTTAGGTTATCAATTAATGATTGATTTAAGCTAAAAAAGGAGTGTAACTAATGGAAAAAGCAACATTTGATATGATTAAAAGTTTCCATAAAATAGAGAACGATATTTATTTTAGATTGTGCGAAAGAGGTATGGATTCTAGTGAAGTAGAAGATATACTAAATGATTCAGGAGATTATTACTCACAGCTATTGAGATTAGGGAAATATGCTGTTGAAGAAGAATGTGTAAATAAGGAAACATATATTCAAGAACCTTACGAAGATATTGAAAGATATATTAAGCTATATGTGATTTACGAATATGATAACGGAATGGCTTTATGTGAGACTACATCTGGTTCAATTTATTTAGTCCCACAGCGACTATTAGCTTGCTACAACGAAGAAGAATTTACTGAAGAAGAAGACCATGAAGAAGTGGAAACTGAATATGTAGTTAGCTATCTTGATTTACAGATAGATAAATTTAAAACATTATTCTTTAGCTCTAAAGTAGAAGCTGAAGCTAAATATAAAGAAGTTAAAAGCAATAAAGATTGTATGTCTGAACAAATTCAGAGCAAAAGAGAATATGAAAAGTATGAATTAGGAATTGATTGAGATTAGATAATAGAAGTCTTTTATTAGATAGAGAGGGTGTTCATTATGATAGTGATTAAAGGAAAATCAGAAAAATCAAAGTATGTAGAAAATCTTATAAGAAAAGAGTTTCTAACAAACAAAGTTGTTATAGTAGATGCTATTGGATATAACGGATGGTCAGGAGGAAATTGGTCGACTATATGGACTATAAATAGAAGAATGAATCATAGCCAAGTTATTGCTTCTTTTGAAGATGACTATGAATCGTTTGAAAAATTTGATTGGGTAGTATTCTATGTTAACTCGGATAATGAATCTATAGATGATTTTAAAGAATTGGATAGAAAGTATCCGCAAAATTTTATCATCACAATTAAGTCTAATGAAGGGTTAACAACTAGATATTTTATATGAGTTGAAATAGGAATTATGAGATTAAATTAAGTCTTTTATTATAGAAGAAGGTGAATTATGTTTCAGAAAAGATTAAAAATTGCTCGTAAGAACAAAAAGTACACTCAAGAAGAATTAGCTGAATTAGTGACGACAACTAAAGCCACTATAAGTAACTATGAAAATGGATACAGTACTCCTTCAATTGATATGCTCTTGCTATTATCATCGAAACTCGATGTGAGTGTAGATTTCTTGCTTGGTAATGACGATATAGATTCTTCTGATATTGAACTATTTTCAAAAGAGGAATTAGTAGTTATCAAAAATAATTTAACTGAAAATAAAATTAAGTTAGAATCGATCATTTTAAAAATCGATAAATTGTTGAAATAAAAGGTGGTCATAATTTGGAAGTTAATAATAGAATAGTCGGTAATGAGAAGATGTTACTTTCAAGTAATGTCATTCCACTTTTAATTTACCCATTAAATGAATATAAAGTATTTAAAAAAATTGACGTACTCTCAATTAATCAACTAAGTCATGGTCTTTTAAAATTACAACTATCTGATGGTAAGAGTTATACAATAAAAGGTGATCTAGAAGAGATTTATGAAGAGCTAAATAGATAATCGAATTGTTGGGAGGAGTATATAGTGAAATATGAAGTTATTGAAACATCTTTTGGAGAACACTTTAATTCAGTTAAAATTGAAGATATTGATAGGGGAATGAGACTTGTTTATGACATTAGAATTCGTTTCGATAAAATGAAAGTATATGTGGACAGTTATGGAATTAAAATCGGAAGACAGCGAGAGTTTAGATATCCCAAATTAGATGACAAGGAATATCGAAGTGCCAGTATGGAGGAGAGAAAATTATTAGTAAGGAAGTTCCATGAAGAAAATATTCCTTCTGAAGTATTGAATTTGGCTATGAATGAATTTCTAAAAGCTATTACAGTTGATAGTTTTTAATTAATATGAAGTTATTATTAAAATGGGAGAGGATAAAATGAATCTAAAAGTCGGAGATGTAGTAAGGAAACCAAACGGGCTTTTTATAGTAACTGATATATCAAAAGAAAAGGATATTAAGTTTGAAGACTTTAAAAATTACATTAACAACAATTATTTTATTGAATTTAATGGTGATCGTCTTTCGCTGAATGAAATTAATGAGATATTATGCGAAGAGTATTTGACACTTGGCAAGAAGACAGTTATTGAAATTGACTAATGAAAATGATTGATAATATAGAACTATTATTTAAATCGAGGAGGAAATTTAAATGAGTAAATTTGAAGTACAATATGAAACACGACTATTAAAAACAGCTATTGTTGAAGCTAATTCTCATAGTGAAGCAAAAGATAAATTTAACAATGGTGACTATATTGATGATTATGAGGATGATATTTTAGATACTCATGTTGTTTCAGTAAGTACTACTGAAGATTAAATTTTTATAAAACACATCTATTATTAAATCATTGAAAGAAAATGATCAAGAAAGGAATGAGGTAAATAATTAAATTAATAATGATTGCTTGGCTTTTGTTTATGTTAATAGTTATATGCATTCCAGTAGTGATGATAAAAAGAGGCATTTATATGACCGGTAGAGATTTATTTTTCACATTCATAGGGATGCTTGTCATGGTCGGATTTTCTTTGATAGCTGTATTTACTTAATATAATCACTTTGAGAAAAATAAGATAGGAGGCATCCTGACTATTAATAAAATAATATACATAAAGGGTAAAAATTGAATGAGTGATAAAAATAAATTATGGCTTCAAATGCCAACTGAAGTAGTAAGAAACATTGGATTTAATATTGATAAAAAGTCTTTTGCTGTATATGCGTATTTACTTTATAAAAAGTTTAAAGCGTTCAATAATAGCGAAATAGATGTTTTACTTATAGATATAAAAGCTGTGACTGGAATTACGGATAATAGAACAATTAAGAAGTGTTTTTCAAATTTACATTCTCAAGGTTTAATTAAGAATCAAATAGATAAGTTGCCTATTAACAAACCATTACAAATTATAATGTTAGAGCCTTATAAAAATGACTACTTTACACAATTACCTTTAGAGCTATTAAAATTATTGAATAGTATAGGATTAATTGGATTTAGATTAATGTATTACTATGAATCATTTATTAACAGAAGTAATGTATCCAAGCAGTTTTGTTATCCAAGTTATGAAACTATTCAAATTGATTTAGGGATTAGTAATTTCTCTGTAACAAAGTACAATAAATTGTTAGTAAAAGAAAAACTAATCACTATTACTAAGCACAAAGCAGAATATGATCCATTTGGAGACAGTGGGCTAGAAAAGTTTAATAATCATTATAGTGTTAATTTACATAAGTTATAGAAACTAAAAAGGAGAAGAAGAGGAGAAAAATTAAACGATTAGAATTTTACCTGAAAAGGTGAAATTATGAATCGTAAATACTGTATATTATGTATCTTATATATTATTCTTTATATACAAAGATTTATGCAACCTTTGCTAGTAATTCGCTTTATGAGATATGGTAATTGAACTAGGCAATAGTTGCATTTGGCTTTACTAATGAATTAACGCTTATTTAATTCATAAAGAGCTCCAATTTATTTGATATATAAAGTGTGCTGAATAGTAATAAAACGTCTAAAATCAATTGGAAATAATATTAAAAGTTAAATAAAAGATTCGTATTATCAAATGAGAAGAAATGCTCTCAATTAAAAGTATATACTGAGTACAGAAATTATAAATATCCTCTGTACTCAGTTTTGTTAGCAACTCCTATAAAACAACTCTTTTGAAATTTCTTTGCTATACTAAATTGAGCTAAATCATTAATGCAGGTAAGTAAGTGAATTCCGAAGATCATTACGAATAATGGAATATAAGAAGTAAAAATAGGCATTAAAAAAACCAAAAAGATAGAGATAATTATTAATGGTGATATTGAAATGATCATTAAATCTTCTCTTTTTATTGCTCCATCAAGTGAATTATTTAGTAAATTTAATTTTGGATTATACTTAAGGATTTTAAAAGGAATATAATGTAACATCTCATGTGTAGGAATAATTAATAAATAAGATAAAATTACAAATATAAATGTTTTATTAAAAGATAGTGGATAATTGAAAAATTCAATTTTCATCATATACCCAGAAGCCAATATCAATACGTATGCAACTAATCTAACATAGATACTTTCTTTGATTGTAGTTGAATTTACACAATTATTTAAACTATATTTCTCCAACATTTCTTTATCTAAATCATCTTGAGTGTAAACTTCCAAATCGATCACATCCTTTTATATAGTATTTCTGAAAATATAAAATTTAATCATATGGGTCGTAATTGTATATGTAAATTGAGAACAGTTTATTCACTTAAACGGATATTTTCCTATTACTTTGCATATAATTTATATGAGGTGAACTGGTTTATGATGTATATAGTTGTAGACTTAGAAGCGACTAAAAAGAACTGGAGAAGTAAACAATCGTCAATTGTAGAAATCGGAGCTGTGAAGTTAGACGCAACGATGGAGATAATAGATACATTTTCCAGATTTGTTAAGCCTAAATTCAAACGACTTATGTCTAATGAATTTTTAATGAATCAAACTAGGTCAGATATTGTAAGTGCTGATGACATAAATACAGTTAACGAGGAACTTGTAAAATGGATTGGATATGATAAATATATTCTAGTTTTTTGGTCTAAAAGTGACTTAAATATATTATTTGATCATTATGAAATAGAAAAATTCAATTTTAGTGCGTGGCTAAAAAATTACTGTGATTTACAGGAAAACTTCACAAGTCATTTCGAATTAGATAGCCATCCTAGTGTTACAACAGCTATGAATACATTTAACAGGCATTATGAAGGGGTAATCCATTGTGCTATAGATGATGCATGGAATACTGCTATAATCCTTCAAGAGTTGTCAAAATTGAAGGAGATTACATACTACAGTAACCCTTATGAATTTAAAACATGCAAACTATATAAAAAATGTAAAATATGCAATGAAATTAAGTCAATTAATTCAATGAGAAAGAATAATCCTTGGAAAAATAAAAGAGAAAGAGGAGATTATAAACGGATACCATCAAATATCTGTTTAACATGTCATCATAAAATGAGAGAAGAAAGAATAGTTCGAGCTTTAGATGAGAAGCATGAAAAAGTAGAATGATGATAGACGGTTCTATAATTGTCAATACAGATACTATTTTTAATAAATGGATAGTATTATTTAGAGATGGTAGATTGATTTCTACTCTTTTTAAATAATAAAATACATAAAAATATTGTTTAATTAATTAATTGGTGCTAATATAAGTATAAGAAATTAAGAAATACTAAATTTTAGGAGGGGAAATAAATGTTACATTATAAAAATAAAGAAATTATTAATCCTAATCGCAAAGACGTAGAATGCTGTCCAGTCTGTGAAAATACTAGAGGGTTTGCATTTGGCACTTGTGTTAGTTGTGGATTTAATTATATTAGTGCAACATTTAACTTTATAGAAGTTAATGTGGATCATTTACCAAAAGAGATTAAAGATGCCTTAGTAAAGTATCATGCAAAGAAGTATGGCGTAGAAACTTTTACTTCATATGATAATTATTAATAATGATTGATTTACGTAATAGAGGAGTTTTATAAAAAGTCAAAGGAATGATTTATTTGAATAAACCAATAAAATTATCAATAGGGTACGAGCATCTTAAGATTGATTTAGTTAAAAATGAACATCATGCATGGCACTTCGATCAAGTTAAGAATCATACAAATAAATATCGAGTTGAATTGCCTGATAAGGATTTTGAGCGACTGTTTAAATTACAGATGAAAGGCAAAGATATTGAGTGGATGTTGCATAAGATGGGGAAATGTAATATGTCTCTTATTGATACGTTAGTTTCCTATATTACATATTAAATAAAAGGTGGAATACATAATGAAAGAACGGATTTTTACTGATAAAGAAGGACAAGAGTTGATAGTAAAACATCGAAAATCAGCAGTCTTGTTTGAAGGAAAAGCAGATATATCAAAACCGAATTCTTATGGTGAAAGACATAGTGCTTATATTTGTATTAAAGAGTTACGTAAATTGTATAATTTCTCTAAGGAAGAGTTTGAAGAATTCATAGCGTACTGTGAAGAGATTTCCAATGAGAGTTGGTCTAATTTTGAACCGAAAGTTGCGGATAGTATTGGTGCCGATTATGATGATTATTACGACAAAGAGTTTGACAATAAGGGTAGTCTATCTATTCGAGCAGGGATTATTAGCATAGAAGCACCATATACTCAATTAAAATCAAGTGGCGATATTATACGATTTATCAAATTTAATAAGAGAAAGTTTGAGTCGTTTGTATTTGATTTACGGAGATCTGTATCTCAGTAATTAAATAAATTGATTCTATTATCAAAAGCATTTGGAGGAGCATTAATGAGAGATGTGAAATATATGAGGGAAATTACAAATAATAATCCAGAAAATGAAGTTGATAAAATTTTGAACATCATAGAGGAATCAGCGAATAATGGTAAATCATATGTGAAAGTATACATTGGTTCATCTGATGAAGATGCATCTACTACATTTAAAAGGAAATTCTTAACTCAAGAACTTGAAAAACTAGGTTTTGATGTTGATTCAAGTTTTGAAGTAGAATGGAGATTTTTAATAAGTAATTTGACTAAATGGTACTTAGAGATTAATTGGTGAATTAGATAATAGTCACGTTTTATGAAAGAAAATACAAAACACAAGGAGAGATTAAATATGCCAACAGGTTACACGAGTGATATTTATGAGGGGAAAGAAATTTCAGCAAAAAAATATATTTTGAAATGTGCAAGGGCGTTTGGTGCAAATGTAACGATTCGAGAAGAAGGTTTAGATTTTGAGATTCCCATATACGAACCTAATGATTTTCATTTGAAGAATATCGAAAGAACAAAGCTTAATATTGAAAAATTATCTTCAAAAACTGATGAAGAAATTGAGAAAGAAATTAATGATAATTACGAAAAACGATTGAAAGAAAATCAAGAATCTATCCAAAAGAAGCTTGAACTTGAAAAACGCTATACAAAAATATTAGAGGATGTTCGAAACTGGAATCCACCAACTGATGAGCATATCAATTTAAAAGAGTACGCAATTAATCAGTTACTAGATTCAATCAATCATGACTGTGATACAAGGTATTATGAGCAAGAAATTGAAAAAGAATCGGTTGCTGAATACAGAATTTCAAAATTGAAATATCTAACAGAAGATTTAGAACGTAGTATTGAGAGTCACAAGAAAGAAGTTGAGAACGTAAATAAGCGTAATGAATGGAACAGATTACTGAAAGAAAGTTTAGTTTAAATAATATATTTGTATCATTTAATACATAACATACACTGACAAATTTCCTGAAGTGAATTGTAAATATGTTATAATTAATGGAAAAGGAGTGTTATTATAGCATGGGTTTCTTCTCAAACAATTCAAGAACTAAGCCAGTTAATGTATTTAAATATCATGAAAAGGTTGCTAATAGTTTAGAAGCAGGAAGAAAATATACATCTGAAGTCAAAGGAGAAACGGTTTGGGATAAGTACGACAGTCCAGAATATTCTCATCGTTGTAAAGTGGAAATGAAACGCAATTTGGCTATATGGTCACGTTAAGTGAATAAAAATGAACTAAATGGAGTAGGATAATTCGTCTTACTCCTTTTTATATAATAAAATACATAAAATGTGTTGTAATAAAATATAGTCTGTGGTAATATTTAGTTAAATAATAAAAGGAGTGATTGAAATGAACGAGCAAAAAAGAATTCAATACATAAAAGGGTTATCAGAGAATGGGCTAATGCATGAAATTAATTATGATGATATTAACTTCTTGATTGGAATTGCAGATAGATTAGGGAGCTTCGCAAGTGAATTTGATCCCAAGATTAGCGAAGGACAAATGAATAATTATGCTGAAGCATATCAAGAAGCGTTAACAAATAGAAATTGAATGAAACCAATATATTATTTAAATTAAAGGAGGAATAGATAATGGGCAGTAAGTCTCCACAGGCTAGACGCAATGAGCTTATTGAAAGAACTAAAGAGAAAAGAAAAGCAAATAAAGATAAGGATTATATTTCTTTATCATCGTTAAACATCGTCATTGAACCTACAATAAATGCAAATGTTTTAAAAGCAGTTAAGTTATATCTAAATGACTCTGAATGGGAATATAAATATGACTTAGATTATAAGCTACAGTGCTTAATGACTGATCATCTACAAAATTTAAAACGAGGTAGTTGGAGAGGTAATCTAGGTAACGAGTTCTCAGTTTTTGACGAGATTAATTTTATAGATATGGTTAATTTAATTATAAAAATACGAAATGATGAAACTATATGAGTTTGGTAATTTTAAATTCAGGAGGAAATTAAATGGAAGATAATAAGATTACTGCCATCACAGGTATTGGAAAAAGTCATGCAGAGTATGTTGGCGATTTAACTAGAGCTATGTTGGAAGTGTACAAAAATGAAGATACCAATCCTATTAATTTAGGTATCACAGTGGAAGAATTTAATGAAATGAATGAAGTAATGGAAATGAAGCCTAAAAAGAAAAGTAATGGATTTCTTGAAGGTAAGAAAATGAATAAAATACTTGGAAAGAGAAAGTGAGAGAATGATGATGAGTAAGCATAAAGAAATAACACCTAAGAAAGTAAAAAAGAATTCAGATAACCTCATCAATTTCATAGATAATATGTCAAGAAAGGATTTTAGGCGATTTCTTAAACAGTTTGAAATTTACGTTAAGAATAATAAACGTTAAGTAATATCATGCTTTTATTAAATAAATTGGAGGTGGCAGGTAGTGAGTATTCAACAAATAATAAGAGAATTAAAAGAGATATTACCAGAAAGTAATTTTCATGTACAACCTGAGACATCAAAAAATAAGTTAATTGAACTTGAAAGAAAATATGATATGACCACTTATGAATTTGTGAATATGAAGAAGGATATATCGAATGTAAGCGAAGATGAAAGGTATCATTGGTTAAATACTTTGGAGACGTATTGTAATTTCGGTGGAATTATAGAAGGCGTAAACAATTAAAACAATAATATACATAATATATTTTCGGGAGGTATAAAATTGAATAATAACAAATGGCAAGTTGGCTATAAAGAAGTAAAGAACTTCATCCATAATGAATTACAATTATCAGACAGTGAAATTAAAGATGCTATACATAAAGTGCTACAAAACGAGGTAAGAGAGCTGATAGGTAATAATGGAGAGTTTATTCAATCAGTAGTTAGACAAGAATTACGAAGTCTGATTAAAGAAGAAATGATTAAAGCAACTGTAGGAAATTCTAAATACCCTCAGCATTCTTTGAAAATGAATTTCTATGATCTTGATAACCCTGCAACGTTTTCTGAATACATCAGTGGAGTCATTAAAGAAGAAGTAGTAAATACCATTGATAAGGTTTTTGATGTGAAGTTCGATATATCTATTAAACAATAGATTAAATAATACTAAACTTTTACGAAAGGTGGAAAGTTACATGGAAGATCCTCTTATCAATCACATAAAAGATAAAATTGAGTATTGGAGCAATATTGAAACATGGAACAATGTTGCAGTTAAAAGAACTCAAGAATTAGTATTAGGTGAATTATATGATATTTTACTATGTTTAGAAGAACCAAAGCTACATTAAAGATATATAAAATAGACTTATCATTTAAGAAGAGAGGTTAGTATTTAATGAATCAAGAACCAAGGTTTTATATGGTACTAACAGAAGAATATATAAATGATCAATACAATTCCTATAGCAACCGAGGATTATATAAAAATTATCGTACAGCAGTAGATTCAGTATTAGAAAAAGGATTTAAGGTGAACTATTATTTAAGTGTATTTGACAATATTGAAAACGTTAATGTTTGGTTTACTTCAGAAGAAGGAGAGGTATCATGGGCAGCTTACATTAAGGTGTTCGAAATATTAGATTAGTATAAATTTATTATTAAAAATACATAAAGGTGTGAAATTAATGAAAGTAGACTACATATCAGATTTACATTTAGACTTTCATATTCGACATGATGGGAATTATGATAAGTGGGAAAATAAAACTCATTTATTCTTAGAAAAGCTTTTACCAGATAACAAAGGAGAAGTACTAGTTATTGCAGGTGATTTATCGCATTATAACATTCAATCTAAGTGGTGCTCGGAATACTTTTCAAAGCAGTATGAGTATGTATTCTTTGTGCTAGGAAATCATGATTACTACTTAGTTTCTAACGGACAGCGTGATAAATACAAGAATAAAAGTAAAGATCGTGAATTCGAATTAAAGAGTCTTATATCTCACTTAACGAATGTAAAAATGCTATATGATTTTAAGCCTTTCATTTATAAGGATTTAAAATTTGCAGGATCGACTTCTTGGTATCCTCTGACTGAATTCAATGATATTAATTTCTTCAATACAGTATCGAATGATTCAAGATTAATTAATGGAATAGATATAGGAAACGAAAATTATCATGAAGGATTGGTGTATGAAAATATGGAAGAAGTAGATGTGTTAATCACACATGTACCTTCTATTTTAATTAATAGTCACCATAAATATGGCAGCTCATCGTGTTATTTAAATGAATTAAAGCATATTAAGGCAAAGTATAATATATTCGGTCACTGTCATGAACAAAGCGTATACGATAAAGCAGGAATCAATTTCTACATTAATGCTTTAGGTTATCCGAATGAATGGGTGAATCACATGAATCCACTTGAATACAGTAAGGAAGAACGTCAGAAATTTGCTTCAGAGTGGAATACGATCAAGTCATTTGAGATTAAATAATATTGGATTTTTATTAAAGGAGATATAAATATGGGCTTTAAAAGTGAAATAGAGAAGAGATTTCTTATCAACAGCATATTAATAGAAGATTTAAACATAGAAAGTATTAAGCATATTGAACAAACCTATTTAGCTGTTGGTAATGAAGAGGTGAGAGTTAGAAAAACCATTGAAAATGGCGAAGTAAAGTACACTTTTACGATTAAAAAAGGTAAAGGTTTATCGAGAGATGAGTTTGAAACAGAAATTGAAAAAAATACATACTTAGCATTACTAAAAGATAAGAATTTAAATCCACTACAAAAGATACGTAAGGTTATTAGGTTCAATGGAGAGAAGTTTGAGTTGGATCATTATACAAATGAGAAACTGAGAAACTTAGTTGTTTTAGAAAAGGAATTTGAAAGTATAGAAGCAGCAAAAGATTTTAAGTTTTGTGGATTTAATGGTATTGATATTACTGATAATAGCAATTATAAAAATCAAAATTTGTGGTTAAAGGTACAATAAAATCGCTCTATTACATAACAATTTATATACAAAAATCCACCTAAAAATAGGTGGAAGATTATTTCAGTATTAGTTTTTCTCACAAGCCCATCCGTCTTTGTCTCTGTCAAGTTTATCAGAATATGCAGGATGACCTTTCTTAACACCTTTAGGATATTTCTTATTCAACTCTTTGCAGTTCTTGTATGATTCTGCAGCTGAAGCATCATCGTTACTAAATGGCATAAATGAGAACACAAATGTTGCTGTTAATAGAGTAGCTAATAGTTTTTTCACAATAATCCCTCCTTATAGGGTATATTACATCATTTGTTATTTTTGTTCAATGATAACAAAGATATTTTGGAGCGAATTTAATTATTATATTTCTTATAAAATTTGATGAAACAGTCATTTTATTAAAGGAGGATAAGTATGATTTCTATTTTCAGAATATCATGCATGGATAGAGTAGGTAAGAAATCTGAATTTAAAACTATTGTAGAAAATTCTATAAGTAAAGAATTTACAGATGGGTATTATAGGAGCATTACTTTCTCTAGATGCTTCAATCGCTTTTAAAAATAAGATAAAAGAATTAGTGAATGAGAGGATAAAGAACGAAGTTGTAGAGTCATATGAAGAAAGAGGAAATAGAGAATTAGAATTATATACAACTTATGTAAATAAAATTGAAGAAAATGAAGAAGAATTGCCAATATACATAAGATATTCATTTATTGATAGAATCAAGCAAAAGATAATATTATACATATTGAGATACGTTGATGATGATTATTTATACGATAAACTTTGGAACAAATTAATTAAATGAAACGAGCCTATTATAAAATGAAATAAAAAGAGGAGGGCAACTGGTTTCCACGCCAAATGTTAGTCCCTCCGCGGCAAAATGCCGATATGTATTATTAGTATATCATATTTTAAAAAACTGTACATATAAAATTATCTAAAAGGAGAAAAGAAATCTAAATGTTAAAATTTATCGGTTCAGGAAGTGCTTTTAATACTAAGCTAGGTAATAACTCTGCATATTACAAAGAAGGAAGTCAGATGTTGCTAATCGATTGTGGAAGTAATATATTTCATAGAATTAAAGAGAATAAGTTATTAGAAGGGGTTGAGAAAATTAACGTTATTATTACACATTGTCATGCAGATCATGTGGGTTCATTAGCGGATTTAATTCTTTACACCTACTATTCGCACGGTGAATTCGCTAAATCTAAAGTACATGTGATTTCACCTTTCGATACTAAAGTAGATAAATTACTTAAAATTAACGGTTGTACAGAAGGCGAACATTTTACAATCAATTTACTAGGTGGGACTGAATTGGTAGCAATAGACGAATTAAAAATACGTTTTACATTCCACAGAACTAATCATGTTAAAGAAATTCCGTCATACCGAGTAGGATTATTATTTGAGGATGGAACTGACGTATTCTATTCTGGTGATGCTACAGGTACATATTTCGAAAATAAGGAACAATTAAATGGGAGATTGAACTTCTTTGACATCCTATACGTGGATACATGTAAAGCTGACTATAAAGGGAACGTTCATTTATCGTTACGAGAATTAACAGAAATGATTCCAGAAGAATATCGTCACAAATTTTGGTGTATGCATTTGGATGAAGGATTTGATCGTAAAGAAGCTGAGGAGTTAGGATTCAATGTCGTTGTTAACGAGTTTTAATTGTATAAAATGAGAATATTATTAAAAGTAGTGTACGTGTAGAAAATACATAAAATAAGGTTTGTAATGATTAAAGCTATTTTTAATGTCACATTGTATTTATAAGAAGTACAAATTTTGGAGGGAAATTCATATTGAAAATAAAATCAGGTAAAAAGGTATTATTGGAAAGTCGAGAAAAAAGTAAATACAAATTTCCATTATTATTTACTAATGAAGGTCAGAAATATATGGGGCTGCACATTGCATCAATTAAATCTAAAGTATTTAAAGTTGATTACTACTATAATAATGGATACATTTCATCAATAGAATACATAAATGGCATTGGTGGATTCTTAATGTCTTGCGCTTATGCAGTATTAGGTTATTTTCTACAACTGATACCAGTAGGAGAAGTGAAGAAGCTAGGAGTGGAATTATTAGAGGAGATAACTAGTGTTAAAAAGAAGTACGTTTATACAGGTTCATCTACAAATATCAGCAATAGGTTAAATTTAAACGAGGTTAGCGTGAAAATTTGGCTAGATAGCTATTTAGTTAGAACTGGTAAAGGTAAATATGCAAGCAAGATTAAATGGAATGACGATAACATTTATAAAATAATTAATGAAAATACATAAAGATGGTGAAATATGAAGAAGACTAAATATGAATGGTTAAAGTATCACATAGAATTATCACTAACACAAACATATGATAATTCAAGATATGATAAAAAGGCAGAGATAAAAGCTGAGGTATATGAGGATTTACTGTACTTCATTGATGGATTAGAGAAAATGAAGAAGGAGAAAATACATAGTGCAAAATAATAAATTCATAAATTTAGAATTAATAAAGCCGAAAGTAAAAGGTGAATCAGACAAATATAGTTGGAATTTTTATAAATATTTAAACAAGCTTAAAAATAAAGATGTGAGAATTTATTATAGGACACATTCCTATATCAATGGAGACAAGATTAATTTCAACGAGCATGAATTTGTAACGATAGAAACACTAGTTGTCAGTTCTGTTTTAAGAACAGATGAGGGCTTAATAGGTAGTACACTGTCAAATGTTCTACGTGGAGAAAGAATAGAGGAATTTTATTATAGCAATATACATAAAGATTATTACGAAATAACTGAAGAATTTTTTAATTTATATTTAGATAAAGGACGTTGTTTATTTGACTACAATCACAATGGGTGGTTAGCGTACGATAGCAACAGATTTACGGCTTATGACGATCACAGAATATGTAACTATTGTGGTAAGAGACAAAACAAAAAAGTAGAAATTATTAGTGAAGAAGTGACTAACTGGATTTAATAATAGTTATCTTTTATTGAACATATTTGATCTTTTTATTGCATAAATTAGAACATTAGTTCTATAATATATAAAAACAAACGTTCTTATTTTATGTAAGGAGAGAGAGACTATGTTGAATGACAGAGGAAATTTGAAATGGACATCATTAATGTTACCTGAACATTTAGTCGAAATTAAGAAATGGAAACAGGAACAATTTCATGATAAAAAACGTGAATTGACTGAATGGGAAATGGAAGAGATTGAACAAATAGTGCAGAGAGCGTACAAACTGCATGAAGAAGTCGAGATAACTTTTTGGAATGACAATAAATTACATGATGTATTAGGAATGATTACTGCTATTAATGTATTTCATAAGGAATTACTCTTAGATAATGATATATCAATCAAACGCATTACATTTGATCAGATACAAAAAGTATCAATGGTGAATATAGATGATTAATCCAGAACAACGGCAGCTTGTACACAAATTTTTATTGTTAGAATTAGCTGTTAAATCGTTGCAGATAGATTATTTAAAAACAGAACATTTTAAGTTGAAAAACGTTTTTCTTCCGTTAATGGATGCACTCTTGAAGGACTTACGCAATGAATGTTTTGATTTGAAAAGACAGCTTGCACAGCAAAAAATACGAATTGTTGGGTGGACTAAAATAGACGAACACTTTAGTGATGCGCAGATTGCTACAGCAGGAAACGATGTAGAACTAAGGTACGCTAATCAAGCATTAAAAACAAAGGTTGAACAACTTATAAATAATCATATTAATGAGAAAATGAAATTGTAATTACCATTAGCACCTTCATTTACATGTATTCTTACTTAATTAGGCATGAGATAATGGTTTATAGAGGGGGAATAGTTATGTTATTTACTCCAATTAAACCAATGCTTTTGCATATGGGTAATAATGATGAAATAAAAGATGATTCAAATTGGATTTACGATATTAAATGGGATGGTTGGCGCATCCTTTTGCATAAACAAGGTGACAGAGTAGAAGCTTACACTCGTCATGGTAATAATGTAACTGCTAAGTTTCCAGAATTACAAGCTGCAGGACAATCAATTCAGGAACATGAAGCAATCATTGATTGTGAAGGAGTTGTACTTCGGAACGGTGTATCTGTATTTGATGATTTTGCATATCGAGGCAGACTTTCTAATAAAGAGAAAATTGAGCACGCTGCAATAACTCATCCTACTACATTTATCGCATTCGATGTATTAGCTACTAATAAATCCGTTGTGAATAAACCACTGGTGGAACGTAAAGATATATTGTCATCGATGATTACACCTTCAAATAATTTGTTGGTTACACCTTCAGTTATGGGTAACGGTAATGATATCTTTCAGTTGACCAAAGAAAAGGATATGGAAGGTATCGTAGGAAAGCAAAGTAATTCTACCTACCAAACTAACCATCGTTCACATAGTTGGTTAAAATACAAACACTTTAAAGTAATGGACGTTGTTATATTAGGCTATAAAGAAAGCCCTTTTACAATGGTAGTAGGTACGCAATTAAGTAACGGTAAATATAGACCTGTTGCAAATGTAGAATTTGGGTTTAAACCTGATGAAAAAAGAGCTTTCAGAGAAATAGCTAACAAGATAGTAACCAGTGTAGAACGAGATGTAATGTGGTTAGAGCCAAGATTATTCTGTAAGGTACAGTATCTTGAGAAAACAAGTACAGGATCATTAAGAATCGTTTCATTTAAAGGTTTTAATTTTAATAAAGTTCATGAAGAAAGTATTTAGCAGTCACTCATAATTAAATGGGTGACTTTTTCTTTAGATAATATTTCCCTTTTATAAAATTAAACAAAGAAATACATAATTTATACTTGATTTTATGTATTTTATTAATTATACTTAGGTTAAGAAATCAAACATTACTAAATATTAGGAGGATTTTACATATGAAAATGACTACTGTGTATCACGGTACATCTTCTCACTATTTGGATAAAATTGAACAAGAAGGATTAGTAGCTCAGAGACATAGGAATCATGTTTACGTTACTACTGATTATGAAAAGGCAAAAGAATATGCTTTTATTTGGACAGGTGAACTTCTTTATGAAGAACAAAAATCATTAGATGCAGGTGAAATAGAATTTCCTATGATCGAAACTGAAGGTGTAATTTTTACTTTAAGTGTTCCCAAAAATTTATTGAAAGTGGATGATTATAATATAGAGGGAGAGCCAAATCAATATAAAGTACTAAATAGTCTTTCTCCGGATTATATAGTTGATATTGAGGAAATAATTTTCGATGCTTTTTCAGATGAAGACTTTGATGAAGAGAAATATAATAGTGAAATTTTAAGAGCTAGAGCTTTATTAGTAGGTGTTTCTCAATGGGGAGAAGATTAGATAATATTCGTATTTTACTTAAATGGTTTAGGGTAGAATAAATAAAATGAATCATAAATACAGGAGGTTAAATACATGATGGATATTTTTGATATAAGCACAACCGATATACTGTTTTACGATAAGTTATTGAGGAATGGTAAAGGTTTAGAACGAGGCAATATTGAAGTTGTTGCAAATATTGAATATATGACACCAGATGAGTATTTTAATCATTGTGCTAATTTAAATAACGGTACTGTAGACGAAGAATACGACTACATTAGTGAAAATAATATGCAAGAACTATCAAATGTAATAAAAGTAGAGAAATTACCTATCGGATTTCTGAACATGGTTAATAAAACTCAAGAAGGAAGACATAGAGCATTATTAGCTAAAAGATTAGGAATTGAATTAATACCAGTTTTAGTAGTGAAAGATTCTTATAAATATTCGATTTTATAAAAATGGAGGTAATAAAGAATGAAAATAGCAAAAGTAAATTTTAATCTAATTAGTAATCAACGTACAAACAAAAAGAAATATTACTTTAACACAGATATTGAAGGTTTAGAAAAGGGCGATATTTTAGTTGTCGATAGTCAAGGTAAAGAACAGTATGCAAATTTTTTAGGTTATTATGAAGGTCAACGAGAAGCATCTAAGAATGTAATTCGTAAAGCAGCTAATGAGGAATTAACTAATTACTGGACTATGGTTGAAGACAACTTATTAAAATATCCATTATACATATCAGATGAAATTTATAATCAATACCGATTTAAATTCAAAAACAATTTCTCGACAAGTAAAGAAGAAGCGACTCTTAAATTAACAAGAAATGTATTGCTTTCAAATAACTTTACAAAAGGCAAAATTGTTAAGAACAATCATGTGTTTAATTATGGTTCACAAGAGATCACCGTAAAAGGAAACGAAATTATTTCAGTAGGAATAGATATGAGTGATGTAGAATTTAATATTACAGATGAACGTAGAAAATACATAGAAAGTAAACTTAATTTAACTTCATTTAGTGAAAATAATAATGAGCTTTATAAAATTAAGCCTCCAACAAAGGAAGAATTAACTTCTAAAGGATTTACTAATCGAATAAAAATAAATCCTAATCAGACTGTTGAAAGCTTAATGAAGTATGGATTTAGTAATCATCATGAGCCAACTCTATATTTCTGTAGAATACTGATTGATGAGATTTCATTTGGTATAAGTATAGATAAGAAGTCACTAGAGGTTACAAACATTGATGTATTGGATGAAGATTTCCTTCAGCCATATGATTATCAAAGTATTTTAATGAAAGATGCGAACCATAAGTACGCTAGAATGGTATTTGATAAAGTGGATGTTGTTTTAAATAAACTACAAAATGATGGTGTAATTGAAGGTTATACAAGAGGTATGTATGTTTAGTTAACAAAATAAATAAAAGGAGATATAGTAAATGAATGAAATTAATGACGTATACGTAGTGTTTGAGACAACCGAAGGAATTGATTGGTATGTGAGTGATTACAGCGTTACTCAAGGACAAGTTGCTGTTTCAAAAATAATAAGAGACGCAAGAAAGTTAAATAAATATGAAGCTGATTATGTTGCAGAATACTTTGGAATGCATTCAATAAAAATCGAAGATATGATTTGAATAAAAAGTTGATATTATAAAATTAGGAGGATGTAAGATGAGTAAAAATTACAGAGAAATTATGTTATCAGCAGGTAGCACAATACAGGATGCAGTTAATTGTCTATTAGAATTTAAAGAAGAAGGTATAAAAGCTTGTGCAGATTTTAATGGTAAAACTCTTTATTCTGATACGGTAACAATGGATAGTGCGTATTTAGATATTATAGGAAAAACTAAATCCGAATTTGACAATGAACAACAGGAACAAGTAGAAAGACTTGAAAAAGCGAAACAAGAGCATGAAGCAATGATTCCAGAGCTTACTGAATCTTGGATAGAAAAGGGTAAGACAATTCTGGAAAAAGATAAATGGGAATATTGGAGTGAAATTGTCCCAATTAGACTTAATGATTTATATCGAGGAATGGAATTAGGTAATTGTTTAGATATAGTAGAGACATTAAACAATAATGGAACGTTTGAAGATGCTAAGAAGCTGTTAGAAGATCAGAATCATTCAGGAATGTCATTTGGATTAGTTTGTGCAATGATTAGTGAATTTTGTGATAGAGGTAATGAGTTTGTTGATTATGTTAAATAATATATTTTCATTAAAATAACGATATGATTAAAAATAAAAAGGAGAATTACAATGTTTGAACACAAACTACAACCTGAATTAAATTTAAATGAGGTATTTCAGTTTATGCAAGAATTTAAATGTGATTTTATCAATCGTTTCTGTGAAATTATTATTGATGAACCTACGAATACATATGTATCAATTAATGAATGTAAAAGCTTAGATGATGTCAAGGCTCGTATCTTAATGTCAATATGCAGACCGATTGGCAAAGGATTAGAATTAAGTCATGCAAATAGATTACTTGAACGCTTCAATAAGTATTTCAGTACAAACTTAACAAGAAAAGATATGCTGAAAATCTATCGAGATTTATGTTATTCAAGTAAATTAGAAGAAAATAAAGAGTTTATTAAACGAGGATTTCCAGTACAAGAATTAAAGGAGGAATATTAAATGAGTAAATTTGAAACAGAAAAAACATTAATGTATCAATATTTAGTAGAGGACTTAGAAGAACAAATCAAATATGGTAAACAACGTGTAGAATTGTTAGAGGTAGATAATGATTTTGAAAATTCCATCGCTGAACAAAAGCAAGTAATGAAATGGGAAGAACAACTAAGTCATTTACAAAAGTACTTAGTTGATGAAGAAAATACGTATAGTAACCGACCTACATGCATTGAAATCTTGCACTTTGATAATTTTGGAAAGAAGATTCGCACAGAAGAATTGAATGCTCTCCAATTAGATAGTGATGAATATTACTATGAGGCTACAAATATCAAACTTTGTGACTGGAAACAGTTAGAAGAAGGTAAATTATACATCATCGGAAACTTAACTCTTAAAGTGGTTGATGGCGTGTTAATGAGTAAGTATCCACAAGAAAGTATGTGGTATGAATTAAACGAAAACTTTGACAGTGACGAGCGTATTTTCGAAGCCTATGGTGATAAAGAAATTTATTTTAAAAATTAAATAATAGAACGCTTTTATGAAAGGAGAAGTGGGAATGAAAAAGAGTGAACAAAATAAAGAAGAATATACGTGGGTAGGTGTCGTGGATAATGATTAATATGACTGAAGAAACATTGGCGAATAGAGTTATGAAGGTTCTAAAGGACTTTCATAAGACTCCAGAAGAACGAAGAGAATTTGTAAATACTTTAACAGAAAAAGAGATGAGAAGTATTTTTATTGATTTGTGTGAAGTATGGGCATACAAAAGCAATATTAAATAATAAATTACTATCATGAAAGGACTGATTAGATGATTAAGAAATTAACCATTAAATATGAACGTGGACATAGTTATGTTGAAAATTATGAAAAAACTAACTTGCATTGTTTATCGTGCGGCAACAAAGAAGTTTGGCAAGATACTTCTCCACATGACTACGGATATAAGTATCTCTGTACAGTGTGCGAAACTGCTTTTACTGGAGAAATAATTCAATTGGCTGAAGGTGAAGAAAATGACTATCAAGACGCACAAAGGATAAAAGGACTAAGAGAAGTTTAGTCGAGTTAAATAATAATTTCATTTTATAAAAATACATAAGAGGAGATGATTAATTGTGAATGATTATTATAAAGTTACAGTAGGGGCTACTGAATGGGGGTGTACTGACTCTTTAGAAAAAGCAAACAAGCTATATGATGATGCAAAAGAACATAATACAGATTGCTTCATTGGTCTTTTTAAGATCACTCAGGAAACCATTAAGCATGAATGGAATCCCTGTGAAGAAGATTAAACAATAGTTGCAATTTATTAAAAAAGGAGAAGATCATGAAAGAAAGATCCAATGACATTATTCAAAAACGTAGAGAGTTATTTGCGAAGAGATACAAAGAATGTTTTGGAATAGAAGTGGATTTTGAAATATTAGAAAAGCAACGTCAAGAGAAAATTGAGAATGGCGAATATACATTTACATTAAACTACTATGGAATTAAATCAAATTGGTTGTAAAGGAGAAGTGTTATATATGTATGGAATAGCAGAAGGTTTAAAAACGAAAGAATTCAGCAATTACACTGATGGAGTTGTTGAAGAAAAATTAAATAAATTCTTTAAGGAAAATCCTAAAATCATTGTACTAGATATTAAATATACAAATACATATCACCATGATGATGAAATTTATGGTACTGAAAGAGCATTGTTAATTTATAGAGACGTTAAATAAAAGCCGTCTATTATGAAAGAAAATGTGATAAAACAAGGAGGAAATTAATTTGAAGTTAATATTATGCGATTTAAATATAGACGTTTGCAACACATTTAATAAGTATTTCAGTAAATTTGACAATGTTGAAATATATAATCAGCCGTTTCAAACAATAAACTCATACGATTGTATTGTTAGTCCTGCTAATTCTTTCGGAATGATGGATGGTGGTTTTGATTACCATATAATAAGCCATTTCGGAATTGAGTTAATGCATCGTGTACAAGGTTATATTATAGAGAACTACGCAGGGGAACAACCAGTTGGAACTTCATTTATTATCGAAACAGGAAATGCAAAACATAAGTATTTAGCTCACACGCCAACTATGAGAACTCCTCAAAATATAAACGGAACAGAAAATGTGTATTATGCTATGAAAGCATTATTGTTAGAAATTAAGAAACACGATGAAATAAAGTCGGTACTTTGTTCAGGATTAGGTACTTTAGCAGGAAGAGTTCCACCTGAGAAGGCTGTAAAGCAAATGTATTTAGCTTATGAGGATGTAATCTTAAACCCCATCAAAGAATTGAATTGGCATAATGCCATTCAACGTGCAAATAAAATAAATGCTACTAGATAATGAAATAATTAATTAAAACAGATGTATTATTAAAAGAAAATAGGAGTGGTATTGTGAGAAAATTTATAATACGAGTAGAACAGAATGGAGGAGAGTATTCAGGTTTATCTTGTATTAAGTGTAATAACATTAATTTAGATAATGTAGATAAAAATATTCTAATTTGCGATGATATAGAAATTCAATATGATGAGCTAATAGAAGAAATCCACGAAACTGATATAAATGATAATTTAAATGTTAACGACTATGCGGTCATAGATATGGATGAATATAAAGAATTATACAGTATTTATAATTAAGAATTTTTATAAAAGAGATATATTATTGAAAGTAAGTGTATTCCTAAGAAGCACATTGATAACAAAACAACTAAATATATTGAGTTTATAATAGCTGAATGTATTTTTAGATAATACAAAAAATAAGGAGGATTTATGAATGGATATCAAAAAGGTCATTGGATTACTAAAACAATTAGAAGAAGGTACTGGTCTTTGTGAATCAGAAAATTGGGACGGCACACCTGAAACAGAGTCTTGGAGAGTAGAATCCATCAAAGCAATTTAACACTGCCGTTAAGCTACTAGAATCTGGAGATGTAGTTGGAAGCCTCGAACTAAACGGAGTTGAGTATAAAGTAGTTAAATAATAGGAATCTATTATAGGAACGGAGTAAATCATGATGAATAACAAATTAAGTATTCGTTTAAAAGGAAGGTTGTCAAATCGATACTCGAAAAGAGAATTGGATAATTTACTGTTTGCAATAGATGATTATGTTGGGTTAAAGGATCAATTGAAGTTAAAGGAGATGATAATTGTCTATGAGTAATGGAGTACAGTTCGGATTAATGTATTTAGAAGAAGGAGAATATACAGTGAACGGAGGTAAGGGTAATAAAACTATCAGTGAATTTGAGGTAAAAGACGGTCAATTATTTTTTAAGGGTGAAAAAGATGCAACTGTACCGCCTACAATGTATGAATTTTTACAAAGTAAATCTAGTTGCATTAGATAATAACTAAATATTATTAAATACATAAATTGAGGAGATGCGGAATGGATCTTTTAATCATTAATCAATTGAAAGATGAGATTAAACAACTAAAAATTTCACTTGCTGACTCTAAATCAGCAAACAAACGAATTAAAAAAGAAGCTAGATTTAATGATTACAATAAACTTCAAAGACGTTTTTATTCAAAATGCCAAGAAGTTGAATGTTTACGTAAAGCTCTTGAGTTTTATGCAGATGACAAGAATAATTATCATAAGCTCGCCTTTACTGTTGGAGAATGGGAAATGGCGTCAAATGTTGTTCGTGATGATGGTGAGATAGCACGTCAAGCATTAAATAATAGGTAAGTATTATGAAAGAGGTAGGTGATTGTTCTGACTGAAGAGTTTAAGGATAAATTTGAAGAGTATTTAAAGCTCATGCAAAGGCACTATGACAAGGTTAAGGATAATAAAGAAATTGATTTAATGAACAATACAATGAACGCCATGAGTTTAGATGATGCATTAGATATATTACATAATATTTAACAACTATAAAAAATACATAATGGAAATGGTGATTAAGAATGGGCAAAGTATTATTAACCGATGAGCAAAAAGAACAGTTGAAAGCAAGTGAAATTAAAGAAATTAAAAAGGAACAAGATGCATATGGATGTCTTGGAGCAGTATCAATCGGAACAATGTTTTTACTAGCACTATCAGCTATCGCAATGTTTTTATGGATGAATAAATTAACTATTTTTATTATGTCGGGTATGGGATTATTAAATTTAATCATAGTGTTCTTGGCTTATATACAATTTAAAACATACATCGGCACTATTAAGAAGGCAAAGGCTCGTATTGAAAACCAATAAACAATGATGATATTTCAATAATAGGAACATATTATAAAACACTGAGGGTCGATTAAAAGCAGTCGGCTCTCAAAAATTAAATAATAAAATACACAAAATACTTTACAATCAGCAGAATAATGGATATACTATTGTTAATAAGATATCGAAAAGGGGTTGTAAGGTGTGGTTATGTTAAATACAGTTCAGATAGATGCTTATGTAGGAGAACATATTGAAGATTTTTTAAAACTTAAAGGAAAAAAATCAATAAATACAGAAAAGACTTATCGTTCTGCACTAAATCAAATATTCAAAGATACATTATATAAAAATGAGTACAAATTTATTACTGTCAGTGATATTCAAAATAGGTTGAATTCAGATGTATTATTTGAATATTTTGATGAACTTTACTACCTTGAAAAAGAAGATGGTAGAAAAAAGTATTCGAACCAAACAATTAATAATCGACAATCAGCAATTAAATCGCTTATTAAATATTTAAGAAACAGAAAGGTAATAAAGTATGATTTAGATGATTTAACAATTATTGAATCATTACCTGACACAGGCGAAGAAATTGAAATGATACCATTTGATTTGGCTATGGAGTATGCCGAATACTTTGGAAAGGAAGATCAAGGATTAGAAAAATCCTTGATAATTAACTTAGCTGCTGAAACAGGTATGCGAGCAAGCGAACTAATATCAGTTGAATGGTCTAATTTTATAGAAGTGGAAGATGGAGTTATTTTAAAATCTTATGGTTATAAAAAAGGTAAAGGTAATCAAGAATGGATTGATAAAATCAGTAAGGACTTGTATAATGAGCTTTTACAATTGAAATCTATTGGAAATGACACTAAGCTATTTAATCTTTCTTATAAACAGTTAGTAGGCATGATGGATAGAGGAAATAAAATATTAAATAAAACAGGTATTGATTACTCGTTCCACTCATTTAAAAAATTAGCTGTAACTATGTGTTACTTAAATAATGGGAATTGTATTGACTCAGCGATGAAAAAAGCTAGACATAAAAATGTAAATACGACTATGAGATATTTAAGATTAACTGATTTGAATGTCACAGGTATAATATCTGCGAAAATGACCACTTCTGAAGAACTGTATAAAACAGTTTCACATGAATTATTATTAGAATGTTTAGAGGAGATGCGTCCAGAAATGTTATTATTACTAAATAACAAGATAAAAAATAAAGTCCATACAAGTGATTACTTATGACAAGACAGAGAAAAAGTGGTAAAATAACTCTAGTGCGAAAGGGGCGTTAGTATATGCAAATTAATAAAACAAGAGAGCAATTAGAAACAGAAATTAAAAGCTTGGTACAACTATTTGCTTCAACAGTAAATAAAAAAGAAGTAGAACTTGTAGTAGAACATCTAAATGGTAAACATGGGATTAAAAAGACTAGTATTTACTCACTATTTAACAATTCGAATAATGTTGGGAAATTAACTGGGGAAGAACTGGCGCTGTTTGGTCAACAACTTGTTATTAAGTTAGGTATTGATCAGAATGAATGGATGAATGATTGGTTTACAGAGCGTGAGAGAAAAGAGTTTGAAAGCTATCAATTTGTAGATGTTCAATCAATGGATGAAATAGATTTTCCAATAATGCGACATAACGTTGTGGATTTGGGCGATGGTTATTATTTAACATCCTTAACAAAGCAAGAATTGGGTAGATTATATAAGTATGGAAAGTTAAATTATAATCCTAACGTGCAGCGAGGAATGAAGAAAGTTTTAAGATATGGATTAGTATCAGAAGAGCCTATAGTTATACAAAAGAAAGTTAATGAAATTAGAAATTTAACATTAAAAAATAAATTAAGACCTTCTACAGTTATATTGAATGCAAAACAATTTAGCTCAGAAGAAGAATCTGAATTAATTTTTGATAAAGATAAGAATACTTTAACAATAACAGAAGGTACAATATTGGATATTGTTGATGGAATGCATAGAACTTTAGGTACTTACAGTGCTTATATTAGAGATAAAGATATACAAGGGTCTTTTCCTATCATTATATCCAACAAATCAGATGAGGAAATTAAGAGATATCAGTTAGATTTAAATAAACATACGCCTCTAACAAAAGGTAGAGCTAATGAATTAAAAGAAGAGAATTATGCTAGTGAAGTAATTAATGTTTTAAAATCTAAAGGTGAACTTAAGGATAGAATTACAACAAGTACTGATACAAAACATTCTCTAAAAGGTAATGAGTTTATCCCTTATAACACTTTATATACTGCAATAAGCAACATTTTCAAAATCAATAGTAGATTAGAGGCTAGAAAAATTGCCGAGGAAATAAATGAATATTTAGTCTATTTATTCGGTATTTTTGGAAAGCACGAAAATGACGAATATAAAGTTCTTTTTGATGCTGATATTTTTGAAGGTCATTTAGCATTAATGAAGAAGATGAATGATAAAGAAATGAAGTTTGATGAATTAGAAAAAATTATAGATATTAATGAGTTCCACATTGAAAATACTCGTTGGAATGAATATAAATTATTAAATAAGAACATTGGTAAGCTGTCTAAAAAAGATAGAAGCAGTATTGTTAAATATTTCGAAAGCCTAATATAGGAGGAGTAATTTATGTATAATGCCGATTATAAGGAAGCCTTTTTAAAAGCATCAGAACATGCTGAAGAAACTAAAAATCAATATAGATTATATTTTAAAAGAACCGAATCATTTGAGGCTCAAAAAGGTAAAGATTTATTTGACATGGACTTTGATATGTTAGAAGAATTGTTTTATTGGGTACAAAGAAAAACAGAACGTTCTGCTGTTAACTTCTTCAATACTATAAAAAATTATATTACATGGGCAAAAGATAATGGATATGGAGAGAGTTCACTTAATCCAATTATTGATACTATAAACACTGAGTTTGTTTCTAAATACTTGTATAGAGAAGGAATTAAATATTATACAAGAAATGATTTATTTAAGTACTTTGAGAACATTAACAATGTAAGAGATAAAGCTTTAGTTTTAGCCTTATTTGAGGGTATTAGCGGAAATAAATTTTCAGAAATTATTAATTTAAGAAGAGAAGATTTAACTGAGAGAGAAGATAAATACTACGCTTCTTTACTAAGTGATGAAGTTGATTTGACTAATAGACAGTTAGAAATATCAAAAGAACTATATGATATGCTTATTGAAACTTATCAGACACAAGAATATAAAAGTGTAAATGGCAGAACTAATCGTATTGTTGATGGAGAGTATGTATTCAGAAAAAGTAGAGTGGGTGGCAACGATGTACGCATCTCTATACCTATGCTACAAAATATTATTATAAATGTAGTGAAGGTTGCGTTCGATGATGTGCAAGTAACTACAACTTCCATCGGTTCATCTGGTGTGATGTATTATGCTAATAAATTTATGGGTAGCGATAGAGTTCTAACTAAAGAAATAGCAACTAAAGTAGCTGAAAAATTTGATCTATATAGTTTGGAAATTAAAGGTAAAAAATATCCATCGTTCATGAGATTTAAAGAGATCATCGATATAGATTTTATGGAAGAAGAGTACGGAAATTTTAAATTAAACTTCTAAGAATATAAAAAGGACTGAATGCAAGACATTCGGTTTCCTTTATACATAAGATAAAGAAATACACAATAATCATTTGGTATTTGCTAATAATATTTAAATAATGAAATCAATATAACTTAAATATTATTAAGAAGTATCGAACAAAAACGAGAACAAACGTTTGCATTTCGGTATTGACATAATTTTGGATGATTGGTAAAATTGGATTATAGCAAAGATAAGTAGCACTATACTTATAGTAAAAACTTTTCAAAAGGGGGAATATGAGCATGATAATAGCAAAAATTGAGGCAGAATTAGCCATTTCTGACCAAACACCAGAGGAACTATTGGCTCGATTTGACGGATTGATAGCTCCTGACGGAATTTCAATAACAAGCATTAAAGGTAAAAAAATACTGAATGAGTGCCTGAATTTAGAATTCACTAAATTAGCAGAATTTGATGATGAAGGAGAGGAAATAGTTTTTTTTCAGAAAGAAGCAGAACTAAAATACTACCCATCTACTAACAAGACATTTAAGGTATACGACATGATTAGAATCGATGGAAAAGGTGATTACAGTATTGTTTTAACATCAGTGCTTGCACTCTTATTCAACGGCGAATCACAGACTACTATAGAGATGAAAGATGTAAAAAATATCAATGAAATGAAACTGTATTTAGAACAGAATTACCCTGATTACATAGTGCTTCGTAAAATTACCTGATTAACAATTGATGTAGGTTAATGTTAGGGTGTGGTATTGGCAATGTCTCTAATGTCGCACCTTGAAATTAAATATATTACAAAATACATAAAGGTGGTATGTTATGATTAAAAAGTATAGTAGAAGACGATACGAAGATTTTGGATTGTTCATTTCTCCTAATAGATGGGGAGAAGGTTATAAAGTTATAAGAGATGAGGATGGTTGGATATTTGACAAGGTGTATGTAGATAAACAATCTGCACAAAGTTGGATAGATGAAATGATAGAACTTATAGATAAATCTAAAGCAAAGTGGAAAGCAAATGCATAAAATACATAATAGAGGTAATACAAATGATTAAAATTTATACTGACAGTAGTTATAAAGATGGATCGTCAACGCATCATTACTTTGTCATGAAAGGAAGTAAAAGAATTAAAAGAAGAACATTTATTGGATTTGATGAATCTTCAACTAAAGCAGAAGCAACAACTATAGTCAAGGCTTTACAGATGGTATTAAAGAAAGGTTGGGAAGGAGTAACGATACATACAGATTCCTTAGTCACTGTATTTGGAGTTAAACATGGTAAGTTTAGCAATGAAGATTTTCGATACATAGCACATCTACTTAAAGTGACAAATTCAAACATACAATGGAAATACAGAAGACATTACAAAATTAAAAAAGCAGATTCGGAATGCCGTAAGATGATGCAAACAAAATTAAGACGAGCTATATAAAATACATATACATAAAGGTGAGATATAAATGAATAAAGATATCACAAAATTAAAGAATACGTTTGATTCAATTATTAGTGAGCTTGATAATGATACGATGTTTAAGGATATTGACAGTATGACATCATGGATTGCAATGTGTGATTGGTTCATTAAACAGATGGTAGATCTTAAAGTAGGAGCAGGCTTTGAGTATTTCAAAACGCAGAAAGAATTTAATCCACTCCAAGAGAATAACAAAGTCGGAGAAGGTGAAGAGACTGAATAAACTTAATGAGTCCAATGTAATTGGTCGGTGTGCGAATAAAGAATGTTTAAATGATTTAACTAGAGAAGATGAGTATTTGGCAGATGAACATAATTTATATTGTGATTCAATTTGTTACACTAAGCACATGTTAAACGTAGGTGCTGTCAAAGAAATTAAATATTAAAATACATAATATATAGATATTATTGAAAATTATTTATACATATTTGATGTTTAAGGTGAATTATTAACATAATTATCAAAAATACAATACATAATAGAGGGCGAAATGATGGAATTTAATAAATTTACAGGAAAGAAGATTATCAAAGCTACAAATGAAATTGAGCTACATGAAAACATTGTACAGAATAATAGAACTGGTTGGCAGGTAGGTAGTAATATACGATATGTATCTAATGATTATCGCCCATACCAAATACTTATGAAGTACGTAGGATTTTAATATTACATATACATAAAAGGAGAATTAAATATGCGTAAAGACGTTATGGTTGATATTGAAACATTAGGTACTGGAGAAAATGCAACGGTATTTCAAATTTCAGCAATGAGTTTTGATATCCGAACAGGGGACAAGCACGGTTCAATTAATTTGATTGGTGATATTGAGACATATGGTAGCTTGAATGTAGACGGATCAACATTAAAATGGTGGCTGAATACTGATAAAGAATTACTTACTGAATTGATCAATAAAGGTACATATGAGGAATACGATTTATTTGAAACATTACATAAATGGTTAGAAGCGCAATCAACTACAGGAGATATGAAAGATGTTTACTTATGGGGTAACGGTATCCTGTTTGATAATGCTAAATTACAAACAAATCTCAATAGTTATAGTGGAATGAAGTATCCGATTTATTATAAGAATGATCGTGATGTACGTACAATTTTAGAATTAGCTAGTATGAAATCAGGATTATCTGAAGATGAGATTAAAGGGTCAGTAACAGATGAAAATGAAAGTAAACATGATGCTTTTGACGATATTGCTTATCAAATCAGATTAGTGGTTAAGTGTTATGAAATTTTAATGACTAATTTGGATAAGTAAAAAGTTTTCATTATAAAGGAGGTGATAGGAATAAGTAAAGCTTATAGAGCAGAGACACATGTAATCAATAAGAATCATAGATTATTTAAATATTGCGATGAAGTTTGTTTTAAGTCAAAGAATTTGTATAACTATGTAAATTACTTAATGAGAAAAGAGTTTATTGAAACAGGACAAGTTACTTCTGCTTATGACTTCAATAAGATGCTGAAGAATGAAGAAGTATTTAGAGCATTACCTTCGAAGACCTCCCAACAGATTATAATGAAGTTAGCTAAGAACTGGAAATCATTCTTTAAAGCAATAAAAGATTGGAGTATACATCCTGAAAAGTATTTAGGTAGACCAAAGATCCCTAAGTATAAAGAAAAGAATGGTAGAAATATTGTCTTGTTTGACTATCAACAAGGTTCATTCAAAAGAGATAGATATTGCTTTCCTAAATCTGAACATTTTATAGAAATGAAAATATCTAAAGAACAATTCAAGCAACTACAAATAGTTCCATATGGATCGTGTTATAAAATATGTATTTACTATCAAATTGAAACTCCTGAGAAGGAATACTACAATGATAACTATTTAGCTATTGATTTAGGAGTAGATAACATTGCTACATTAACTAATAACATTGGGTTACAACCAATTGTTATAAATGGCAAGATAGTAAAATCTATTAATCAATATTACAATAAAAAGATTAGCAAATTGCGTTCATTTGTAGGAAATAAAACAAGTAATCGTATGAAGAAAGTTTCTCATAAGAGAAATAATATAGTTGATACACATTTTCATCACATTAGCAGATGGATTATTAACTACTGCAAAGCTTATGATATTGAAAATATTGTCATAGGTAAAAATAAAGGATGGAAACAAAACTCTACTATGAGTAAAAGTTCTAATCAGAAATTTATAAGTATTCCATATGAAAAATTGATCCATCAGTTGAAATACAAAGGTGAGGAATTAGGAATTAGGATTATTGAGATCGAGGAGTCTTACACGAGTAAATCAAGTTTTATAGATGGAGATGAGATGGTTAAAGATACAGACTTTAGTGGTAAACGTATAAGTAGAGGGAGGTATCGTAGTAAGAATGGAATATTGATTAATGCTGATGTTAATGGTAGTTATAATATCTTAAGGAAATGTAATGCTCAATTTTCATATGAGAGCATAGAGGGATTACCATTGATTCCAGTTAGGTTGAGTGTTGCGCCTAATAAAGAAGTTAAGAAGGTTTAACTTTTAATGAAAGTGGAATTTTATTAAAAATGAAAGAGGATGATTAAAGTGAAATTAGAACATATTGATACGATCAATGAGTCTATTACATATTCAATAGAATTGTCAAAAGCAGAAGATATTGCTGAAAATGGTGAAATGGCAGAAGTTAAAAATATAGGTTTACCTACATATTTCAATCCAGATGATGTAGTTCAGTGGACTAAAATGCTAGAACAATTGAAACCAATTATCGAAGAAGGAAGCTTTGATACAGTACTATTGAAACGTGAAATATATGAAGAAAAAGTATTTATAGTAAATTAATTAATAAAATACATAAAATAATAGTTGAAATTGGTAGAGTGATAGTTTAAGATATATTTAACAAATAAAACAAATAAATGAAAGTTATAACATTCTCATTCTAAATTAATACTTGTTATGTAGCAAAAGTCGGTGTTTAATTAACAAAATACATAATAATGAAACGGAGATGTTGATAATGTTTGAAGAGATAAAGCAGATAAGTAACGATTCCATAATAAATGATAAACTAAGACAAGCTATGATTGAGCAAATGAAAATAGGTTATCAAGAAATGGGAGAATTAAATCTTCAAATATCTAATGAATGGTACAGTGTCGAAAATGAAGGTGAAGCGATAAACGATCAGATTGTGAAAGGGGAATGGTGATAGTTATGGAGAAGTGGCAGTTAGGTGCACTTAATTTTGAAGTAAAGGCAATTGAGACGTTTCTAGGTATTAAGTTTGAAGGTGAAACGATTGTCGATAAGCAGATGTTCGTTTCAACATACAAAGATAAACGTAGAGAGGCAACAAAAGAGCTTTTAATACAATCTTATGAAGATCTAAAGAATCAGGATTAATTTAATAAAAGGATGTTTTTACAAAAATACTTGTATAGAATCGAGGTGAAAAAATGGTCATACACTTATTAGATGATATGCATATCAATAAAAAGTCGTCTCAGCGATACGTTATTAGATACAAAGATAAAGAATCACTTGAATTATTATCTAAACTAGGTTCAATTATATTTAAATCACCAGTAGTTAATACCTTATTTATTGATACAGATAAAAGTAAAAATGAGCTACTAAAGGTTGATGGAGTAATGAGTGTAACGTTACCTAGAAAAGGTAGATTACTAAGTATTGAAAAAAGGAGTGAATGAATAATGAGTGCTGTTACACTAAATCAATTTATTACTGACCAAATAAAGGAATTAAAAAATACATATAAAGAAGTAGAATTTTATAGTGCAGATGATGTAATGTTAACAAAAGGTGGATGTTCTGAGCAATTCACATCAAAAGCAACAGATCCAAATAAGCTAGGTCAAGGTATTAACATTCATGATGTTGAAAATACAGAACGATACCCATTCAAAGAAAATGGCACAAAGGTATTATTTGATGTTAAACGACCACGTAAACGAAAATCAGATTTACATACTGAGTACTTTATTTGGAGTCAAGAAGGGTAAATGGTATTTGAATGGAAAAATTAACGAATGAAGAATTAGTAGAGTTATATAAAACCAACAATAAAGAGTTAGCATTTGAAGTGCTTTACAAAAGAAATAAAGGACTTATACATAAGGTAATAAAGAAATTTAATAATGTCGTTGTCATCAGAAAAGAAGAAATAGAAGATGCTTGTGTTTTAGGTTTTGTAAGAGCTGTAAAAGCTTATAGTGGAGAGAAGAAGTGCAAATTTTCTTCTTATTGTTATATCGTGATGGTGAATGAAGTTAACGTTAGTCTCAATAATGCTAGTAGAAAGATGAGAAACGACTTAGATCAGTCATTCTGTTATTTAGACGAAAATGTAAATGACGGTGATGGGAGTAAATTAATTGATATTATCGATATGTCTGAAAAAGATGTATTACATAAAGAAGATTTTACATACTTACTTAATGCAATTGAATATGCAAAAGGATTTATTATGGATAAATACTATCCATATATCATACCTTTAATACTTAAAGAAATACCTGCAACAAAAGTAGCACCATTAATTGGTGTAAGTCCAAAGACGGTTCATTACACAATGAAAGTTTTTAGAAAGCATATGCGAAATTACATACTCCACTATTTGAATGATAAAGTTGTTTCGTAGTTTTAAATAGTAGGATGGATTTATTAAATGAAAAATAAAAAAGGATGATTTCATCCTTTAGGTTTAGTATCAGTATTCTTATTGACTTGTTCTAAAGCTTCTATATACTTTTTAGCAGTTTCAAGTTCATCATCGGAGATACTGTTTATAAGGTTTTTTAAAGCAATGTGCTCATCTAAATTAACTACTTTGGAATTTTGATTTTCAGACATATATGATCAATCCTTTACAACTTATATTGTGATTATGTTAGCATTTTGTATTAGTTTGTTTCAAATAAAATGATTGTCGATGTTAAATGAAAAATAAGTATTATTGAAAGGATGTTAAGGATGAGTAAATTAGAAGTAATTAAGAAAAAATGGGACGAATATGAGACGGAATTTGGTGAAAGTGATTATATGGACATCGATACTCATACAAGCATGGCATTTAATGTACCGATATTATTAAATAAATTAGATAAAATACATAAAGATTTACTTCAGATGAAGAAAGATAGCAATTGTACGTATGTAGATATTGATTATATGTTAAATGCAATTGTAAATGATAAATATTAAGGAGGAAATAAGATGAATATTAAGCCAATTAATTATAAGTTAACTCATTACTATGCAAACAATAAAGATAGTTATGATGTGTTATTTAGCTGTAAATTACGACCTAAGTATTTAAGTAATATTATCGCACATATTCAGTTTTTGACAGATGAGATATCCCACGCCAAAGAATTAGCTTCTATAGAAATCGTATCATTATTAAAAATGTTCTATGATAACAACATTGAAATTTTAGATAATAAAGAGGTAGTTAAATTTACAATTGACGAATACGATAATTGGGAATTTTATTGTAGTGTAGCAGATCAAATATTAAAGAACGAAAATTATAAAAGAAAAGGTTTATCATCATTTATCAAAAAGATGTTGTTGAATCAGGAAGAGCTATTACATACTAGCATTCAATAATAATTCACTTTTATGAAAAGGGGAAATAAATATGAATAATACAATTAAATTTAAAGAAGGTAAAGCAATGTTTCCAGTTGCACCACAAGACCATCAAATAGTATGTCCTTATTGCGGAAAACACCCTGATCAATTGGATGAATACATAGAGGCTTCAAAGGAAGAAAATATAACTCCGATTAAATATGTTAAATCACAAGAAAACACTTATTGTCAATATACAGGGTGCTTTGTTTGTACTCCTTGTTACTTTAATATTGGAACTCCACCATTAGATAAAATACATAGTGCATTTCCGTATTTCAGAATGGATGTTGAACCATTAGATGATCAAAATTCAGAAGCATTAGTTAAATATCGATTAGGTGAATTGTAGGTTAAATAGTAGTACGGTATTACTGAAGGTGTGTTATGTTGATAAAATTTGAAGTATCAAAATATCTTTCACGTAAGGATTTAGAGAGAACTAGATTTATAAAAGAAACAGTAATGAATAGTAAAAATTTACATGAAATATTAGAATACGAAAAAGAAATGCAAATTGATCAAAAAAGCTTATCTAAAAATGTTATTGGAGGAAGATAGATATGAATGATAATACAAAAATCAAATATACTTTCCATAATAAGATTGGCGAAACTGTAGAAATGACTTTTACAATGACTCAAATTGAGTGTATGGAAGGTGGATTTAGAAAGTTTGTTATGGAAGAACTAGTAGATATGAACTTTGGGGATATCGCCAAAATTTATCGTATGGTTTTAGTTTAATTAATATACACGTATTATCTAAAATGAGGAGGGGATTTAATATGGCAGAATCAACATTTGAAGGAACTGTTCTAGAAGGATTAGAACAAAAATACATAGTTATGAAAATCGATGATATCAATAAATACCTAGATGCTTTTACAGCAAATGAATTATCTATAGAGTTAGATAGAGCTTTTAGTTTAATCGAACATGGTCGTGAAAAAGATGGTAAGAAACCTCATAATTCATACGTAGTAATCAATACAGACGAAGCTTATATTAAAAAGATTGTTGATGTTATGAAAGACTATGGACATTTTGATTAGGAGGTATGGAACTTGAAAACAGAATACTTAAAAGAACAACTTGAGAATATTATAGCCTTTCGTGATACATATAAAACTTCTACAATAGAAGATAGATATTTAAATAATGAATTATCAAAATTAGTGGGAGCTGTAAGGAGTAAGATTTGGAACGAAGAGTATGATGAGCGTAATAAAGATCGATTAGAAACAAAAGTAATTGATGGAATAGAAGTAGTTATTCCTGAATTTATGAGTGGTCTTGGTGAAGATTGTAAGTTTAAATATGTTGATGATATTTTGTATGCACTTCCAATTGAATGCTCAGTAGATAAAGATAACTCATTTCATGAATATGCATATGTGTATAGTAAAGAAAATGAAAATAAACATGTGAGATTGATAGTTAGACTTTTAGGTGGTGACAAGTTTGGAGATCGTATCTTTACTGAGGCAAATTATTATAAAAAAGTAGAAAGCTATAATAAGTATCTAAATAAAAACTATGGTAAAGATGATCGTTTTCCAGAAAAGTTCAGAAAGCAAGTTGAAACAGTAATTAAAGAATTCAATAAGCTAGACGGAATAAATGATTTTAATCCAATTAAAAATTAAAATACATAAATCGAAGGAGTTAATATTCATGATTGATTTAAAATATGAAAATGAAGATAAATCATTGAGCAATGGCGGTTGGGTAATTGATTACAAACAATTACAAGACATATCAAATCAATTAACTTCATTAGGGCTTACTTATGATATGGAGATGATTGAATCTGTACTATTGATTGCTAACGGTGAATTTGACTTGTTGAAAAGAGTTCTAAAGGAATTAGAGATCTTCTAAATAATATTCTGCTTTTATAAAATTAAAATAACAAATACATAAAATAAGGAGAGAATTATTATGCAATTTAAAAAATACCAACATTTAGAGCGATACGGAACTGATGATGTAACAGATATTGAATTCGGAGAAGTATTGATCTTCCCTAAATTAGACGGAACTAATGCTAGTGTATGGTTAGATGATGAAGGAAATATTAAAGCAGGTAGTCGAAATCGAGAATTGTCTTTAGAGAAAGATAATGCAGGATTCTATGAATATGTGTTGAGTAATGAAAATATTAAGAGCTATCTAAAAGCGCATCCTACTCATCGATTATATGGTGAATGGTTAGTACCTCACTCACTAAAAACTTATCGAGAAGATGCTTGGCGTAAATTCTATGTGTTTGATATTACTATTGATAAAGTCGAAGATAGTGTAGAGTACATTCCATATGACATCTATAAGCCTTTATTAGAAGAATACAACTTAGATTTCATTATTCCTATTGCCAAAGTTGTAAACGGTAATTATGAAGCGTTTCTAAAATCTTTAGATAGGAATCAATTTTTGATTAAAGATGGAGCAGGAGTAGGTGAAGGGGTTGTAATTAAGAACTATAACTTCTACAACAAATATAAACGTCAAACATGGGCTAAGATCGTTACTACTGAATTTAAGGAAATACATAATAAAGCTATGGGGTATAATGAAATTAAAGCAGGGAAGATGATCGAAGAGGTTATTGTAGATGAGTATTGTACAGAAGCATTCATTGAAAAAGAATACGCTAAAATTGTAAATGAAAATGAAGGATGGACAAGTAAATACATTCCTATGTTATTAGGTCGAGTATTCTCAGAATTAATCAAAGAGGAAACTTGGAATATCATTAAGAAGCACAAACAACCTAAAATTGATTTTAAAACTTTAAACCATCTTATTACTCAGAAAGTCAAAATGACTAAACGTGAAATCTTTAGCTAAGGAGAATTGGTATGAATAGATTACGTGAAAATTTAATTAAGCAAAAGAAAATTCTTGAATCACAAGGATATGCAGTAGCATACATTTCAATTTATGGTTCTCAAAATTACAAATTAGACATCAATGATGAAAATTATCAATCTGATATTGATATGAAGGCTATTATAGTCCCTACATTAGATGATCTAATCTACAATAGTAAACCAATTTCAACTGTAATTAAGACTGAATGGGGACAGTGTGATTTAAAAGATATCCGAAGTTACTTCCAAACTTTAATCAAAGCAAATCCTGCTTATATTGAAACTTTGTTCACTGATTATTATATCGTAGATGATCGTTTCAAAAAGGAATTTAATGAAATTTTTAGTCTTAAAGATGAATTAGTAGAAAAGTTATCAGCACAAATGATTAGAGCCATGTATGGAATGATGTGTGAGAAACAAAAAGCATTATGTCATCCGTATCCAACGATTGCTCATAAGATCGAAAAATATGGTTATGACGGTAAACAGCTTTCTCATGCTATTCGTTTATACGTAATGATGCAAGATTACTATTCTCACGACAGGTCAATGAAAGAAGCATTAGTTCCATCAGATGCGATTGCTATGATTATCAAAGCAAAGTTAACCCAGTACAGTTTAGAAGACGCTAAATATTTAATGGATTTAACTATGAAACAGGGCAAAGAATTCAAAGAAGAAATACTTAATAATATTGATGAGAAAACAATTGATTATTCAATTAAGGATAAATTCATTAAACTGTCTCAAGACATTATTAAAAATAAAATCATTGAGGAGTGTCGTAATTATGAGTAATCTACATGTTCTCATCGGGTTACCTGCTGTTGGCAAATCAACAAGATCAAAAGAAATGTCAGATGAATTAAATGCAATTGTATTATCTTCTGATAATTTACGTGAAGAATTGTTAGGAGATGTAAATGACCAGTCTCAAAATGAAATGATATTTAATGAATTACATAAAAGAGTGAATCAATATTTAGCTGAAGGAAAAGACGTTATATACGATGCGACAAATTTAAATCGTAAACGCAGAATGCACTTAATTAAAAATGAATTAAAAGCAGATAAATATTTTGCTTATTACTTCATTTCAACATTAGGTGAATGTCTATATAATGACTCTCAACGTGAACGAAAAGTAGGATTTGAAGTATTAAATAGGATGTATACGAGTGCTCAAATTCCTACGATTAATGAAGGGTGGAGTGATGTTAAGTTTATTCATCCAGAGCTAAAGTTGGATAGGTTTTATAGTGAACGATTTGAATACTTATTATCTGATGAGTCGCAAAATCATGAAGATTTAATGGAAGAAATGATGAAAGTCGTTGATTCCTTTGAAGATGTTTATGACATTCCTCACGATTCAAGGTATCATTCATTTTCAATTAGTCGTCATATCTTCTATGTGTATGAATTTGTAATGAAAAACTACAAAAGTAATCGTAAAAAAGAAATGTTGATCGCTTCACTATTTCATGATTTAGGTAAAGGTTGGTGTAAATCATTTATCAATTATAAAGGTGAAGAGAAACGATATGCGTCATACATCGGTCATGAATTTGTAAGCGCACAATTAGCTTGCTATTGGTTATCTGTACTAGGATACGAAGACAACTTTATTAAATACATAGTTGATTTAGTTCAATTCCATATGACTCCTATGGACATGAGCAGTAAACAGGAACGTAAGTTGCGTGAATTATTAACTGTTGAACAATTTGAAGATTTAATGTTCTTACATTCGGCAGATTTAAATGCTAAGTAATTAAAATACATAAATTATAAATTAAGAATGGAGGAAGGTTAGTGTTTAAACTATTTAGTCTATTCAAAAATAAAAAAGAAATCAAAGAGAAGTCAACAAAAGAATATGTCAGACCAACTACAATTTTTGATCATGATTTGGTTGTTGATAGGTTTAAGAAAATTACAGAAGAACTATCATTTAAAGGTAAATATTTTATGCCTTCGGTGATTAATGTTGAATTTATATTTAATGAAAAAAGTGTAACCATGTATTCACTCATTCCTAATATGCATGAAAATATCGGTACAATCGAAACATATGACGACTTTAAAATCGTAGGAAGTGCAGTTATTACAGCTTCCATTTATTCTGAAGATGAAAGTCAAGTTGGCAAAGAAATTAAATTAAAATTCGCTGATTCAACAATAGATGTATTAAGTCGTAGTATTCTAATAAATGTTAATAGTTTAGTTTAGATAAAATTTCAGTTTTATTAAATAAATTACATAAATGGGAGATGGTTTAATGAAAACGTTAAATGACATCAAGCAAGAGAATAATGAAAAAGAAGTACTTATTCAACTAAAAGATGCTTTTGTATCAAACATTAGCGAAGATGGATTTGGATATTCAGGATGTGAAACTTGTGATTATGGTAGTGAGTATGGGGTAGAGTATATATTCACATTCAATGACGGACATAGTTTAGATTTTAAGTTTTCTGATATGTATGATGCACCTATTTCTGAAGGACAGATGATGACATTCTTATTGACTAACTTAGAAGAATTTAAAGAAATGACTAAAAATGAGTTTATTGAATTTATTTTAAAAGAAGAAAATGTAATTGGATAATAAATTAAAAGGTGGAGAATTATTATGAGTCGATTACGTACAGAATTTGAAGAGCTGTTAGGACAAACGATTCTAGATATTAGAGCAATACAAGGCGATAATGAAATTAGGATCAAAACAGAAGAAAATGAATATATAATGTACCATGAACAAGATTGTTGTGAGAGTGTATTTGTAGAAGATGTTATCGGAGACATTAATGATTTAATTGGTAATCCAATTACTATGGCTGAAGAAGTATCTCAAAACGATGACGAAGCAGATGAGTCTGGAACTTGGACATTTTATAAATTGGCTACAATCAAAGGTTATGTAACTATACGTTGGTACGGTGAATCCAATGGTTACTATTCTGAGGATGTTGATTTCGCTAAAGTAGTTTAAATAATAATCACATTTTATAAAAATTGGAGGAAGATAAATGCATAAATTTTATGATGACTTAAAGGAATTCATTTTAAACCAAGATAATGAGATTAAAAAGACATTGATTGCTTACTTTGAGACGTTGCTACAACTAGAGTCATATTCAGAAATGAAAGATCTTCTAATTAATTATCAGGATAATAATTATACTATTGATTTTAACGAATCTGATGAAGATGATTATTATTCAAGTGGATGGTTTGAGATTTATGGACAAAATAATTCGGTCTCTTATACAATTGAGCTGTACATTGGTGACATAGAAAATGGATTCTTACCAAAAGTGTCTATTTTAAAAGAAGTAAAAATGATAAACCATGAATTTCAAGGACATGAACAAGATCTGTTGGTATTAGAAGAGAAATGGCTTACAGAGTATGAAAAAGAATTATTACATAAGAAAAAGTTAGAAAAGATAAGTAGTATTGAGGCACAGATTGAACAATTACAAAAAGAATTATCAGTAGTAAAATTAGAGTTTTAAAATTAATTAATAAAATACATAAAAATGCTTGAAATATAAAATTAAGATGTTATAATAAATATATAAGTTAAGAGAGGGAGTGAAGATCATGGTCAGTAGGTTGACTTATGCACATGAGATGGAGATTCTGAACGAATTAGATTTTATGAATGAACAACAAGAATTTACTCGTGATAATGCTGTTTGGTGTGATAAGACAATCAAGAAACTGCTACTAGAATTACATTTTATAAGAAATGATAGTATTAATAAATAAAATACATAAAATTTGGGTGATTAAATGGTTGAACCTCCTTTAGAGAAAAATGAAGTACAGATCACATCACAACATAGAATAGCAGTAGATAAGTATAATTACTCAATAAGTAAGAAGTATGAGAAGAAAATTTCAAGAGGTAAAAATGCTGAAGGTAGTGGAGAATTCGGTTATAACAAATCGAGTGCGAGTCACTACAGTAATCTAACAACTTTAGGTAAACGATTAATAGAAAAAGAGTTTCTAGAGGATCTGAGTGATCAGGATTTAAGTAAAGTTAAAGATTTAATAGAAGCTATCGAAAAAGCAGTAATACATATTGATAAGGTTGGGAAAGAAGTATCTGAACATCTCATCAAACACATTACAGTTGATTTAGGAGAATCTGCGAAGGGTAGAGGTCGAAAGAAAGTAAAAGGTGTAGAAATTGTAGATGATGAAGAGATTGACGATGGTGATGCTGATTGACCAAATACGGAGCAAAAAAGGTAGTAGAAGATGACATAAAATTCGATAGTAAAATGGAGCGTGATTACTATCTATATTTAAAACAACAACGTTCATTAGGTAAAATTAAAGGATTTACTTTACAACCATCTTTTGAATTACAATCTAAATTTGAAAAGGATGGAAAAAAGTACAGAGCAATTACATATAAAGCTGATTTTAAAGTTATACATAATGATGACAGTGTAGAAATAATTGATGTAAAAGGAATGACTCAACCACTCTTTTTACTTAAAGAAAAAATGTATCACTATAAGTTTGATCATCCATTGACACTAATTACTTACAGTAAAATTGATGGTGGTTGGGTAACTCTAGAAGCATTGAAGCAAGCTAGAGCATTACGTAAAAAGAATAAAACAAAGAAATAGTAATTAAAAATAACTATCGAACCTCGAGTGATGTAAATAATTAAAATTTATACATATGAAGATGAAATACTAAACAATCGCATGTTCTCAAGTAGTGAGCTTTCGCCAAAGCTTATTACATATTCTCAAAATAAAATCCTAATATTATTTAAACTTTAGTTAGGTGCATTGTGATCGGTTCGATAGTTAAGTGATAAAATACATAATTTGAAATGGAGAGATTTATTAATATGGCACGTATGTATAATACTTTTGATTTTACAGGAGAATTAGGATTTGCAAAAGAACCTTTAAAAGTTAAACCGTTCGATTCAGGATGGAATAAGCATAACTTTTCATTTGCAATTATTGAATCTAAAACAAATAAAGGATTTGTATCATTAGAGGCAGGATTGAATGTAGGTAACGGTAAGCCTAATATCGCATATACAGGCACTAAAGGATTATTTGGTGAACCTTCAAGTAATAATGTTCAAGTTCCTTGGGAAGATCGATTAAATCCTTCAATTGTAGATAGTGTTCCAGATTATCGTAAAACAATCATTGATTTAACTCCAGTAGGAACATCTAAGGATGAATTTTATAATACAAAGCGTGAGATTTATAATTTAGAAACAAAGGAAAATCCTACACAGGAAGATAAAGATAAGCTATTAGAGTTATATGATAAAGCACGTAATATACTACCTGAGCGTAAAGAATTCATTAATACATATGATGCAATCCAATTCTTCATGTCGAAACTAGAAGAGTATAAAGGTCGAAAATTCAGAGTAAAAGGGAATATTGAAAAGTCTCATTGGAATGAAAAATTCTACACTAATTTTGTACCTTCATCTATTGAATTAGTTTCTGATGAAGAGCGTAATAAATTAGGTTTGAATTTAGACTTATTCTTTACAAAAGGAGCAGTTGATGAAGTTGATTTTGCAAAAGAAAAAGTAATTCGTTTTGATACATATATTTTATCTCGTGATAATGCTCAGAAGAAAGATGTATTCTTCCCACAACAGACAGTATTAAATGCATCTAAGTTAGATTTAGATAATCCAAAACATACTGGTCGAGTAGAATTAATCAAGAAAATGTTAACTGGTAAATCAAATAAAAACGTCTATCATATGGCTTTTGAAGGTAAATATTTCAGAGGTGCAGATGAAGTTGAGTTTACAGAAAAAGACTTAACTCCTCTACAAAAAGAGTGTGTTGAATTAGGTATTAATAAGATAGAAGACTTTAAACCTAAAGGTGGAATGCTAGGTGAAACTATTGAAGAGTTCAGAGTAACTCTACCTTTAATTAAAAAATTCAATGACAGTAATGACTTCTCTGATGGGATAGTTGAGTCTACATATGAAGTTGAAGATTTAACGTATGTTGCTCCTGAAACAAACCAATCACCTAAACCAAAAGAAATCGAAACTACAGTTAAAGTTGAAGAACCAATTGTATTTGATGAGTTAGAGGATTTATTATAAGTTTCACTTTAAATTAATAAATATGAAATGGAAATGTGGGATAGTAATTTTATCTGTCCCACAAAACATAAAAAAATAATAAGAGAAAAGGATGATTTATTTATGGCACTATGGTCTACAAACGAAGTAAAGGTTGATATCGCAAGTTATATGCACTATGTACGAGGTTTAAAAAAGGTTGGTAAATCAACATTATTTAAAGAATTAATTAAAAAGATCGGAAATGGAAACATGAATAAAGGACTTCTTATTTCATTAGGTGACGAAGATGGATATAAGGCATTGAATGGATTAGTTGTGGCAAAAGCTCCAACATGGAGTGATTTCGTTGAGATTGTGGAGGAATTAGTTGAGAATCCTAAAGAAAATGAATTTACATTTATAGCATTAGATACTGTAGATGAACTATTTCAGATTGCTACAGAAGAGGTTTTCCGATTACATAAGAAAAAATACAATGAGGTTTGTGAATCATTAAACAGTGCACTAAAAGGCTATGGTGCAGGTCGAGCAAAAGTAAAAGAATTAGTTCGTGAACAAGTTGCAAAATTGAAAGGTTCATATGGTCTATTCTGTATTGGACATACTAAATTACGTGATGTTAATGAAAAAGGAATGACTGAGGCTTATCAACAATTGACTACATCTTTACCATTTGATTTTGATAGTGTTATTGCAGATAAAGCTGATATTATTGCGACAATTTCTATTGATAAGGATGTCATTGATGTAGAAGAAGTTAATGGTAAAAAGGTAGGATCATTAGGGGGTATTACTCGTTGGATTCATTTCCGAGATGATAATTTCAATGTTGACTGTGGAGCACGATTTGCAGATATCGTAGACAAGGTGGAATTGTCAGCAGACAACTATCTTGGTGCAATTGAAAATGCCATTAAATCAGCTAGTGGAAAAACTGAAACTGAAATTTTAGAGAAAAAAGAAATTGAAGTTAAAGAACGAGAAGTAATTGCTGAACAAAAGGCAGAGGAATCTAAAGGTGTAGATTCAGTTGAAAATGTAAAACTAGCTGAAATTGTAAAAGAAAAATTCCCTAAAACTGATGCAGAAACAAAGGCAAAAGTAAAAGAAATTCTTAATGCAAATGATATTAAACTAGGTTCTCCAGAAGATGCAGTAACTTCAGAATTACAAAAAGCTGTTGACTTACTGACTGAATCAGAAGTAAAAGAATAAGTACATAAAATAAATATGGGAGGGTGGATTTTATATTCATTCTCTCTGTAATTTTAACTACAATAACGTTCAGAGGTGAAATATGGCATATCCAGTTAAATGTAGATGGTGTAAAACTGAAAAAAAGAATAACGAAATGTTTGCGTTTAAAGTAAGTGAAAATAGTAAATACTCATACACTTGTGATGAAAGTGAGTATAAATTATATCAAGATTATTTGAATCAACTCAATATTAAGGAACAAAAAGAGCAAATAATTACTGATAACTTTAACAAACTGTATATATATATTGCTGTAGAAATTTTAAATTATGAAATGAACCAACTTATTCCTCCAAATTTAAAAAAACGTCTCCGTAAACTAAATGAAAATTATGATTTTGAGGTAATCAAACTATGTGTAGAGTCATTGTCTAATTATCTTCAAAACTACATATCAAAAAAAGAGTTTGAAGATGAAAAACATATAGTCAATTACATAATGCTAATCATTGAGAAGAATATTAATGATTCATATCGACTATGGAAACGTAGAAAGCAACTTGATCAAAAACAACAATCACATGTTATTGAATCTGAAATTATGGACGATTTAATGATTGAAAATGTTGGTGTAGATGTACAAAAAAATAATGGAATCATGCAATTCTTAGATGAGGAGGATTATTAATGATTCTTGAACAAGTTAAACAATTGAGTGATTATCCTAAAGAAATAACAGATGTACGAGAATCGTTGGAAATGTCATTTGTTATGTCGTTGTGGAAAAATCCTGAATTATACGATGATTATGTGGATGAGGTAAATCCAAGTAAAGATTTGATGTTATCGGATGGTAAATTCTTTTATTCTTTAGGGAAAGAAATGTATGGAATTGGATATAAATCATTTGATGATGCAAGTATTCACTCCTTTATCCACACTAATGAAGTTTTGATGGAAGGATTTATTAGACGAGGTGGAATACAAGAAGTTGACAATATGAGGGCAGTTTTAAATGAAGATAATATAGATACATATTATGATTCACTAGTTAAGAATAACATGCTTATGAAATTACATGATAAAGGTTTCAATGTAGTAAATGAGATTAAAAAATTCAATAAAATGAATACTTCTCAATTATATGATTACTTTGAATATCAACTAGATAACGTATTCCTTAATCGTGGTGCAGGAGTAAAAATTGAAGATTTATCAATTGATGAAGAATTCATTTTAGAATGTCATACAGGTACTGGAAAAGGACTTAGTTATTCATCAACTGCACCATTAATGAATTATCATACTCTTGGCTTACATAAATCAAATGTTCAAGTATACGCAGGGTATTCTGGTACTGGTAAAACCTCATATTGCATGGCTACATATGTATTTCCGATTTTAGATGCAGGGGAAAACATAATAATCATTGCTAATGAAATGAATATCAAAGCGTGGAAGAATATTTTATTGATTACTATCCTTACTCAAAAAATGAATTATTTTAAGATCACTCGTAAGAAATTAAAAATGGGGAATTTTAGTGATGAAGAATTAGAAATGTTACATAAGGCTAAAGAGTATCAAGAAACACATTACAATCATAGAATTAAATTTGCCAAGATTTTCGATTATAGTATTGAAGATGTTAAAAGAATCGCACGTAAAATGGCAAAACAAGGATATAGTTATGTTCTTTACGATACTTTTAAAAGCGAGGATGCTTCATCAAGCAATGCTACAGGGGAGTTAGTAGAAGCATCTAAACAATTATTGCAAGTAGCAGAGAAAGAAGATATTAGTGTAATTATCACAATGCAATTAGCTTTACATACAGAAGGCACAAGATACTTGAATGCAACTACATTGTCAGGAGCAAAAGCAGTAAAAGAAGTTGTTTCAGAGTTAATACTTATGCGCTCAATTTGGGACGATGAATTTAGTGGTGAAAAATATGACATTAGACCATACAAATTTAAACGTGACCCAATAACAGGAAAGTTAACTAAAAATAAAGAATACATAATTTTAGATACAGAAAAAAAATACAGAATTTTATTCTTAGACAAAACACGTAATGACGAGGGTGAAATTTGCATAGTAAATCAATTTGATGGTGCTTGGAATGTTTGGAGAGAGATTGGTTATTGTACAGTTAAACACCAACGATCAGCATAGTTATATATTAGTGAGGTGCTTAAATGAATGTACATGCACTAAAAAATTACATAAAAATTAATGAAGAATTGATTGAGTTAGTGTTAGAAAAAGCAGGATTTCATAATATTAGTGATAATTTTAGTGGAGGAATTGAATATCGTTGTGCCAGAGAGGAAGGGAAAAATCCTACGGCAGTAAGAGTAAATAAAGAAACTCTTAAAGCAACATGTTTTAGTACAAATCTAAATGGTGACTTAATTACCTTAATACAAGACAAAACTAAACTATCATTCACTAAAACAATAGAATTTATTTCTAAAGTTGTAAATTTTGAAGAAGTAGAACAAGATGATTTTCAACTACCTTTTGGTGGTTTTTATAAAAAAATTCAACGATTTCGTGAGAATAACGGTGTGAAATTAAAAGTATATGATGAGTCCATTTTAGAATCATATGCTATGATTCCCAACAAAATGTTTTATGAAGATGGTATATCATTTAAGACTCAAGATAAGTTCAATATTGGTTACGATGTAATGACCGATAGAATCACATGTGCATGGCGTACAATGTCAGGTGAGCTATGTGGAGTAATGGGTAGATTAAATAAACGAGAAGTAGATGAATTTGAAAATAAATGGTTTCCAATTATTCCATTTCCAAAAAGTAAAACTATATTTGGGTTTAGTGAGAATTATAGAAGCATTCAAAATAAAGGGATATGTCATGTTTTCGAAAGTGAAAAATCACCAATGATCCTTGATTCGATGGGAAGTTCATTAGGGTTAGGATTAGGTGGGAGTAACTTGTCTGATTATCAGGCAAACAATATCAAGTCCTTATTTACAGAAAAAATAATTGTAGGTATGGATGAGGGATTACCAAGAGAAGTGAGCGTATCTATTAGTGAAAAACTAAAGATGAATAGATATTTTAAAAATGAAGTTTTCTACATATACGATAAAAATAATCTTTGGCTACCTAAAGATTCAAAAATGAGTCCAGTAGACTTACCAAAAGAAGACTATAAACGATTACTTAAGCATTGTTTGATTAAAATATAGGAGATGATTAATTGGTAAAAGCAGAAGATAAGGTAAAGCAATTACGTGCAGATGGTCATACGGTATGGTCAATATCACGAATTAACTCATATCATAATTGTCAATTTGAATACTATAACTCATACATATTAAAAAATAAAGGTATACAAAACTGTTATACTTCATCTGGTACATTTATTCACGATAAAATTGAAAAATATTATAAAGGTGAAGAAGAAGTAAAGCTTACATTTTCAAAGGATTTCGACATTCAGATGGCTGAAAACGAATTACTTGGTCTGGATTTTCCTTCAGATTTGATTAAAGATAACTTTGTGAAAGATGTAAAGCATTTCACTGAAAATTTTTCTAAATTGGAAGGTAAGTTTGTACTAGAAAAATTAATTGTATTTCAAATAGGAAAACATTACATTCAAGGGTACATCGATGCCATTCAAGTGATTGAAAATGAAGAAGGTAATAAAAATGTTAATGTGATCGATTGGAAAACCTCATCTAAATTTGGAGGAAAAAAACTGGATGAGGCAGGACGACAATTACTAATATATAAGTTGGGATTAGAATCAACAACCTCCGCAAAAATTAATGAAGTCAAATGGTGTATGATCAAATATTTATATGTATGCCACATACAAAAGAATGGGAAAATCAAACGTAAGATGTGTAATCGTGGTAAATGGGTCAAAGAAATGAAATCAACTTTAGAAAAAGAAATGCTGAAAGAAGGAATGGATGACTTAGAAATTGATATATTAATGGAAGAGTCATTGATTAAAAATTCTATCGATAATTTACCTCAATATATTAAAGATAAATATTGGTTGGAAGACTGTTATGTTACATACGAAGTAAATGAAGATAATGTCCAAGAATTAAAGGATTACGTTAATCTAACCATAGAAGAAATTCAATCTAAGAATCATAATGATGAAACTGAATGGAAACCTTTAGATTTTGAAAAAGATTCATTTTACTGCAACAATCTTTGTGGACATAGACAAAGCTGTTCGTTTAGAAAAAAATACATAAATGAATTGAATTTACCAAAGAAAGATGCGTTATTAGATTTATATGATTTATTATAATAATTAGCAAGTAAAGGTGGTTGTTTATTTGAGTAAATTGTTAGAAAATAAACGAATATTCTTCTATGATTTTGAGGTGTTATCTAAACTAAAATACAGTAAGACAGGACAATCATGGTGGTGTGTTGTATTTATTGATTTTGATACAAGAAAAGGTAAATTGATTAAGAATAATGTCAATGAATTAATTCAATTCTATAATCAATTTAAAGATTCTATTTTTGTTGGATATAACTCAAGACAGTATGATCAATACATATTCAAGGGATTAATGTTAGGTATGGATGCAGGGTATATCAGTGAGCAATTAATTGAACATAAGTTAAAAGGACATAATGTTGTGAGAAATGCTTTTCGATTACCTCTAAATAATTTCGATATCATGCCAAATCCACCTATTCCATTAAAAACATTAGAAGGATTTATGGGTAGTGATATTCAAGAATCTTCAGTACCGTTTACAATAGATAGAGAATTAACTGATGAAGAAGAAAATAACCTAATCAAATATTGTATTCATGATGTAAAAGAGACTATTAAGGTATTTGAAAGATTAAGACATGAATTTGACAGTCAACTACAATTAATTGAAGCATTTGATTTAGATATGACACTATTCAATAAGACAAAAGCACAATTATCTGCTTATATATTAGATGCAAAAAAGCATGATGATAGAGGGGATGCATTTGATCATCTGATTCCAGAAACATTAGTTTTGAATAAATATAATTATGTAAAAGAGTGGTATGAGAAGGAATTTACTTCCTACATTGATCCTATAACAAATAAAGGTAGAAAATTAGAAACAGTTGTCGCAGGAGTACCAACAGACTATGGTATAGGAGGCATTCATTCAGCATTAAAAAACATTGATGAGAGTGGGATTATTCTAGCTTGCGACATTAGTTCAATGTATCCTGCTTTAATCATTGAATATAATTACATGAGTAGAAACGTCCCTAGTATTGAAAAATACATAAACATACGTGATGAACGATTGAAGTTAAAGGCTGAGAAAAATCCAAAACAACAACCACTCAAAATCGTACTAAATGCAACCTTTGGTACATTTAAAGATAAATATAACGCAATGTATGATGAGAGGATGAGTAATGCAATCTGTATTGCAGGACAATTACTAATTACTGATTTAGCTGAAAAATTAGAACCTCATTGTAAGATTCTTCAAAAAAATACAGATGGGATATTCATGAAAGTAGAAAAAGAAGAAGATATTGAATTGGTACAATCTATTGCAAAAGAATGGGAAGTACGAACACGATTAGATTTAGAGTGGGATAGATTTACTCGAATCATTCAAAAAGATGTAAACAATTATATTTTAGTTCCAGAAGGGGATTTATATTATCCTAACGGCAAAGAAAGATGGAAGGCTAAGGGGGCATTCGTGAAATCATTAAGTGATATTGATTATGATTTGCCTATTGTGAATAAAGCAGTAATAGCGTACTTCTTGGAAAATAAGCCTGTTGAAGAAACTATCAATGAGTGTAATAAGCTACGTGAATTCCAAAAGATTGTAAAAGTAACTTCTGCATATGATGAAGGTGCTTGGAAGGATTGTACTTTCTCGAAACAAAAAGTATTGAATAAAACCACAGGTAAATATTCTACTAAGATGATGTGGGATGAAGGTAGTGGATATACTTTAAAAGATAAAACCTTCCGTGTTTTTGCATCTACTCGTGATGAGGATGGTGGTTTATTTAAAAAGAAGTCAGGAGCAAACCCTGCTAAATTTCAGAATACATCCGAAAAAGTATTCATTGATAATGAAGATGTTACTGAAAAAGCAGTTCCAGACTATTTAGACAAACAATTTTATATTGATCTATCTAATGATAGAATTAATCAATTTATGGGAATCAAGAAGAAACTGATCAAAAAGAAAATAAATAATTAAATATATAAAATCTTAAATAAAAATTAAATATTATTAAAAAGGGAGATGTTAGTTATGTTAAAAGAAGCTAAATTAGTCGGAGAATTAACAAGTAAAAGTGGAGAACTGATTGGAACATCATTGAAAGGAGTCAAAAAAGCTATAAAGAACTATGTCGTTAATCGGATTAACTTCTTAGAGACAGCTTTAAAGTATGCTAATAAAACAACTTCAATGAATAGAATTAAGAAAGAACTTATTTACTTAAATGCACAACTAAATGAGATGAATTTGAGCGATAAAATGAGTGAGTATCTAGACTTAGCCAAAGATTTTGCTAAAACAGGAGTTAAATAAAAGAAACCTATTATAAAAAACACATAACAAAGGGGATATTCTTAATGAAAATAACAAAAGGATATCATGGTGAAAAATGCAACATTGGAGTATTAGATGTCAAGAAGAAACAAGCATATACGGAGGCAAGACGAAAACTTAAATATGCTCATAGCGTGTTTAAACAATTGAGTGAGAAACATGCAAATTTTAAGATTAAATAAAAGGAATATATCAATTAAAATAGGAGGAATTTAAATGCCTAAATATAAATTAAATGAAGAACTAATTATTAGGACATTAAAGCAAAATATCAGAGTGAAGATTACTGAAAGAATCAAATCTACCAACATTGATACAGACGAAGTAAATTATTATTATAGTTTTGAAGATGTGCGTGACATCAAAGATGCTTGGACATGGGATAGAGTTCCAGAGCAAAATGTTTCAGAAATGCAATTCTACGCTAAACAATACGAAGTCTCAATAGTTTAATATTCATCTTTTATTTAAAAAGACACAAATAAATTGGAGGAAATTTAATTATGAAAGTTAAAGATTTAATTGCAGAGTTACAGTGTTATAATCCAGAACAAGAAGTTTGGGTTCGATTAGGAAGTGATTTTCGTCAAGTATCTCAAGTTGATGAAGATGAGCTGATAAACGACGATGACTTAGTAATTTCTTAAAGATAAGTAACATTAAATAAAACACGCATATTAATGAAACTAATTAAAATTGGAGGACATCATAAGATGGACAAAAAGGCATTCAAAGAAATCTTCTTAGAAGAAATTAGCAAAGATAACTATAATAGATGGGAGGCTATTAAATATTTAAATAAAAAATTGGAATGGTTGCATAAAGGATATGACTCGATTATTGAGGAAAACGGCTATTATGTATTTTATAATCATGAAAGAAAACATAGTAACAAAGAAGAACATGGAGAAAAATTGACTGATTATCAAGTAGGAGAATATCTAGCATTAACGGAAGTACTCGAAGGTTTAAAAGAGTATACAATTAATCCATTAGCAGTTAAATGGAGTTACTAAATTAAATAAAATCACACTATTATTAAATGTTAATGAAATACAAAAAAGAAAGTTGGGATAGCTATAACTAGATGCAATAGAAGACAGTTATTTATTAATGAGCTAAATAAATATGAAGGAGCATCAGAGCTATTCAATGAATTATCTCAGTGTTCAACAATAGCTTTTGTAGGAGGTTCAGTTAGGAATGTATTGACCAAATATAACAAAAGTCCAATTAAAGATTTTGATTGCTGTATAGTTGTGAAGAACAGAGTTAAATTTAATGAAATATTGAAAAATTATAATATTAACTTTAATAGATTTGGAGGGTTAAAATTAAAGCTAGAAACTATTATATTTGATATTTGGGAACTAAAAAATAGTACCCTTACTAATGAGGAAATTTTAACGTTTGAAGATTTATCGAAATCCGCTGGTTTAAACTTTGACGGTATCGTATATGATTTTACAAATGATATTTTGTATGATGAACCGTTCTTAGAATGTATTAAATCAAAACATATAAAGATAATAAATAACTTAGGTGTAAGCGAAGATTATTTCTTAGTGAAAACAAAAAAATTAAATGAGCTTTATGGATTTACTTTTGACGAATTATGATTTCATAAAAGATTAGTATTATTAAATACATAAACTTAGAGGGGTTTGATAATATATGGAAATGAAATATTATGAGTTCAACAAGCATGAGTATTATGCATTGATTAAAGCGAAAACAACTCAAAAGGCAATTGAGATTTACGTTGAGTATGTTGCAGGAGAAAGCGTGGAACAAATTAAAGCTGAAGGTGAATTAGATTTATTAAATAAATACGACGCATTTGTGAAATTCATAATCGCCCCAACTGAAACAGGAGTGAGTATCAAAGATTTAATGAGGGATTTTGAAGAAGATTTAGAGGAAGTATTATTGTTTGATGGCTCACTATTGTAATACAAATTCATACTTGGAGTTGAATCTTATGCAAGATGGGAAAACATTAACCGAACAGAATGTATGGGAACATTATAAAAGAGTGGAAGCAGAAACTTTCACCTCAAGAAACAACTCGTTAATAAGAACAAACAGATTAAACATCTTAAACGTGTGATCAGTACATTAAAAAGTAAGTATGAAAAGCTTACTGAAAATCGTAGACCTAAATATAAAAATACAATTAGAAGAAAATAGGGAGATGAATTGATGGAAAGTGTAAAAGTTAATATTAAATGTGAGACAGGAATTTTCAATCGTGATGAGGTGGATATGAATAAGTACCTAGAATTAGTAGATGAAGATGCAAGCAAATTACTACCAGATAATAAATTCATTGGAGTTAAGGTTATTGTTGAAAAATAAAATAGGTGGCGACTTACGCTAAAGGAGATAATTAATATGAACAACTTTTTAATGGACGTATTGGATTTAAAAGTATTTGATGAGAGTGGAAAGTCTGTAACAAAACTAAATAAAGCTACTGAAGGTAAATTAGTACATAACGAAAAAGTTGGTTCGTATTTTGCCATTAACATTGTAAATTTTGATATTAACATTGTAAATTTTGATATTGATTTGATTAAGGCTATTGGAGAAGTGGTAAAAGATGATAATCTATCAGATTTCGAAAAAGAACTAACCCCTAGAACAACAAAGATTAAATTTAAATCAGCTTATTCTAGTAAGAGTATAAAGAAATTTAAATTAATTGCTGAAGGAAATTTATACAATGAAGAACATGAAGTTTCACATACTTTTAGATTGTTAATTAACAATGCATCATTAACTTCTGGATTCAATATGGATGCAAATAATTCAAGTATTAGTGAATTTACTCATGTATTTAGAATTGATGTAGATGATAATGGGGATAGCTTTGAGTTAGAGTTAGAGGAAAAATAAGTAGTAAATATATTAGGAATGTGGTAAAAATCTTCCTATAATATCATATTCCTAATATAGAAATTAGATAAAATGACAATATTATAAAAAAAGGGGGTAATTGACTAATGGTAAATGAAAAGTCATGGAAAGAGTTTAGAGACTCAGGCTTGTTTTGGTGGATCAATATGTTATTACATACCTTTGGGTGGGCTTTAGTTATGGAATTCGAAGGTGAAGAAGTTAAAAGAGTTTATCCTGCTAGAGTGAAGTTTAGAGGTTTTGATGAGAAATCAAATACTGTAGGATACATAAAAGTAAGTGAATATATGAAAGAAAATGTAGAACAATTAGCAAGAGAGGCTAAAGAGTAGTTACATAATATTTTGATTTTATAAAAATACAAAGATGAAACGGAGAGTATATTTATTATGAAAGAAATGACAGTTTATGAATTTGATAAATTAGGGTTAGAGGCATTGAACAATAAATTACATGAGCTTCAAGATAAGAAAGATATCCTTAATTGTGTACCTAAGATAGATGCACGTAATGTTAATGAGCTTAGAAAAGTTGTTGCTGAAATTCAAATGGTAAACAATGCAATTGATAACTTTAACCTAAAAGAACTTCATTCGAATGTAAATGGGTATGTAAAAGAAACTTCGTATGACCAAAATATTGGCTTTACAATCATTGTAGAGTCAGATAATAAGCATCACATATACAAAGGTCTTTATGGGCTACATTTAAGTCCATCTGATCAAATTAAGATGGGTGACAGTCTGGGAATGATTAAAGGATGCCTATTTTACGATGTATCTGAAGTTAAATAATAGATTTTACTTTTACAAAAGGAAATACATAATACTAAAATAAAAAGGATGGTAATTTATAATGACAAATGCGTATGAAATTAAAAAAGTGATGGAATTAGTAGAGCTAATTAAAGAAACTGTAGGTATTGATGGAATAGATGCTTTTAAATTATTACAACAATGGACTAGTGAGGATTCAAAGGAGTCTAAGATTAGTATTGATCCAAATAATCACAAGTGGGATAAAGGTGTTGCAGAAAATGAAATAGCTGATATTTTAGTTAAACAATGGAGCGATTGCATTGCTAAGATTGAAAGCAATAGTAAAATTGAAGCCACAGAGAAATTTAAAATTAACACTATTCCATTGCAATTACTTACTATAGTAAATAGAGATACACACAATAATGATATTGAAAGCATCTTACTAGCTATTAAAAACTTAAAGCCGTCTACCTTCGGAAAATGTAGTAAAGAAGGGGTGGAATTAGTACGAATCGAAAAACTTCTAGAAGATAGAATTATTGAAAATATGGATAATGGTAATTACAGAACTTTGGCAAATAGTACTTCATTATTACGGAAAGTTAAAGATATGTATTATGATTCTTCTATTACAACGAATAGTACTGGTACACTTACTGGTCATCCAGTTAAATAAAAACCATATATTATTTAAGAATATACATAATAAGGAGTGTTTTAATGACAATAATGAACATCTTAACGGCAGATGACATGTCTTATGTGAAAGTGGAAATCAAGAATGTTTCTGTCAAATACTATGAATACGATGAGAATGTAGTGAAGAATTTATATGAGCGATTCAAATCTGATTCACCTAGCAAAATAACTTTTGGAAGTGAAAATGTTTATACTAAAGAATTTAAGGAGCTGCTGTACACTAATGGTTTTGAATTGAATGAAGATGGAACAGTACTAGCTATTCAAGAAAAAAGTATTTGCTATAACTCAATTGAACACGCTATAGAGGCAATTAGACAACAACCATATAACATAACGGTCAAATCGGGATATGATGAAAATAAACTGATCGAAGTGTTACTAAGTAACGGTTACATAATTTCTACAACTAATAATTCAGATAAAACTGATGTGTTAATCTATGGAAATATAAATGATTGACAAATAACAATTTAGTAGATTATGATATTTAATATAATAAAATACATAACGAAAGGTAGGGAGTTTATTTCTGCAAGAGAAGCGCACAATTCAATATTGTCATTAGAGCTTCAAATGAGACAAGTTTTGTAGAGAATAAGCGAACAAATGAATAAACCCACTAAATCTTTAAAAGTACCAACTATTATCACATGTGCATTAGCATGGGCTTGGTTTGTATCACATGCCATAGAAGATGATAATAAAGATGGTATGGAGAAATCCTCGGACATCATTAAACGTATGGACGATATTAAAAAGAACTCAATCTCATATCAAGTTGAGTCTTTCCAGATAGAATATGAACGTTTAAAAGAAGAGGAAAGAAAAAGATTAGAGGAATTAGAAAAAGAACGACAAGCTAAACTTGAACAAGAGAGATTAGCTAAGATCGAAAGAGAAAGAAAGTTAGCTGAAGCGAAGAGAATTGAAGAAGCTAAAAAAGTAAAACAGGTTAGATTGGTAAATGAAAAGAAAAAACAGCTAGTACAGAATGTTAGTAATTCAAATAAACAAGTCGATACTAGTACTCAATCAGGGTGGATTAATGCTGAATTCACAGCTTACACTGCATATTGTCCAGAGGGTTGTACAGGAACGTCTGCTAGTGGCGTATTCTTAGGTAATTCAGAGTATTATCAAGGATACCGTGTTGTTGCTTCTTATAAGGGATTACCTTTATACACTCTATTAGAGTTAAAATACCCTAATGGTACAACAGAAAAAGCAGTAATCTTGGACAGAGGCGGAGCAATATCTCACGCAGGAATTTTAGATGTACTAGTTTCTAGTGAATCTAAAGCAAAGAAATTTGGAAGAATCATTGGTCAATATAGAGTTATTGGAAGTTTAAAATAAAATAATACATAAATATTGAGTGGGGATTGATAATTTCTTTCTCTGCTCAATTTAAAAGAAGGTGATTAATTATGACATTTAGAAATAAAGTAAAGTGGATTAATAGAATTAGAAAGTTAAAATCGAAAATTAGAGATACGATCTTCAAAAAGCCATTTTATAAATACCTATATAACCATATTAAAGATGAATTTACTTATAACAATAAAACAGCAATTAGATATTACATGAATGTTAATACTTTAAGAGACGAGTCATTTAAATATGAGTTAGAACTTTATCATAAGATATACTGTAGTGTATTTGATAATCGATATCTTGAATGGCTATTTATGTACACTAAAGATTATGTAGGTGCTAAAATTAAGAAGTATTCAGATTTACAATTCATTTATGGTGAAGATGAATATGGTCTTTACTTTGAAGTAAGTTATATAGATGGATATTAAAATTAATTAATAAAATACATAAAATAAGTATTGAAATAAAAATGTTTGATGTTATAATAAGATTATAAATAAGTAAAGGAGATGAGATGATGAACATCAGCGATTCAGCACTTGAGTTTTACGGTTATAAATTTATCAATGACAAGGTTCGAGAAAACGAAGGTATTACATTTGAATATTACCTTAAACGAGAGTTAGGTGATTGAATTGGAAGACATCAAACAATTTGAAAAAGACTTAACGTTTGTAAGGAACTTTTTAGAAAAGCTGCCTAAAGAAGTAGCAAGCTTATCTAAAGTAATTAGTTGTAAGGACAGAGAACAAGAAGATTTGTTGCATCATATTGAATTTGTTAAATTGCCTGCAAATCAAGGATATACAGCATATAGAAGATTACACATCATTAGAAACGAACGTAGACAGGCTAAAAATTTATATGAAGTTGTAAAATTGGCAAATGATTTAACAAAAGATAAATTGTCAGTCTCAACATTAAGTACTGCTCTAGGCGAAGTAAGAAAGATAATTAACAACAGCTCAAATAAAAAGTATAAGCCTAGAGAATTAAGCGATTTAAATTACGGAAACAATAATACATATTAAAATACATAAGATTGTGGTGGTAATTATAAATTATATTGTGATTGGTACAGATTGTAGTGGTAAGACAAGTTTAGTGGAAATGTTATCTGACATTACCGAATTTAAAGTTGAGAAGGGATCAAGTTTTCAGCATTCACAATGTACTCAAGATGAACTATTTGAAAAGTTTTTAGAGTTTACTAAGATGGATAGTGTAGTATTTGACAGATTTACTTATTGTAATGAAGTATATGCACCGATGTATGATGACTTTGCAATGTTATCTGATGATCAACGTAGATTTATTGAACAAGAAATGAAGAATAAAGCAATTGTCATTTACTTATATGCAGATGATGAGGTATTGGAACAGCGATTCAACTATCGTGGTGATGATTATGTTTCATTAGAAAAGTTAAAGTATGCTAAAAGTAAATATGAAGAAGCAATACATAAGGTTGAACATTTAGAAGTGGTAAAATTTGATACTGGTAAGATGACAACAAAGGAAATTGTTGAGCATATTCTACTAAATTATTAATATAATAAATACATAATTAATAGGTTTAAATAGAAAGAGGATGGTATTTTGAAAAGTAAATTAACATTAATTAAGCGTTCAACACCAACATGTCCAGATTGTAATAAAATGCAGTTCATATTAGGGGAAGAGGGAGTTACATTCGATACGATAGATATTGCTAAAGATACTGACGCTATTGAGAAGTATGACATATTAAGTGTACCAGTGATTCTAATAGATAGTGATGCAGGACAAATAAAGCTAAATGGAATTCAGCCGATAGAAGTCATTAAAGAACTGCTTGAAGATGAATAATTTCAATTATAAATAAATTAAATCAGGTATATAAATCAAGGAGGAAATGATTTGACAATATCAAAGACCATTAAGAAGAGAGATAATTCAATCGTCGAATTTAAACTAGAAAAGGTTGCTAGTGCTATTAGTAAGGCAGGAAAGGAAACAGGGGAGTTTAATGATGAAGTGTCGGCAACACTTTCTCAAGATGTACTAGATGTATTAAATGGATCAAATGATGATTTGTCAGTGGAGAAAGTACAAGATACTGTAGAAATGGTTCTCCTTAACTCCAAGTACAAGGTAACAGCTAAGGCGTATATTCTTTATCGAGAAAAGCGTTCACAAGAACGAAAGCCTGATATTTTTAAGAGACGTGTAAACTTAAAGCCTTACGAATATCCTCAATTAAATGAGTATAAAGAGGCTATTCAACACTCTTATTGGTTACATACAGAATTTAATTACACTTCCGATATTCAAGATTATAAAGTTAACATTACAGACAAAGAACGTAATGTGATTAAGAATACAATGTTGGCAATTTCACAAGTAGAAGTAGCTGTTAAGAATTTCTGGGGAGACTTACATAATAGGATGCCAAAACCAGAAGTAGGAGCTGTGGGAGCAACTTTTGCAGATTCAGAAGTAAGACATAGTGATGCTTATTCTCACCTTTTAGAAATTTTAGGATTGAATAATGAGTTTGAGAGAATTCAACAAATTCCAGCATTAGCTAATCGAGTTAACAGTTTGACTAGCGCTGTTAAATATTTAAAAACAGAAAGCAATAAAGATTTTACATTATCACTTATTTTATTCTCATTATTTATTGAACACGTGTCTTTATTTTCTCAATTCTTAATAATCATGTCATTTAATAAGTATAAGAATTTATTTAAAGGTATGTCAAATGCTATTGAAGCTACATCTAAAGAAGAACAATTACATGGAATGTTTGGTATTGAATTGGTCGATATTATTCGAAATGAAAATCCTGAATGGTTTGATGAGGAGCTTAGTAATAAAGTTTATGAAGCTTGTAAGAATACGTTTGAATCAGAAATTACTGTAGTAGATTGGATATATGAAGATGGAGAGTTAGATTTCTTACCTAAAGAAGTTGTTATTGAATTTGTTAAAAATAGATTAAATAATTCATTAATTAGTATTGGATTTGAACATATTTTTGAAATCAATGAAGAATTAGTGGAGAAGACAGAATGGTTTAACGATGAAATTCTTACTACTAAACATGTAGACTTCTTTGACAAACGTAGCGTAAATTATGCGAAAAGACAAAAGAGTATTGAAGCAGATGATTTGTTTTAATAATGCTTAAATTAGACAGTTTTATAACATTTCTAATTTACTTATAAAAAAGGAGCTTGTTACATATGACATTTGAATGGTTAAACGAAAATAGCATAAATTTCTTAAAAGGCGGATACTTAAAAAAAGGAGTTACGCCTGAACAACGATTAAAAGAAATTTCAGACCATGCTGAAAAAATTCTTGGAATTGAAGGATTTTCAAATAAATTTTATACATATTTAAGCAAAGGTTATTATTCTCTATCTTCTCCTGTATGGTCTAACTTTGGAACTAAAAAGGGATTAAGTATTAGTTGTTTCGGTAGTAATATTGATGATAATATGGCTAATATTTTATATACACATGGAGAAGTAGGAATGATGAGTAAATTTGGTGGAGGTACTTCTGGTTATTTTGGAAATCTCCGTCATCGTGGTGCGGAAATAAAAGATAATGGAAAGTCTTCTGGAGCAGTTCACTTTATGGAGATGTTTGATAAATTAGTAGACGTTGCTTCACAGGGTAGTATGCGTAGAGGTGCTTTTTCTCCATATTTACCTATTGATCATCTTGATATTGAGGAGTTTTTAAAGATTGGAAGTGAAGGAAATCCTATTCAAAAACTAACTCATGGTGTAACAGTTACTGATAAATGGATGAAAGAAATGATTGCAGGAGATAGAAAAAAACGTTCTATTTGGGCTAAAGTAATTCAAAGTCGAGTAGAAATTGGCTATCCTTATATTTTCTTTACTGATACTGTTAATAGAAATACAGTAGATGTATATAAAGTTTTAGAATTACTTATTAACCACTCTAATTTATGTACTGAAATTGCATTACCAGATAATGAAATTTGGTCGTTTGTATGTTGTTTAGCTTCTATGAACCTCTTACATTTTGATGAGTGGAAGGATACTGATGCAGTAGAAACTATGATTTACTTCTTAGACGCAGTTATTTCTGAATTTATTAGTGATTTAGAAGAAATGAGAGATTCTAAAGAAGTTGAAAAACGTAATGCATTTACTTATATGGAACGTGCCTATAACTTCGCTAAAGATCATCGAGCATTAGGATTAGGTACTCTTGGTTGGCACTCTTATCTGCAATCCAAAATGATTCCATTTGAAAGTGTAGAAGCTTCTCAATTAAATGTTCGTATCTCTAGATTAATTCAAAAGAAGTCATTACAGGCTTCTAAAGAATTAGCTGAAATATTTGGAGAACCAAAGTTATTAAAAGGTTATGGTAGACGTAATACGACTCTGTTAGCAATAGCTCCTACAACAAGTTCAGCATTTATTTTAGGTCAAGTCAGTCAGTCGATAGAACCTATTTGGAGTAATATTTACGTGAAAGATGTCGCCAAAGCAAAAGTAACTATTCGTAATCCTTATCTTAAAAAAGTATTACAATCCTATGGTAAAGATAATAGAGAGACTTGGAGTAGCATTCGTGTCAATGATGGTTCAGTACAACATTTGGACTTCTTAACACAACATGAGAAAGAAGTATTTAAAACTTTTGCTGAAATTGACCAATATGTAGTATTAGAACAAGCTTCTATGCGTCAAAAATTTATTGACCAAGGACAATCGTTAAATATTATGGTAAATCCAAAAATGTCAGCTAAAGAAATTAATGATTTGTATATTTTCGCATGGAAGAATGAAATTAAAACTCTTTACTATCAACATAGTACAAATGCATCTCAACAATTCAGTAAAGATAAATTATGTAGTAGTTGTGAAGCATAGTTTGATAATATATTACATAAACAAATATAATACATAAAAAGGGGAAATTTAAATTATGACAACTTTCACTAACAAATTACAAAAACACGTTAAAGACTTTCATTTAGCATTTGATCATCCTGTATCAGAAACTCCAAATCCTATGAAGTTAGAACGAGCAGTTAATCGTTCAGTATGGACTGGTGAAGAGATTGTTGAATTCTTACATGCCTCATCAAAAGATGGAAATGAATTTGATTTAGCATTCAGTTTATTTATTAAAGGATTAGAGAAAGCATATAAGAAATCTTCAAAAGAAGAATATATACAAGATGATGTAGAACGAGTAGTAGCTCAAGCTGATGCTTTAACTGATACAGATTATTTCGTAAAAGGTTCATTCGTAGAAATTGGAGTAGATGAAGAACCAGTATTTAATATTGTACAAGAAGCCAATATGAGTAAGTTATTTACAGCAGAAGATGGTACTAAATACGCTCAGTATCGTGAAGATGGCAAGATTTTAAAATCACCTGAATTCTTTACTCCTGAATCACGAATTAAAGAAGAAATTCAGCGTCAAATTAATAATAGTTTAACTAAGTAATATATTAGTATTATATTTATGATAATTTAAGTTATTTAGTGGTATGAATATCATATTTATATCACTAAACTTTCAATAAAACATGGATATTATTTAAAATTAACTAGACAAATACATAATCAAAGGAGATTGATTTTATGATGAAATCACGCAAAGAACGTAAATTAGAAGCTAAACAAAACGGAGTACCATTTGCACCGCAATATAATGGAAATGGCGTAATTTCTGCTGAATATTTCTACGGTACAGGTACAGAACGATTCAATAATAAATTTGTAAAATTTGATAAGAAAGTTGAAAAAGCATCACAAGGATCATCAGAAGGAACTTTGATTGAAGATAATGCTAATGAATTTGATTTTTTATCAGATGACATCTTAATTGCAAAAGAACGAACTAATGACGAAATAGTTGAAGCAGAGCTAGTAATGGAAACTCCTAAGAAGAAGAAAAAGAAAGGTAAGTTTAAAAAAGCAATTAAGAAGCTATTTAATAAATAAAATACATAACCTTATATGAGAGTGGATTAATTTCTACTCTCATTACTTTTATACATAGAGGAGAGCTTAATTCATGCATGTAGATTTAGTATACAAAGATTTGGTTAATAAAGTTTTGACATATGGGATTGAGAAAGGTGATCGTACAAACACTGGTACAGTCAGTTTGTTTGGTAATCAAATTGAAATTGACTTACAAGAAGGCTTTCCACTTCTAACGACTAAACGTGTTTATTGGAAAGGTATTTTGGCTGAGACAATTATGTTTTTAAAAGGTATCACTGACTTAAAATTCTTACTTGATAAAGACGTTGATATTTGGACTCGTGATGCATATAAGAAATACCTCAATGAAATGGATTCCTACTCTGATGCACTCACATTAACATTAGATGAGTTTCGTGAAGATGCAAAGGTAAATGGATATGATTTAGGAGTTATTTATGGATCACAATGGATTGATTTTAATGGAGACGGAGTTAATCAGTTAAATTATGTAAATAACGAAATTAAAAATAACCCTGATAGTAGACGGTTAAAAGTTTATTCAGCTAATCCATCAAAAGTAAATAATCAAACATTGCCTCCGTGTCATGATGCATTTCAATTTAATGTTCGTGGTGAATACTTAGATTGTTTATTCCAGATGAGATCCAGTGATATTTTTCATGGATTAGCATTTAATATAGCTAGTTATGCGTTAATTACTCATATTCAAGCTAAAATGAGAGGATTAAAGGTTGGTCGATTGATTGCTCAATTAGGTGATACACATATCTACAAAACTCACTTAGATGCAATTAAAGAGCAGTTAAAGCGAGAACCTAAAGAGTTGCCACAATTAATTTTAAGTGAAAGAGTATCTACTTTTGAAAGCATTTCAGAAATTGATTTTGATGATATTGAGTTAGTTAATTATCATCCACATCCAACAATTAAAGCACCACAAGCATTTTAAGCAAAATAAAAAGAGTGAGATGCCAATAAGACACTCACTCAATACGTGACTTAGAAGTGAATCAGGAAAATTCGGTTTAGTCACATCTTGATTTTACTATCAAGTCACGTATTGAGTCAATGATAAGTAGGAGGTATTCATGGGAATCAACATTATTGCAGCAATCAATGAAACAAATTCTATAGGTAAAAATGGACATTTGCTATATCGAATTCAAAAAGATTTGAAGCGTTTTCGAAAACTTACGATTGGTAACAATGTACATCCTAATATTTGCTTGATGGGTAAACGCACATTTGAAGAGCTGCCAAGTCTACTAGATAAGCGTTTGAATGTAGTTTTAACTTCAAATAAGAGCTATATAGCTCCTAAAGGTGTAATTGTTGAATCTTCATTCGACAAAGTGTTAAATCACTATCTAGAGTCAGGTAGCCAAGATAAAGATCTATGGATTTGCGGTGGTAATTCATTATATGAACAAGCACTACCATATGTGGATAAAGTTTTTATTACATACATATATGACAATAAAAAGGGAGATATCTTCTTCCCTTATGAAAAGGTAAAACGACAATTTAAAATAATACATAAAGAAGAACATGAAGAGAATGGACTTAAATTTGAATTTATTGACTATGTAAGAAAGGTTGATGATGATGAGTAAAAAGACAATAGTTAAAATGAATCCAGAAATACTAAAACAGCTAGAAGAAGTTTTACCTCGTATAGTTAAAGAAGAGACTATATTGAGATTACATAAAGTTATTTTCAAACATTATTAATTATGAAAGGATGGTAGACTAAACTGTACCCTTTGTAAAGGACATTTATATAAAGGTTAGGCAACTTTTTGAAGCTGCTGTCTGTATTTTGCAGGTGGCAGCTTTTTCAAATGCCATTGCCCTCGATAATGGTTGTAATACATCATATAACTCTT